CGTGTGGTAGAGTTGCAAAACATTCTCACTACACCAGATGCCAACAAATTCATGGTCGTGTGCGGTGATGAACACCCTATGCCGATCAACTTCGAAGCGACCGACCCTAAATGGCCTTGGACTAATGTCGAAGGTGCTACAAAATGGAATAGTGTCCAGTTCGCAAATGCGAATGCTTCCAAAGTGGTTAACGGTAATGCACAAGTGGGCAAGGCTGTACTAGTGGCGGATCATATCGAATGGGATATCGCCAACCTCGAAAAGCTTGTAAAAGATTTGAAAGCTGAATAAATAAGTGTTGTACAGGGAGCATTCTCTAAGGTAGAATGCTCTCACACCAACCAGAAAGAGTAATCCCTATGTTCTTCGTCCTGATGATCCAAGCCGCAAGCTACCTGTTCATTGCAGCCCCATTCATTGGCGTAGCCGTAGGTGTTGCTACTCTAGTTTCTGACTACCGTTTCAACAAGTCGATAGGGCGTTAATCATGAAAAAGATTCAAACCTTCACTAACGCAAACCTTGAAGCTGTCAAGATTGCAAACATTTTCCAAACCACGCCACAGCCGGGGATGGAAGCAATACACGTGCCATCTTTCGAAGTGAGCACCACAAGTGGCGGCGTCGATGTTGGTTGGAAGTTTGAAAGCTTTGCACAGTTGGAAGATGCACAGCAGTATGCTTTGCAGTTCATCATGCCTAAAGGAATGATTTGTAAGATTGTCTCTTAGACCATCGTTTCAGCCTAAAATAAAACTTCCATTCGTTGTGTAGAGTCGATACAATGGCCCTACACACAAAGGAGCTACACAAATGACTTTCACCGACTTGATTATCAATCTTTCGATTATCAGCTTGTCTGCATTCATCCTGATTACCATGTTCAATCTCGCCAAGGGTGTGAAGTAATGAAAACTCTCAACTGCCTGACTTGGTTGAATTGCCGCAAGTGTGGTGCAATCAACTATGGTGCCAGTAAGCACAAACCCGTGTACGCAAATGGTAAAGTGTGGTGCGGGCATTGCGGCGGCAATCTCAAAAAGGATAACAAATAATGTTCGCTCTCATTCTCTCACTCTGCATTAACGCCACGTCCTGCAACGACTACATAATCGATAGTAGTCCTGTGGAGAAAGATTGCACACAGATGCTAGAGAGCTATGGTGACTCTTTTGCAGTGGCATGGGGCAGTGACTATGCTAATGATGATCTTCGCTTGTGGCTCAAGCCTTACAACATCATCGAACCTGTAGAGCGTGTGACAGACTACGACTTCACTTGCCCATTCATTCCAGAGAGCGATATCCCGTGAACGAACAAAGCTTTACCAACAAAACAGCCGCTACCCTCTTTCGGGATCAAATGCGGCTAGCTGGGTTTAATGCATATTCAATACGTATTACCCATGATTGTGTTCTAGTTCGCTTTTGGAAGGCTTAGCACGAAAGCGACAGCTTTCAGAGTGAATAATATCTGTAAGCTTCGCTTACGTCTTAGCACAGAACAAAGCGAAGCTTTAAGCACAAAACACAAGATTAAGAAAAGGGGTTTTTTCATTAATGAAAACCCCTGTAAAACCTCTCTAAAGGTACTCGAAATCATAGCTTACGCTATGGAGCTACCCTAGCTAGGGCCAAGCCCTAAAACGTCTCCTATGGCCTTACAGGCCCCTTAGAATAAGGCTTTGAGCTATATCAGCCCATAGCTGCCGCTATGCAAGAATAACCCTCAAAACATGATAAACCCCTTTCCCGCGCTGGCATGCAGTATGCAGGCTACCTGATACCCCTCTTGAGCTAAGCGAAAGCCTTTTTCTCTCTCAGTTTCTCATATGCGAAGCATTCCTAATACCCATATGTGGCATGAAGGGTGCATACATGTGTGCGTGTATCTCATATCTACTATGTACCACTAGCGTAGCGTTCGCTACAGCAGTAGAGCAAAGGCATGCTACATAGCTTCACGTGTTGCTCACACGCTTCTCTATATATCATGCGACACTATATCAGATTATGCATAACGCTCTATTCCGGGCCTCTTAGCGTAGGTAGTATGCACAATTATGCATACTCTCTGTGTGCTAGTTGTCCTGTGTGCGTGTGTTCATGCATTGTTTCACGTGGAACATTCGTGTGCGGTGGGTATGAATGAGGGTGTACGTGTGTGCTAGAGGCATTCTTTTATGCATGGTTCGTGCCAGCTTATTTCTCAAAAGATCGGCCAGCTATATGGCCCCCTTGCTTCTTGCTAAGTGCATATGAGTTCTGGTGGGTTTTCAGACAGGCATGAAAAAGCCCCCAATGAAGGAGGCTTTATTTTTGGCGGGATTTGGTTTCACGTACAGAAAGAGTAGACTTCTGAAATTTCGGCGGTTGGGTTTTTGCGTTGGTATCTCCACATTTTATTGTAGAGTCTATCGTGTGCTAGTCCAACTATCTCAGGATGTTTCGCACGTACCCAAGCTCGAAGACCTCCCTCGACAATGTTCGCAGAGTTGTTCTGGTTATTCCCTGTCTTTGTCGTCCAACGAAGATTATCCTTGTGGTTGTTCATCTTGTTCCTGTCTTCATGGTCAACAAAGTCAAGACCCTCGGGCTGTTCGTGCCAAGCCATTGCCACCAGACGGTGGACACGCATAAGCTTACTCGAACCATCTTCAAATACAATCGTAGTATACTTATACGCAGGTTTCCCAGTCAAGCATTGTGCCTTCCATATCTGGCTCTGTTCATCCCATATCCTTCCATCTTCTGTTGCCCAGTACCTCGGGGCTATTGGTATTTGCCTCACGTATCCTCCTTTGGTAGTGTTAGCACTGTACGGTTACACTTCTGGCTTCTATACTCTCGTGTGCGAATGACAAGGCCATCCTCGATGAGCTTCCGTAGAATCGGAGTGCGACTAAGGCTTGGCATATGTCGGCAGTTGACAGCCATCCCGTGAGGCTCACGCCTCGCTAGTTCAGCAAGCCACCACGCACGTTGCTCCTTTGGTGACAGCATGAGTAATCTTGTGTCCCAAGTATCTGTCTCTGCTCTCATTGTCTCCCCCTCACTCTCGATAGTGCGTAGCTTAGACAATCATGTGGGAATGAGATGTCGAACATCACTTGTGTGAATTGAAGACCAGCAATTTTGTTCTGATCTTGGTATGTCTCCATCAACACCCAAGTGATTCTACTACCGTCGTCAAACTCCATCTGCATGTGTGGCTTCATACATTTCAGTAGGACATTCACATCAGCTCTTGCAGTGAAGCGTAGGATATCATCTTCCAGTGCCAGCATGTTACCAAACATTCTTGCTTCATGTTCTCTCATCATGACCACCCTATCAGACTATCCACATCCCCATTCTCACGAATGTAGAACACAGGGTGGAACACTTCATTTGTCTCAACGACGTTAACACAGAACTCTAATCCAACGTCGAAATAGGCTTCCATTGCGTCAAACTCATCAAGGTCTTCCAGAGTCTCTACGTCGTATTCTATCATTGTGGTTTACCCAAGTTCAGTTGGATAGGTGCCATTTGGATATCCATACGATCAATCACCACTTGCAAAGCATTACGAATAGCATTCTCAACGAGAAGCTTTGTAGCTGTACGGTTGGCATCGCACATATAGATGGCGTGTTCTGCTCGATCTGCAATCTGTGCTATCTCTTGTGCTGTTGGCATTGGTAGCTTCATACTTTCACTCCTTTTATATACTGCGTCAGCAGAACTTTGTAGTCAATTATGGCTGTTGGATGTTTCGCCTTGAAGGCTTCCACATAAGCTGTCCACCCTGTAGTGCTATCGCCCTTGTGCATCAGAGTGCCTTCCATTCGAAGCATCCCGCACGTACAGCAGGGACATCTCCGCCACAGACACAGTTATCCCCCATACGGCAGTAGCCTTTAGGGCGAAGAGCGTAGGCAACACCCAACTCCACCACTTGATCAAATGTAGAGCAAGAGTCGTAAACAGCATCCATTGCTTCTTTAGCTTCCTTGAGGCCACAGCGAGCTTGTTCACGGATGTCTTTGATCATGTTTACCTTGTGCCCCATTGTACGTTGAGCTGCTTCAGTTCCTCTATAGACAGGGCGGGAGGCTTGTTGGTATTCGTAATACGAGTGACCACTATTATCCATTCCAGCAAAAGCAGGCAAAGGTTGGTTCTGACGTAGCCAGAGGATTGTGCGATAAGCCCTGAAGCCCACATCAGTACGTGTAAGCTCTTTCATGCACTGACAGCCACCATTTGTCACCATAGTGCCCGGTGCCTTGTAGGCGAAGATACAGCCACCATCAGAGCAGCCCATCATACCCGGAACATATTGTGCTTCATTCATCATAGACTCTCCATCACATTAAATTGATGTACAGCCGAGTGGTATTCAGCAACAGATAGTCCATTGTCTACCCACCCGTCTTGGTAGAGTGAAACATCCGTGATATTTTCACGCACTTGAATGAAAAGCTCATCGTGAACACGTCTCACCCAGAACAACCCATCCGGGTATTGCTCAAGGGTAAAGCCGTCTCGCAATAGTTGTTCTTTAGTAAGCATTGTGTTCCTCCGTTCCATCGATAGTAGAAATTGCAGGTAGCAACGATCATGATAGTTTCGCACGTGCGTCAGGGCGAACTCAAGGGCTTCAATCTTAGTCATGATCATCTCCTATAAAGCGTTTCATTGAGAGGCATTCTAGCATAGGTTGGAACCATGTGCAACACTTCCCGCAGACATATGGATCGCCAACGCTAGGGCGGTTTCCGTTAGGATAGACCCATTGTTCAGCCGCTAGGGCGTCCCCGTACTTTGGTTCGGGTAGTGGGCAGCTATGTGCAAATGGTTCCTCACAGTGGCTACAATGCAGAGTCCATTCTGCGATGATAGTCATAGCTCGTTGTACGCGGCAACTAGGGTTACACCGCCAATAATCATCCCGCCGATGATAGGAGCGCCCCACATCTTAAGGTCGAGGGTAAAGCCGTAAAGGCCAAACCCAATCATCGTCATAGCTGTAACGCATGCCATCAAAGTAATCACTACTTTCATTGTACACCTCCATATTGACATTGTAGTCGAGCTAGTTCAGCAAGATCGTGTTGACGCTTACGTTCCGCAGCTCGTTGACTTTCCAGAAGATCAGACTCTGCCTTGCGAAGAGCCTTCGTATTCTTGTACTCCTTGGCGATAGCCTTAGCTCCGTCTGTGATGGATTCTAATAGAGTCCCATCTTCGAAGTAAAGGTCTTTCCCGTCTACGAGGACAGTTAGTTCCCAGAGCTGTACAGCATAGTCACCTTCAGCGTCAACATCCATCTTCAGGTACTCCGCATACATGTTTTGTAGGTGCGTAAGGTCTTCGGTAAACTTCATCCCAAAGTCACTTGAAGAGCTTCCCATATGGCAGCCTCGGCAGTAATCAGCACCATCTTCTCGGTATGCAACCAGTGTATAAGTGGTCATCTCATTCTCCCCAATAACTTAGTTCTTCTTGGACAGCTTCCTGCGGTGTTGCATCCGTAGAGCTGCCATCATTGTTAGCACCTTCCCACAGGCTCTCTGCAAGCATATAAGCGGCTGTGTGTTCCAGTGTGCTATAGACGCCCAGCTCTACCAGATACTGTGTAGCCTGTGCAACCCATGCGTCCTTTTGTAGTGCGAGTAAATCGTCTCGTGTGAGGAACATTATGCACTCACATCAGCGTATGTCACGCTGTCATAAGAGAATTCGGAGAAGCCTGTAACAACAGGAACACGATTACCTTCAGAGTCAAGTGTGAAATAGTTTACGACATATTCCTCTGTGTACTCTGGCTGGTTCGCACCGAACATTGCCTCACGGGTGATGATGTGGATCACGCTCCATTGTGGCTGTGCTTCGTGTAGCTGTTTGAACATCGCCACTTCATCCTCCACTACCTCTTCATCAGAGTTGAAGCTTGGGATTACGAAGTAGAAGTGTTTCAGTCGTGGAACGAAGGCGTCTCGCCCGTCCATGTTGTACGGTGCGTCGAATAGAATATCAGTCATTTGAAACCTCCTTATGCAATGGTACAGCCGTTAGTTAGGAGACATTGTACCACGCCTACGATCATCGCAACAAGCGAAATAGTAAGACCTAGCATCCCAAGCCCCATGCCCCAATGAATCAGCACTTCACCGGGGTTATTCCAGAGGCGACCATCGAACACAGTCCAACCCAGTCCAACTAAAGCCACCACACACCCAATAAGCACAATCAAAAACGAAATACCCATTGCCATATCCATCAGAAGTTCCTCCATTTAGCGTTACGCTCTTCGCGTTCTTTAGCCTCTAGCCATTTACGTTGCTCATACTCTACATCGATACTACCGAACAGAAGACACACGCCACCCCCCAAGAAGATGGCGCCAAATAGTACACCATTGAACATCAAAAGTCTGATCCACAGCGGAGTCTCTACACCTTTGTCATTCCTGTTCAGTGTGATGTAGGCAGCCATCGGCTGACGACCCTTGTCAACGAAGCTGTGATAGAAGAAACCGTCAATCTCCCGGTTGTACATCTTACCATCTTCTTCCAGCTTGAATCGACCCATGAACTCTTCACAGCTCTTGTGCTTCCCGCACCCTTGCATGGTGCTGTAGGCTTGCTCAAGCGTTGCATTGTGCGAAGTGTCCTCAGTGTATGGGGCATCCAACTTAAAGCCTAGAGCACAGCCACCGAACGTTACAATGCTGAACAACAGCCAAATCTTTACCAGATTGGCGAACTGCTCGGCTGGACTCTTACCCTCAAATTTAAACATACTGCCTCCTATTGCTACTCACTGCGTTAGCTCACCACTGGTGAGAAATTTTATGCGACGGCCTTCGGCTACTACTAAAAAGCCCCTCCGAAGAGGGGCGATTCATTACACGAAAGCTTTCATTACATCGTTTGGACCGGCAGTAGCTGCCTCGCCCATTGGTTGGAAACCCCAACCACCAGCAGCTTGACGCTTCAGAGTACCGACGTGGAGAGCAGTACCATTCACGAACTGTTGCAGCTTGTAGTCCTGAATCATCTTGCCGTCTTGGTCGTACAGAGTAAACGCACCGTTTGCGATCATGCTGAAGTCTTGTTTACGGACGTCTGCTTGGTGCAAGAAGACGAAGTGCTCGATGCTGTGGATGTGATCAGGAATCTTGCTGATTGTGGTCAGGATTTCTTCATCATCATCACCTTCGCCAGTACGGTTATCACGAGGGTAAACTACAGCACCGTTGTAAGCCGACATATTGTTGAAGAACACTACATCGTTTGTGCTACCGAGTTTACCATTTACGTCGAGGCAGAACACGAAGACGTCAAGGTCAAAGCCGAACTCTTGCGAAGCTCCGTGAACTGGATGGCAGTCCCAATTCAGCAGACCTTTCAGGATGGTCAGTTGTGGGGCAGCTTTGGTCAGGTCCAACATCATAGTATTTTTGCTCAAGTTAAGCTCCATTTTCAAGTCCTCTTTAGTTTGTTTGTGTGGGGCCACAATGGCCCCTTTTCAAATGAGTGTCAAGCAGTCTTTTTGAATACTTTGTTAGCGTAAGCAGCAGCTACAACCATGCCACCACCAATCACTTTCGCCAGAATGTGGTTAACTTCACCAACATGTTGTACGAAGAATGGATCGCTTACCAGCATTTCAGCACCAACGACACCCAACATTGCAGCACCAATCCAGATAATGATCTTGTACTTATCCATCAGACCAGACAGGTATTTCGCACCATATACGATAACTGGGATGCTCAGAGCGATACCAGCGATTGCGTAGAGAGTCGAATGCTCAGTACCAGAAGCAGCACCAGCAACAGCCATTACGTTGTCCAGCGAGAGCATGAAGTCAGCTACGATGATGGTCCATACAGCGCCCCAGATAGTGTCTTTCTGTGCTACTTCGTGTGGTTCATCGTGCCCAGTCAGGAGTGAGTAACCAATCCAGACAAGATACAGGCCAGCCACCAGCTTCAGGAACGGAACGCCCAAGAGGAACGTTGCGAAGACTAGCAGAACAGCTCGAAGAGCGATGGCACCAGCAGTACCCAGTAGGATTGCCTTACCACGTACACTTACAGCCAGAGTCGCACATGCCAGAGCAATTACGATGGCGTTATCAAGGCCGAGAAGCAGATCGATCATCACGATCTTGAAGATTGCAGCCCAGTCCAACATTGCGAAAAATTCCAATTGTGTTCTCCTTTGTTTGTTTGATGTGGCCATCTTACCGACTGGCCCTCTTCGTGTCAACGTTTATTTTACTGCGAAAGCTTTGAATTCTTCGTTCAACAGCATTTCGTAGAACTTGTCCTGAGTCACTGCTTTCGGGTTCGAGATGTACAGCACTTCAACAGTGTCGTATTTGGCAGCGATCGTATCCAAGTAGCGAGTGTCACAGCCGTTGCCGATAGCTACGATCTGCACGAAGGTGTTCTCCAGAGAATCGAGCTGAGCTTCAAACTCTCGCTTATCGTTGTTGGCGCCATCAGTGATCAGGGCCAGATAAGTTGGAGTAGATGGTTTGGCAGCACCAAAACCAAAGAAACCTTTCTTGGTTGCAGACCCTTTCAAGCCCTTGATAGCATCAGCGAAACAAGTACCGCCACCCGCAGTGATGCGGTGCTTACGAACATAGATGCCGTGGTCGTCTACGGTTGCATCTGGTGTACGGTCGAAGCTGGTGTTGAAGAAGCCAACTTCCATCTTACCATCGTCATCGAATTTCATGGCAGCAGCCAAGAACAAGTCGATTGTGTCTTGTACCCAACCACAACGGAACTCATCATCCATCGAGCCAGATTTATCAACCGCCAGCTTTACAGCCATGGTGATTGGGGTGAAGATGTTCGCTTTCACGAGATTCAGTTCCAGCGATTTAGTCAGGTCCAACATTGCCATACCCATATATCCTCCTTTGGATTAAGTTTTAGATTTTACCCTGTTGTGTCAGTGCTGTCAACAGCGATTTCTGACCTTGTACTAGTTCAACAGCATCGTTTGCTCGTTGGTCACGACCAGCCAGCTCTACGCGGTTTACTTCGGTTACAGTTTCCAGCATCTTGGCACGCAGAGTCTGAAGAGTCTGTGTGGTGATCACTGGAGTGTTCATTGCTTGAGCTGATGCAATGGCAGCCATCTTAGCCCCCTCAGCACCTTGTGTCAAGGTCTTTGTTGCCAGATTTCGCACTTCGGAAGTCAGCGACACACTCTTCTGCACGTCCAGCGTTTGCAGGAACATTGCGAATTCCATTTTGATAATAGGAATCGTTTGAGTGATTACGTCCTTGAGAGTCGAGATAGTAGCACGACTTGCATCTTGTTGCGAGCGAATCTTTGGACTGTTGATTTCAGTCATTGCTTTCAAGCGACGAAGGTTATCAGCCTTCATGTCCAGACGATTCACCTTGGTCTGTGCGTCACGCAGCAGTTGAGCCTGCATCGCAGCTTCAGGGTGATTCAGGTCAATCTCAGGCCACGAAGCGATCTGCTGTTCAGCATAAGCCTTCAGCTTCTCCACTTCAGCAATCTCAGCGACGATCTTCTGGTAGTGATGGAAGTTTTCGAGGTATAGGGAGTCCAAGTCAACAACCCAAGCACTTTGCACTGTGATATGACCGCTGATCTTCTCTTCCAGCCCTTCGAAGACTTGTTGAGCAGAGCTTAGGCGAAGCATGAGCTTCCCTTTCACATCTGTGAACTTGTTTTGGAACCAACCTACGAGGCCATCCTTCTGGATCGAAGATGGATCAAGCTTATTGGCTTCGTTGCTAATCTGAGTCAGAATTGCTCCCAGCTCATCGAACTTACCAACAGCCATCTTGTTGATGATCTTCTGTGTGGTTGCACCGATGTCACGGGAAACAGACTCACCGATCTTATCGATATCTGCATCAGTGATGATAGTCAGTTGACGCATCTGTGGAGCTACTTGGGCTGTAACGGGGAAACGGGAGCGGCCTACGGCTGTCTCTGCTACGAGCACGTCAATAGTGCCCTTAGCTACGCCACCAGTTTTCTCAGTAACTCCAGCTTTAGCGAATACGCTCATTTTGTCCTCCGGTAATAGATGAATGTTTCTGGGTATGTCAACGATTGTACAGTGAAATCGCAGTAACCGTCAATCAATTTCTGGTGAGCTAACTCACACGCTTTATAGTAACGCATCGACTGTCTACGTCCCATTTGAAGCAATTCGCTGATATACGATGGACTGATGATATCAAGAGAGCAAAAGACTTTCAACATCTTTCCCATACTCAAGGGCACTTGATCTTCATCCTGTGCATACCAGTCTAAACGGCTGATTCCCGACAAGACATCATCAATCCAGAGCGGCCAGTCTTCTCCGCTCATTCGTACATCCATCATTTCAGGTAACACGCAATTACCGAAGGAGGCTGGGGGTCGCCCCAGCTTTCCAGTGCTTGCAGTGTACACAGTCCGCTGAGCTTTGGCAATCAGACGATCCGCATTTCTTCCAATACGGAAGTCTAACGCTTTCAACTCAGACGGACTCAGCATTACGCCTCCGGTGTTGGAACCAAAGGTACTGGGGCTAGCTCGGGATGAACAGCACCCAAGCTCATTTCCAGAGCTTTGAACTCACGTGTATTGTGTTTACTGTGACCGCCATCCTGATACCACACGTGCCATTGTGAGACGGCATAGTGGTTAGGAGAGGCAGCGTCCAACGCTGCAACGTCTGCCAAGATGCCAGCAGAACCTGCTGTAGTTGCATCGACCCAGTAACTCTCCACGATTGCAGAGTAAGAAGGGTTGTGTGCCAGAATCCATGCTGTTACTTTTACCATTACTCGTAGTGCCATTTTATTTCTCCTGTGTTGTTTTAGGCGCCATCGCCCATTCCTTTTGCATACCAGTGAGCATCACTGTACCCACCATCATAACCACTTTCCAATGCATCGTCAATCAAATACATGATTGCCGAGATAAGTCCGGGGTCAATATCTTCAGCGATGAGCTGTTTGCACAGTTCAAGCTGTTCATCTTTCACTTCTTGCAAGGTCAGACGCTTCCGTGTCGTCTCTGCGGCGAGGTTTGCGAAGTCGATAAACATTACGGTCGTCCCTCCAGTTTACGCCAAGCCCGGTCTGTCTCTGCGAGCAAAGCTAATAGTTTGTTGTGTGGAGTCAAAGGGCCACTCTTCAGTTGTTTCTGATGTGGATTCTTCTTCCACTCCTTGTAAAGCTCGAAAGCCTCAGAGCCGGGAGCTAGGAAGTGGTTTGGTGCCCATTCGATTGCGTCTCTGTACATTCTGCATCCTCCACTGAAGCTGAGATAAGTTTCACGCAAGGGGCACAAACGTAAATGCTTTGCCCTCTGTTGCGTCGAGAATACCAGTATACAGCAGAGTCTACACCACGTACAAGCCTTTTATCGCAGACTCGGCAGTACCCAGTCCCTTCCATCAAACGGTAAATTGGATTAGTCATTTCTTCCTCCTACAAGAAAGCCCGCCGAAGCGGGCACAATAGTTAACGACGCCAGTTGATAACAATCAAACCAGCAAGACCTACCACACCGATCACGATGCCTGTAATGGCACCAAGAACAAACCAGATCATACGTGACGCATCAGAAGTAGAACGATGATTACAGTTAGGAATACAGTGAGCATCAGATTACCTTCCGAAACAGGCCGTAAGCATTGGTGCCGACATTGCCACGTTCGTGGTAGTCATTGTTCTCGGACTCTTCAGGGCTTTCGCAATAGACCCAGTGACCATCTAAACTGTTGCCAGTGATCGAGAACGGCAACTCACCGTCATATTCTTCTGGATCTTCAACGTCGTCAATAATATAGATGCCCGGTTCCGCATACCCAACACCATGCAGTTTGAAACGAGTTTGAACACGGATCATATCACCAATATTCAGGTCACGCCAATCCACAGGCGCACCTACAACTGGCGCTGGTGTGGAGTTGCCAACAGGTAGTTGACGGAATACACCACCTTCTAGAATGAAGGTCATGTCTTTGTGAAGGGTCAGCAGCTCAGCCGACAGCTCACCAATACGTGCAGTAATTTGATTCAAATTCATTTCAGTCTCCTTGAGAGTGTAAGATTGCGAATGGATTGTCGTCCACCCAGATAGACACCTTAATGTCTTGTTGTTCCATGTACTGCTTCTTAGCTTGGCGAGAAGTGTAGTAGATTTTGAAACCCTTGTCAACCAGAAAGTCCAGATCAGTCGGCCACTCTGTAGGCTTACGCCAAGTGACGATCACGACGTGGTAGCCGATACGCTCCATCAGAAGCAGGATTTGAAGCCAGCCTTCTGGATTGTCGCTGATCGTCTCATCGAAGTCAACACCAATCACCTTTGGTTCGTAAGCCATGAACGCGTTACGACTCCAAGGATCAACCATTTTATGATGGCTCATTGTACCACCTGAGTGAAGTAGACAGTCGAACTGCATAGTTCACATTTGGCTTCATACCAAGAATCGTGGTAGTCACTCTCGTACTTCAGGTCGCCTTGTAGGGCGATATACTCAGACTTGCAGGTTGAGCAAGTCCCTTTGTATGGCTTCTCAGCAGGCAGCTCACCACGTTTGGTCATTCTGATCATGCGTCCTCCTATTTGACGTAAATGGTTACATCGATCCCACCGAAGTGCTTCACGATTAGTGCTTCAACATCAGCCCATTTCGCTCCACCTAAGCCAGCACCCAGTTTTGGAAAGCCTACACTCTTGTGTTCACCAGCATCTACGAATAGTCGCATGATTCGTAGTGCTTCGTCAAGTGCTTCCAATCTCGTATAAGTCACACCCTTCTCACGCCCGTAGTCGTATTGGCCGTATAGGTTGAAGATTGGTCCGTGTTCGCAGATGGTCATACTGAGTGTTCCCAGCTTGTTCATGTCACCTTTGATGGTTTGGCAGTCAGCTTCATATACTTGAGGCCATTCAGCCCGTAGAGCCTTGGCTACACCAGAGCCCATTGTATTCATGCAGTTGGCTTGGTGAGCAATCGCTTCCACTTCACCAGCTTTGAAGCCTTCGATCAGACAGCCTTTCTTAGTCGTTACAGCCATAAAACCTCCTTTGAAAAGAAAGCCCCACCGCATATAGTCAGTGGGGCTAGATTTTAGATGTTGACCAGACGGCCTTTGATGGTGTTCAGGTCATCTAACCAGAAGCGACCATTCTCGAACAGTAGCTTCAATGCACCGCCACGTTCTTCTTCGAATGTGCATTCGTCTTTCAACACATACTCACCATCAATCAAGTCAACACGCAGCAGACCTTTGGCAGACTTCTTCAGCTTGTCGCCAGTCGTAGGGTCCTTGTAAATCTCTACAAATTCGCCGTTGACGGTGCAAGCAGTGGCCTTAACAGCAAAGCCGAAGGTGTCTCGTGTGTTCATTTGGTAGGTGTAAGAACCGATACCGAACACAACACAGCCGGAGCAGAAGCCCAGTTCATCCATGCGTTTCAGAATCGCTTCGAAACGTTGCAGGGTGATGCTGTCACCATAGATCAGACCAATGTGCGAATCCAGCAAACGATAACCAGCGTCGGTAGTAGTGCCACCGAAGATTTCCCACAGGATTTCCAAGGAGCCTTTCTCTTCAGCGGTACGCTCGTGCTTGAACCAGCAGGCAATCTCAAAAGCCTTAGTACCGTCATACTCTCCTAAAGCAGTAATCTGAGCAATCTGGAACACACCATCCGAATCACGGACCATCAGTTCAAAGCCAGCACCTTCATCTAGATCGAATTCGTACTTGTCTTTGTTCTGGTAGAAGTATTTGATCACTTCCGATTCCATGTCACCTTGGTCATTCGACTTCAGGTCAATGTAGAAACGACCACAAATCACTTCCAGTGGATCACCAGAATCAGGACGGATAACCAACTTGCCGTCACGAGCCATGATTGTCTCTTTGAGACGTGGCAGCACAGTGGTCAACACACCCCAGTAATCGTAGGTGTCAGCTACATACGATGCAATGCCGGTTGGGACAATGCGAGTAATATAGTCTTGCATGAACTCGACTTCGGCTTCCAGTCGAGTGTCCAACTCATCTGGATTAATACCTTGCAAAGCGATTGCTTGTAGGATACGAGCCTGACGGAACAGGATGTTGCTAGAGCTTACAGCGTGTTCGGTTGCAGCTACAGAGCAAGCGATCAGTTGTTCGTCGCTGTTAACACCGTAGTAGTCTTCCAGATAGTCGATCACTGCGAAAGTGTCAGTACCCGAGAAGAACAGGCTGTGACCAGAAGCAGAGCGAATCGCATCTTCCAGACCAGACATACCCCGCATTTCGAAGCCGTGACATTGGAACTGAACGAGGTTCAGGTCGAAGCCAGTTTTCAGTGCATAGTGGATAGCCAGTCGGCTGTATTCACCAGCGATTGTAGCGTTAGTTGCTGTCTTCCAAGTCATGTTGGACATGATGGTTTCAAGGTAGTTCGTTACCCAGAAAAACTCAGGGAAGGTAGACATCACAGTGAACATTGGAACTTTCATCGCAATGCGAGTGCCTTCTGGCATGGTCTTCACACGGATAGGCAAGAAGCCCAGATCATGGAGTGCAGCCATACGTTCTACGTTTACAACACCCTCACCGAGGTAAGCATTCACTCGACGTGCAAAGCGAGCAATCACTTTGTCTTTTGGCTGAGAGAAGAACGATTCGTTCCAGTATTCAACGATTTCTTGAAAACCACCTTGTGGACCGAAGACAACCAGTTTACCGTCGTAGAGCGAAGAGCCCTTGAACAGACGATTGGATCGTGGAGTGTTGTTCGAGTAGACCATTTCAGTACCTTGTGGGTACATTTCAGCGTGGCCCAATTTATACCCATCAGTACCGTGCGGCGCAAATACTTTCATGTTTCTCTCCTTTGTTCGTTTTGATGTGCCCATTTTAGATAAATGGGCATTCCATGTCAAGCGTTTTCTTTGAACTTTTTCAGTTCTTCGATCAGAGCGTCCACTTGGTCAGGATGTACAATCACAAGATCAAGGTCTTGCCATAGTGAGATGTATCCCAAGTCCGACGCGTGGCCTACTTTCAGTGTCGAAGTGGATTGTGTTGTTGGAATAATCATTGTTCTGGCAACAAATTAGGGTTGACTTTGAAGAACGCATCAGAAGGCTCTGCCAACTCTTTACGTACTTCTTTTAGGTCTTCGGCAACCTGATCTTGCTTATCGTCACGTTCCTGTTGAGCTTTAGCTTCTTCGATACGGATTTGCTCTTGTTGTAGCTTCAGAGCTTTCTCGCCTTCGTCTTCAGTCAGTGCATCCATCAAGAGCATGCCACCAGCAGCACCTACCGCACCCCCAACGATGGAAGTACCCAGCCCAGAACCACCGCCCATGCCACCAGAAGAATAACCACCGTTGTAGCCGCCACTCCGATTATATCCATTACCACCTCCGTAGTAGTTCTTCTGAATCACTGTAGTGTTCCGTGGAGCCGAACGGTAAACAGGAGTCTGTTTGGTCACTGTGCGTGTTACAGTGGGACGACTGGACACACTTGGACGTGGAGCAGAATACGATGATTTCGACACGCTGCGAGAGAAGCTAGGCTTCGAACTTACTCGGCTCTTTGCTTCAGCCGTAGCCACACCAACAGCCAATACCACACCCGCCAATACCGCAACTACCAATTTCTTGAAACTCATTTGAATCCTCCTTTGGATTTAAGTTAGTCGCAACCGCCACCAGAACTACCGCTATCGCTGCTTGAAGAGCTGCTATCACTCGAACTACTAGAGCAAGAAGAGTGACTGGAGCTACTGTGAGAAGGAGTGTACGCCGAACCCCAACCGCTGTCAATATCATTATCAAAAGAATTATCACGACGTTTCACCTCGGAAGCAACACGCGTAGTCACGCGTGCAGTTGCAGGCTTTCCCGTGGTCACTGGAGCGGATCGTGGTGCATATTGCCGCTCGTATGCCGCAGATGCTGCACGTGCACGCTCAACTTGAATCTCACGTACACGTTCCGCACTCTTACGCTTGAAGACGCGTTGTGATTCAGTCTCTCCGAATACGAAGTACAGGGCCAGAGCTACAAAGCCGATACCAAATACACCCATTACAATTTCCATTGATCCTCCTTAAATTTCGATTACAGTGAGGGTTGGGCCGCTCAGGATTGGGCCAAACGAATCAGTCGTATATACGTGGTCGTATTTCTCACCAACAACCTCAAAGCCCTTTGAGAAGATGCCGTGGGTTACTGCGAGTTCCAGCTTACCCATACCACCATCGTTGAACTTGTCAGCCAATTCAATGAATGTGCGACCGCCATCACAGATATCATCCAGCACCAGATAATTCTGGTTAGGGTAGATTGGATCAAGACATTTCATACCAGTGATCTTACCAGTAGACAGTTCACGAGTCTTGCTGAACGTAATCACGCCAGCAGCACCTACTTTCTTCGCAAACTCTTCACACTTTTTTGTTGCGCCTTGGTCTGGTGCTACGATTGTCCACTCACGAAACGAAGACTTGATGTCTTTGAAGATATCGAACTGATCACGAACAGACACGTTATTAAGGCAGGCCAGAGACACAGCACTGTGTGGATCAACGACTTGCACGAGGTCGTACTTCAGGCTATTGATTAGACGACCAAACACCTTGATGCTCAGAGCCTCACCAGCATTACACACACGGTCTTGACGTGCGTATGGGATGTAAGGCAGGTCAAGCATAAACTTTGCAAGCGGATACTCCATACGCAGAGCGTCAGTTACCATCAGCAGGGCCATCACATCATCACTGTTCTGGATTCGTGCGTCAACGCAGACACGTTGTACCTTCATGCCATCCACTTGCGAAAGGTTGTTGATGTCAACACCAACCTCACCGCCGGGAAACTTCCACTGACGGATTTGAATGCTCACGCCTTTGCCCAGAGTATCGGTAGTATAAGTGATCATTGCGCTTCCTCCACTTCTTCAATTCGAACTTCACAAGAGAATATACCATCGTCGAAGAACAAGTCAAGTAGAAGTTCTCCGAGTTCTTCACGACCAGACGCAGCACCCAGTGGCTCCCCAGTCTCTTTATGGAAAAGATTAAAGCTTACGTTCATCCTGATTTCTCCTTACTGTTAAAGTAGCGACGGATTGCATAACCTCGTGCGAGGCTCCAAACCGTACAGCCTAATGTTGTACTGGTCGCAATAGCCATTGCTGACGTGAATACACTGAGACAACCCATTGTAATCAACCAACTCCCAGCCATCCCGAGAAAGGTGCCCGAAAGCACCTCTTTAATCGTCTGACGCTTAGACTGAGCCATTAGAGCTTCACCGAGAATCGATTACGCATCTTGGTCATCGTCTCTTCAGGGACGTCGTGAATGCTTGGATTACCGTGGCGCCCCTCGACGATCAGTGTGGTGACATCATAACCGTGTTCGGCTGCCAACGCAAGATATGGTTTCAATTCTTTTTCAGTCGTGAAGGTGTTGGATACTACGATGTTACACCCGTCACACATACAGTCAGTAGTCCAGTCTTGACAAGCTTTATGAGCCTTGTGCAGCTTATCCTTGTCAAACAGGTACTCTTCTGTCCAGACTGTTGTACCAGATGGCCCTTCCTTGAAGTGGAAGAAATGGTCTGCTTCGTGGTGGCACGCATCCAATGCTGTTGCCAATCGCTCTGCAAATGTAGATTTACCAGAACCCGGCAAACCCCTAACGAGATATAACATACGCATCGCGATACTCCCAAAATAGTTCGATTTGAGCCTTACGTTCTTGGTCGGTCATCGCCAAGAAGTCATCCTTGCGGATGTTATCCTTGATGTAGTCAACAAGATCGTAGTATTCCTCATCGATAGTTGTTTTGAATTGTGGATCGTTGTATAGCAACTCCACTTTCTTAGCTCCCATGCGCATGAGGAATTTCTTCGTCAGGTAGTGTGGAGTCTTGATCTTCATCACTGTGGTGCCATCCAGCAACCGTACCATAAAACCTTCGTGCTCCACTTCTCGGGATAGCTTCACAAGATCGCCAAACTTCATCCGCATCCAGTCAGGACGCAGCATGTCAGTGCCCTTAGCGATAGCGTCAAGGTGCTGCTCAGTGAACATCAGACCAGTTTCGTGGTTACGGCCTCCGATAAGCCAAGCTCCAGCCATTTCATCTACGATATGTGGGTCCGTTGGGTGGCAGATTTCAAACAACAGAGTGTTTACGTCGGTTGTTAGGTTCTGAACGATAGACCGGATGGACGGCACGTCTAAATATTCCTTAGCCAGTGCAACGTACTCACTATCCAGTGTTCCTGTTGTAGCAATGATCATCTCCCCTTTGTGGGACGAAACAGAAGCCATGAAGCCGTTCACTTTACGTGGAGCGATCACCATTTCATCTGGATTACACTTCGTGCCGTTCTCGTGATGGTTGAACACCTTGGTGAAGGGCCAGATGACCACCTCACCAGTAATGGTGTCGAACACAATGCCACGAGCTTCATTCAGCAACTTATCTTGGCTCCAAAGGTTATCGTAGAACACTTTCCCTTGGTATTTGATTACACAGAGATTTTGCTCTGGGTAATCTTTCACACGAACCAGCTTCTGCTCGATCAACGAATCGAAGTCACTCAGTTTGATTGCTGCTTTGTATGGTGCTGGTGAGCAGGACATTGTGTTCTCCTATTAGTCAACGATACGAACGATGGTGCAGATGCCGTCTTTCTTATCTTGCATTGCCTGAATCATCAGCGAGTGACGACGATCAGACCACTCAGAACCGTGCTTGACCAACAGGTTGAGCAGGCAGATAGTTAGGCAGATAGTAACAGCGATCCATCCAAGTGTTGCGAATCCCAAGAAAGGTTCAGCAATGTGTACGAGTGGCGCGAAGAAGATCAAAAGTGGAACTGTGATCATGCTACCCAGAATCAGGGCAGCCAAGATGCCCATACAGCCAAAGAATGCTGTGCATGTGACAGCAGCTACTACAGCATAGATGAAGGCACGGATGTACGAGCAAGTGGTGTGTTGACCACGCTTACATTTACCAGCGAAAGAGCTGATGAAGGTGTCAGTGAAACGGTAGTGCCACGAGGAAGTAGAAATTTGCATTTGGTTCTCCTTAGTTTGTGAGTGAGATAGAGCCAGTTGCCAGATCGAAGCAGTCTACAACATAGTTGCCGTAATCTCCAGTTCTCAGATCAACACCAATAAAGGTGTTACCTGCTCGTGGCCCACAGGCCATCACCATACGACCCAGATGGACTTTGCCGTCCGCTCTACTATCCTTCAGCCGATAAACTTGGCCCTTTACGATTTCCGGTTCTACGATTGATACCGGGTTATGTTGTAGCTTAGCCATTGTAGCCTCCTTATTGTGTCAAAGTAATCGAGCCTTCAAACAGCGTAAACTCGCTGCCGATGAAGGAGTTCAAGTGTACACCAGTATCGAGAACAGCGCCAGTAAAATCTCCAGCTTGTTCGCCTTCCAGTGCAGTCACCAGAACAACCATCGCTGGTGGCTCGTTGTGAACCATAAGACTACCGATTTCCATTTCCTTTGTCAAGTTCTTTTGTTGATCAATGCTGATAAATGGCTTTGTCATTGTACCTCCTTCACATGGATATGGTGCATTTCATAGATACCAGTACGCTCATTGATACGGTTTGTATACCATTCATCATCCCACTCATCACCTTCAGGTTGACATGCAGCACGTGCTTTATCCATCGAGTCGAAAACACCGACTACATTATCCCAACCAATGTCGAGATTTACAGCTACATAAACTCTCATGCTCGTTCTCCTGTGTGGTGATCCATCACAGCGACTTGTTGCTTCGCCATATGTTCGCAGATTTCCTGCCATGTCCAAACCTGATGATCTGGATGGTTATCGATGCCTACGTCCAGACGCTTCCCACGTGGGGCCAACGATCCATGGCAGTGACCATGCAGCATCCACGAGCCATGATGCGATCCGTTCCACACTTCCATTGGATAGTGGCACAGGATTACAGGCTGTCCTTGTACTTTCAGCTCGTGATAGTCCTTGATCCATTCCATCTGAATAACGCCCGAGTCTTCCAGCAGTTGCCAAGTACGCTTGTCACAGTGGTTGCCACGGATGAAATGGATGTTACCATTCAGCTCTTTCAGAATCTCAATTAGACGATCCAGTTGCTTTGGATAGATGAACGCGAAATCACCCAGATGATAAACATCATCAACCAGACCAACACGATCATTCCAACGCTCGATCAACTTCTCAGTGTTTTGTTCCTGAGTCCACGGACGCTCCGTGTATTTCACAATGTTCTTGTGTTCGAAGTGGAAATCCGAACAGAACAGCGGGGTTTCACTCTTGATCATTTTGCCTCCTTGTAGTAAACCAACTCCCCAGCCCACACACCTGCGACCAGAATTGCCAATTGGGTTGGGTATTTATACATACCTTTCTTGCTGAGACTACTGAAGCTCTCATTCAAGTTGAACAAAGTATCGCAGATTTTGACGACGTGTGCAAGAGCGTTTTCACAGCAATTGATCATATATGCTTCGTAACTCAGATCATCATTCTTGGTGATTGCTTGAACAGCCGTTGCGATAGCCAAACCAAACTCGTCAACCAATTCCTTGAATGTGGTGTCAGTGTCCTCTAGCACATCGTGGAGCCACGCTACAGCTACATAGGTAGAGAGCATAGGGTCATCCTTCATGCGTGCCTCTACGAGCTTCACAACGCCTTCCAGATGGTATCCGTAGGGCTTGTCACCATACTTTTGCTCAGCATGTCGTTCCAGAGCAAAACGCTTGGCTTTCGAGGTCAGGATACGTGCGGGAGTAAGTTCGATCATATGATTCTCCTTTTCTGTAGGGGTGAAAAAGCCCGCCTTGTGGGCGGGCTGATATTAAGCTGGCTCTACGAGTTGCAGAATAGCTTTGTTCAGAGGCTTCACCATAACATCTTGTGTCACCAATTGTCCATGCCGATTTACGACAAGTTTCACTTCTTCTACCAGCTTGCTTGCTTCAGCAAGCCGGACACCGATTGGTGTGAATCCGCTTTGCAGGGTAATTCCTTCTGGGAAGGTCTGACCATAGCTATCAATAGTCCACTGGGAGATTGGCATGTTGTGCAGTCGAACAGCAGTGGCAAAGCTCAGGTAGCGGTTGCCTTGAGCACCACTTGCCTTTGTAATGAACCGACCGGACTTACTCTCTTCATCGAGCGTGTAGCCCAAGGTGTACATGTAATTCAGTACAGAACGAACTTGAACTACAGTAGTGTCCAGCATTTGGAAATCTTCTTTACTCATTTCTTTCTCCTTATTCATTTGGGACGAATTCGCCATTGACAATTTTACCTTCACGGATGTACTCTCCAGTCGGAAACTGCGGGAGTAGTGTCCCTTTGTACCGGCTTTGAAACTTCACGTTCAGATACTTGCCAATACGCAGATGTTTTTCTTCAAGAGCCTTAGCTCGTTCTGGCATGTCGCCCATTGTACATGTGAAGGTTAGGTCGTTCAAGTTGTTTTTCAACAAATACACCGATCCGTCATCTTTCGCAGGCAGGACATCTAGAATCTCGAACTCAGCATCGACAAACTCCTTGTACTTCTGGAGGTCGGCAGAGCGTTTACCGCTCTCATACATACCCATCTTGCTGCGGAGCATTACACCCTCGTAGCCACGTCGTACAGCATCTTTGTGCAAAACCTTCATTTCTTCTTCTGAGAATGCAATTGGATTCTCCGTCAGGACGATAAAATCACCGAAGAAACGATCACGAGCGTAGATGTTCAAGTCTGCAAGACGTTGATACCAAGGCTTATCAGATGGCATGTCAAACACGTGCAGTTGAAGCTTTGGACGAATCTCGTGGATCAGTTGAGCTTCCATTAGTTCAATGTAAGCCTCTTGAATAGCTTCATCACCTACTGCTTTCTCGTACTTACGTTGAGCTTGGTCAATTTTCTTCTGAGTGTCAGTCCGCTTTACAGCAGACGTAATGTCCTGCAAGACGTAGCCATGCAAGTACAGCTCAGCATCCAGAACATCTCCCGGCTGCATGAACCCCATCAACTCTTCTTTGATGTGTGGAACATCATAGAGTTGACCAGTGCGAGACTCAATCGTGACATCCTTAATACCAAGAGCTGGCGTCAAGAAGCACTTAACCAGAGCCCGCACACCGTCGAATTTATCAGGGACGTGTACCCCTTGTTCGAAATCCATGCGATGACCGATCTTATTGAAATCCCCAGAGAGCATGGCGAGCAATGGAAGTTCTTCCAAGTCAGCCTTGTCCTCACGGTAGTTCTTGTCCACTTGCTTCTTGATTCGGCCTTCAGCTTCGCTGACAGCTTGTTCGAATGCATTACGACCTTGCTTACCTTCTGTAAAGATTTCAGTCTTTACAGTCATCTTGCCGCCTTCTTGACCGTGCGAGATAATCATATAGGAACAAGCCTGTAGGTCAAGGGCCGAAACTGAATCATCAACCACTTCAATTTGCCAAACCTTGTACTTGCCACCTTTGTCTTTACCGTAAAATGTCTTGTTCATGCCACTTCCTCCTTTGTCATATGTTCACCACTACGTTCGATCAATTCACGAACAGTATCGTTATAAACCATGTGCTTACGAGCACGAGTCACAGCAACATACAGCAGATTGCGTTCTTCGTCACGTAGGCCAACCCACTCACCTTTGTTGTTCCAGTTCGATGGGAAGTCGCTGGCAAGCCAAACGATGTCCCACTCACGACCCTTACTCTTGTGAGCAGTGGTCAGAATCATTTCTGGCTTGTCTGTGTTGTGCTGCATACGCAACATACCTAACACTTTGTACACGTCTCCAGCATCAATGATCTGGAAAACACGCCCCAGCTCACCGCCTGTACCTTGAACCTCTTTGGAAAAGTCGGACCAACTCTCGTATGGCAGCAGTTCTTCATGCTTAACACCTTTCATGTTACCTGTGCGAAGCTCTACACCCGATTCCAGAAGCTTTACGAAGTCACTGACGTCAATCTCAAGGTTGATCTTGCGACCCTCCTTGATGAACTCTACAGCGTCCAGTACGAGCATCATATTTGTGCGATACAGCAAAGTGTAGCAGGTTTCGATGTCAGCTTGTTCGTGGTAATACTGAACAGTGGATTCGCATTGTTCCCAGCCACGAATGTTCGTCTTGACTTCACCTTGAGACAGAACAACGTTTGCAAGGTCTGCGATGGCTTGACCAAAGCGGAAACTCTGGCTCAGCTTGCTTTCCACGAATGGAAGCTTGCCCATCGCATTGACGCTACCACGCCATTGGTAAATCTGTTGGAACTCATCACCCACAACAACGATCTTCGGCTTGGTCTGACGCATAACAATGTCCAGAACACACTCGTTGGTGTCTTGGCCTTCATCGAGATACAGCACGTCGTACCCGGACAGGTCAGGCTCAGACAGTTGGTACTGCTTGAGGTAAGTGTCGTGAGTAGCCAGAATGTTGCTGTTCAGGTTGGTGCGAAGAGCCCACAGTTGCTCAGCGTGCTTCTTCACCAGATCAATGTAAACCATCTGCTCAACAACGTCAAGCTTGCACTTAAGCTTTTTGATAGCGATCCCAGATACATGTTTTGCAGTGATCTTTTTGTCAGCAGAGTATTCGAAAGAATTTACAGTCTCCTTGACAGCAAGACCGATACCATTTGCTGTAATTGCATCTCCACCAGTCAAGTAGATACCCTTGATCTGGAAGTAGCGAGCAATCTCACCACCAGTGCCACACACGTTCTGGTACGAACCTTGAGGACGCTTCAGTTTGGTTGCAAGCTGACGACCATAGACAGCGTAGGCTAAGGCGTGTGTAGTGCTAACCCTTACCCACTCCGGGAACTTCTCACGAGCCTCTACAGCCATACTCTTGTTGTACGCAAGGTACAGAGAAGGCAAGCACAGGTCTTGAGCAACCATCGACAGAGTTGTGGTTTTGGAGCAACCAGCATAAGCATTGAGCTTTACACGTTGGTTGTTTTTAACCACTTCAATTGCTGTGGTCTGTTCCTGAGTTGGTACAAGTTTCATTCGGTGTCTCCGTTGTGCGTTTCGATGAGATGAATTCTACAGAGCTTCGAATGCGTCGTCAATAGCCTCATAGATTTTATTTTTCAGTGCTTCGGCAGAGGCACACTCAGACACTTGCAACGGTTCGACGCTCACTTGTCCCAGATATGCGAAGTCCTCCAGCGTTGACATGGTTTCGATAATCTCTTCAGCAGTGCCAGTCTCACACCACAGGTAGTGATCACCCGATTCAGATATAGCTGAGATTGCAACGATCAAAATGGAGTCTCCTTTGTGTGATGTGGGCAGTTGTCCATTGTGATCCGATATGGAGCACCCATCAGATCGTGGTTGTCCATCTTAGGGCAGGTGCAGCCAGCACGACGTAGCCAGTGGACGTGGAAGTCACGATCACGCGTGAAGCCCCACAGACCTTGCATAGTGTGTTCAATGTCTTCGATGAACTGGTTTGCCTCATATTTATCGAGACGTGGGTTGTCCACAATCTCATCCATCAGGCGATGGAGGGCTGTCAGAGCAGCGTGTTCCACTTCAGTCATCAAGCCGATACGATCTTGTAGGGTCATTTGTACTACACGAGTGGTGTTACTCATACCTTTGGTTCCTCCATTTCAATTTTATAGCGAATTTCGCCACAAGAAGCCCAGCGGCTGGAGTATAGCTGATAACCTTGAGACTTTGCAATCTCTTTGATTAACTCGCGCTGTTTGTAACGCTCCATGAAACTAGAGCATACGCCGCAGCTCTCACGCATTGTACACAGACAACCCCCAGTACAAGTGGACTCGTAAATCTTTTGCATTGGATTATCCGGTTCGTACTCATTCTGGAACATACTTTGTTACCTCCACGTTGTATTTCGTTAAGTAATCCAGACCATCTGTGATGCGATAGGTGTCTCTGTACACAACACGCTTCACTCCGGCACGAACCAATAGCTTTGCACATTCCAAGCAGGGCGAAAGGGTGACGTATAGATGAGCGCCTTTTGTGGATAATCCTTGCTCAAGGCACTTACCCAATGAATTGAGTTCGGCATGTACAACCTCGGGATTCCCGTTAGGTGAGAATTCCCATTGATTTGGGCCACCACTCGCCATCCCGTTGAATCCACCCGACACGATTCCCGACGCCAGTACGAGAGCACAGCCCACATGCGTGCGGGGACATTGAGACTCAGCAGCGTAGGCTTCTGCTGTCGCCATGTGCATTTTGTCATACTTCACGGATAAACCACGATCACAGGTTGAAACTCTTCGCTGTATTCTTCAGCCTCTTCTAGAGAGTCAACAGCGGATTGGAGGTCTTCGCTCACGTATGTGAAGTCTGCACCACGAATCATGTCGTAAGAGTTTCCCTCCTGATCGGCTTGACCAATGATGGTAAGGTCGCCGTGCTCCGCGATCAGTGTAGATAGTTGTGCAATCAGTTGGCTTGCTTTCATCGTTTTTGCCCCTCTTCTGTGAAATAGGATTTCCATTCGTCTCCGAACAGTTCTTTGCCCTTCTTGTCATAAGCTAAGGCAGCTTGCAGTGCAGTCAGGAAGCACCCAACATAGAGCTTTACACTCTTATGTCGAATGCGAGCTGTGTATCGATCATTCCCAAACGTGACGCCCGGATAACCAGTGGCGTTCTTCTGGGATACACGCTTGTTCTGTTGTTGCGTCGAAGCATCCGCCCAACGGCAGTTGTCTTTGTTGTATCCAAGTTTGCCATCTTTTCGGTCAAGCGTCATGCCTTCTGGCCGCTCCCCCATATCTTCCAAGAAAGCTTCAAAGCTGTCAAGCCATTTCGGGTCAATCGCAACATCTTTGTAATATTCATAACTCTTGTGGTAGGGCTTACAGCGGTCTTGCATGGTACGCCAAGTGTTATGAGTTGGAGTCCCGTACATTCCATGGGTTCCGCTTGTCTCTGCCTTGCTCTTACATCCACAGGATTTCTTATCCCCTGCTTTGAGCATAGACGCGATAACCCCAAGTTCTACTCCACACTCACATCTACACAGCCATACGACGTTCCTACGAAGCCTTTCCTCGGTCTTGAGTATTACTGTGAGGAATCCAAACTGTTGACCCATCATCTTTTAGTCTGCCTCGTGGCAGTGCCAGTACAGGACAGGCCACCAGATTCTAGTTTGGATTTAGTTGCTTGCAGCTTCGAAGCCTTTACAGTGTAACGACCTTTGCCATATTCCTCATCAACCCAGTCCTGTGCCACTTGTCGCTTAGCGGTATGAATAAAAATGTAATCACCCATTGCATTTTGAATAAAAAATGTGGCTGGTGGGACGAATGCGAGAGAAGAAAACTCTGTGAAATCGACTACAGTAATCTTCTGCTTGCTCATACATTGAACTCCATGTCTGGGATTGTCTGGTTTGTAGCACCAACAACGTACTCAATCAACTTGATCTTCCCTTCAAGAGTCGGGACGTTCCCGCTTTTCAAGATTCGCTCGATGGTCAGCATTGCAATCTGGTTCATCTGATTCTGAATCACTTCTTTGTATTCTGCGTTGGTCATGCTATTCCTCCTAATACTGGACGTTCATCTTACGGGAAAGCTGTGGGGCGGTCAAGCCCCTTATCACTTGTGAGTCTTGTAGACGTAAGCTGGTAGGTTCTCACGCAGGTAGGTCATACCTTTATTGGTGATACGCATCTGAGTGTACACACCTTCAGTCCCTTGCTTAAGGCCGGTGGTCAGCTTCAGCAACCCACGATTCTCAGAGGTTGCGTATGGAACCAAGCTACGTGCGATATTACGGTATGCCAGCTTCTGATCGACCAGCCAGTGACCCAGCTCACGCTCGTTGCACTGGAGCACTTTGGATGCAGCACGGATACCAAGGGAGCCAGCGTCTTCAATGTACTTCTCGACGTACTCAACCTTTGGAGCTTGTTCGATCAGCAGTGCTTCCTTCTGCTCTACAACCAGAGCAAGCTGTTCGCTACGCTCGTACTCAAGAGCCCATGCACGTGCAGCTTCTGCTGGGTTGCTGAAGTTTGGCAGGGCTTGAACAGCTTGCGAAGCAACAACCTCTTCCAATGCAGTCATCCGGTCATACACAGCAGCAGAGATTGCTGGGCTGTAGGACATCGCCATCAATGTGGCTTCACGTTTCGGGAAGGCGTACATAGGCGCTTCACGTTTTGCGTTGTTTACCTCGTAAAAAGCGGTGGCTGAAAATTTAGCCGCCGCTTCTTCACCCAATGTTGCCACTACTTTAGCCAAGAAATTCTTATGGCTTAGCACCTTTTGAGTTTTACCTGTCAGAGCCTCGATAGCCTCACGTTCCTTGTTGATCATGTCAACGATTTCCAACGAGGTCATGGTGTTCTGCGAAACCTGAGTGTTCTGAGTAACTGCGTTCATCTATCTCTCCTTTATATAGTCGTAAAAATAGGCGGTTAACCGCCTGATGGGATGAAGCTTAGTCGTCCTGTGGTTCACTGTCAAGCTCATTCTGCTTCTGCATTTCGACATAAGCTGCTTCTTCCAGAGCGTAACGGTAGTCAGCGAAGGCTCCCAGACGTTGAGCAAGCTCTTCGCCTTCGAAGTAGACATCACGTCCACCCTTCACAATCTCAAGCTCTTCGGTGGTCAGGAAGCCGCTGTAGGTGTTCTCTACGAAACGGTTAACCATCTTGTCCATGTGTTGCACTTGAGCTGCCACGTTAGGAGCAACGTTGAAGCCAGTACCATATGACCCAGTGTGGACCATGAAGCTGCTGTATTCGTCAATCTCCCATTCGTCACAGGCCAATGCAATCGCAGTCCCAGCCGATGCACAGGTAAATCCGATGAACGCCTTGGTGCGAGCCTCACAGCTTCTCAGAGCTTTGCACAGGATGAGGGCAGTATTGACGCTCCCGCCGTTTGTGTCAAGGATCAATGTCACTGTATCATTTGGACCAGCGCCAGCCAGCACCTGAATTTCATCGTCGAAGTCATCAACCTCGGTGATGTCACGGCAGATTCGGATAACGTAGTCACGCGACACGTTCTCACGCATCATGATACGGTTTGGTTCTTCGTGCTTCATGCGTTGTCCTCCTTATGCATAGCAATAATCCACTGTTTGCAGCTCTCGCCACGTTCAATGTCGTTTACGTGGTTGAAGTCGATAGCACCAACCTGAAGCTGGCTGTGTCGTTCAACCATACCCATGATCCACTTCAGACCAGAACGCTCCTTCAGCTCGCTCTGAGACACGTCACCGCTGATAACCATCTTGCAGCCGTGACCTTGGCGGGTAACGATCTTACGAGCTTCATCAATTGTAATGTCTTCGCCTTCGTCAACGATGAAGAAGCACTTCTCAGCACTGTACCCTTTAACAACTTCGAGAGGCATAAAGATGATGTTGCCATTTTCAATCGCTGTTTCAAGTCCACCAGTGGTCAGACGATCACGGAGAATGTTGATAACGGGCATCAGCCACATTTCCATCTTCTCGATTGCAGAGCCCTTGAACATCCCGAGAGATTTACTGTTAGAAATGTTTGGGCGAGTAAAGACAATCTTATCAATCTCACCTTTCAGGTAAGCGTCACAGGCCATTACTGTAGGGATGTACGTTTTAGCTGTCCCTGCGAAGCCTGTAGCGACTGTCAGAGGGTTTTCCATGATAGAGCGGATGTAGGCCACTTGTTTCTCGTTGCGGGGCTTTAGCGGCGTTGTGTTGTGTTTCTGTGTACCCTCAGCACGAGCCTCTACAAACTTAGGTTGCACAACACGGCCACGAGCTTCCTTCTGATCTTGACGGGCTGCTTTTACTTGTTGTTGATTGCGCTTTGCCATTTGCACCTCCATAAAATAGGGGAGCAAATACTCCCCGAGTATTACAACAGAATGTTTACTCCGCTTCGCCAGATGGGATCAGAGTGGAAACGATTTCAATCAATTTCTCGTTGATGCTATTGGACACTTCAGTGGAAGCAACAACAACACTTACAGCGTCTTCCGACTTCAAAAACTTATCCACTTTCTTCAGAGTTGAGAAGTCAACACGGGACAAGAAGTCAGCACCGATCAACTTAGTCAGCTCACTCAAATCTGTATCCTGAACCTTACCAACAAGGTCTTCAGTCTTGGCATCGCTGTTGTTCATCTCATGCACGGCAACCAGCAGACCTGTTACAGCGTTGAATGCGAATGCACCGAAGAATTCACGTTGAGCCTTCGTTAGTTTAATTTGATCAGTCATAATTATTCTCCTTTCTTCGTTGGTTGTTTACGAACTGGTTTGGCAGCAGGCTTAGGAGCCTCTGTAAGCTCTTCTGAGGTGTCTTTACCCAAATCCAATACCACGGTAGCCTTTTGCACAGAACGTCGCATGGATGCAGTCTTAAGGCCCACAGGATCGATGTTCGTTCCCTTATCTTGCACACTGAATCCTTGAAGCACAGCAGACTGGAAATTCAGGATGAATGTGAGCGGATCGTATTCAGCAATGTTCGCTTCAACGACGTCAGCACCAAGATCGAAGCGAAGCTCGGGCTTATCACCTTTGAACAAACGAGTCTGGTACGGGTACGTGGTTAGCATAGGGTATGATGCAATGGATGTGTCAGCGTAGAATCCGTCAAGGACTCCTTCTTCGATTGCTTGTAGGAAGTGCAGAGCATTCCCTTCTGTGATCTGGATAGACATAAAATCTCCTTTGATTATTTGTTTGTAAAAGCATCTTAACATGTAAATTCTTTTTGTCAACCCCTTGACATCAAGAGAATCTATGGTTATACTGCACTTATCAACAAGAACACTTCTTTTGATTTATATACTTATTAGTTATTACTAGTATTAATAATTATATAATAACTACTTAACTAGTAATAACTATTAAAGGATTATATCTATGAGATGTAAGTGCTGTGACAATATCATGACTTATAGAAATATGCAACTAAAATCTACAGGATTCGAAGATGACATCTGCGGGCATTGCAGATACCTCGCATTCTGGGCTATCACTGAACGTGAATACGTGTGTGGAGCATTTCCACAGGAAGGTGTTACACAGCCTAAACAATCTTCTGATTGACGTGCTAAAACGCTTGACAGAATGGGAATCGTCAGTTAGAATGAGCATATACACAAAGAATTTTCTATTTGAAGACGGAGCTGTTTTGTTTCCCTCCTCCTTTCAAGACGTAAGTCTACCGTCTTCACCCTATTCCAGAGGTACGTATGACAGCTCCAGTGCAAAAGAACAAAGGTGGGCGTCCTTCCAATGCTGAGCTTGCTGCTCGTGGAATGACAAAGACCGATCTAGAAATTGGCTTGAAGACGCTGAAGAGATACTTCGGTAAGTCGGTAGAGAAGATTGTTGAGCTAGCCTCCAATCCTCAGTTGCCTGTTGACAAGCAGTTCAAAATGAATCAAGATGTGATCAACATGTTCATGGCAATGCTGAAAGCAGATGCAATGCTCAAGCAGGCCATGGCAAGAGATGGCGATAACAGTGATATGGATACAGACACAGAAGATAAGCCAAAAGGCGTTGTGTTCGATTTCTGAAAATAGCTGTTGACAAGCTTCCGAAAACATGTAGAATGACCAACATGAATCGCTAGCTCAATTGGTTAGTAGCATCGGACTTTTAATCCGGCGGTTCCGAGTTCGAGTCTCGGGCGGTTCACCAAATTATAGCGGATTGAGAGAGTGACTTAATCTAACGCTTTGCTAAAGCGTCGGGTCAGAAATGGCCCCGTAGGTTTGAATCCTACATCCGCTGCCAGATTATCGGGTCGCTCCCGAGAAGAAAACTACACGAGGAATTGAGCCAGCGCGCCTCGATGCATTGTAGGGGTACAAGTCCCAAGTACGCTGGTCAAGAATTTTAGATTTATGGAGAGTAGCACCGATGGCGGTACACAGTCTTGAAAACTGCGCCACTGGTTAGTAGCCGGTGAGGGTTCGATTCCTTTACTCTCCGCCAAACAAAGCTTCATTGACGCAACGGTAGACGTGTCTGTTTCAAACGCAGAATGTTCGGGGTTCGAATCCCTGATGAAGCACCAAACAAACAACGCCCTCGTAGCCCAACTGGGAGAGGCAGCGCGCTTAGAACGCGTACAGTGAGAGTTCGAATCTCTCTGAGGGCACCAAACAATGGACGATTGGCGAATCGGGAACGCGACGGTCTTTGACACCGTTATGAGCTGGCTCGACACCAGCATCGTCTTCCAAATTTGAATGACTGGCCTTGCCTTATAGCCGAAGTGTCTGTTATTGTTGTGGAGATAAAATAGCAGAACGACTACAGGAGGGGCAGTGTCCACTACTCGTAACCTTGAGTCATTCAAACCAAACAACCTGAAGCTTCAAGCGCCTTGGGATGTAGCATAAGAAACCAACTCTTATGTGTTGACGCACAGACGACTGCGTGTTATAAATGTCGTCCTCGAATAAAGGGTCGGTAATGTTTAATTGGCAAACGGCGGGATTCCAAATCCTTGCATTCTCTGTTCGAATCGGAGTCGGCTCGCCAAGCAAGTTGGATTGGTATATGGGATTGTGCCTCGGCCTTCTAAGCCGATTAGACTGGTTCGAATCCAGTATCCAACACCAAATGAAATAGTTTTCAAAATATGCTTGACAAAGTTCATTTGTCGTATACAATGGGGACATAAGCAAGACAATAGTGAGTTGGCCGATTGGATTAGGCTCGGGCCTACGAAGCCCGCTAGGTAGGTTCGATCCCTACACCCACTACCAGATTATGTTGATTGTCGTCTAGAGGATAGGACACCGGCACTGACGCTGGAGAGATGGGTTCGAGTCCCGTTGATCAACACTTGATTTAAATGCTCTGCTCGTCTACGAGGTTTAGGATATGAGGTTTTCACCCTCATGAACGGGGTTCGAGTCCCCGGCAGAGTACCAAACAAATGACTTATGGTACTGCATGGTGTGGTTGCTCCCCTGTCACGGGAGATGTTCAGATGGGATCGTTACCCATATAGGTCGCCAAACAATCTCTGGTTAGGGATATAAAACTTTAACCACATGCCGCTATAGCTCAGATGGTAGAGCGCTTGCCTTGTAAGCAAGATGTCCCGAGTTCGATTCTTGGTGGCGGCACCAAATTAAATGCCGGATAGTTCAAAAGTAGAACGCAGAGCTGATAACTCTAAAACGAAGGAGCGTTACCTTCTCTGGCGACCAATTAGAAACACCAAATAGATGCGAGAGCGCTAAGACGCAAGGCAAGTGTCAACCGGCTCATAACCGGACGCAAGAGGTTCGATTCCTCCTTTCGCAACCAAACATGTGCTCCCCACGTGTACAGCCAGATAGAGTGTGCTGTATAAATATAGTCTCTATCAGAATTATAGGAAATGATCTCACCGGGCGTGGGTCGCGGACTGTTAATCCGCAGATGGGAGGTTCGAGTCCTCTATTTCCTGCCAATTTTGGAAACTCGCGACGTGATGCTACGCGGGTATAAAGGAAGTGCAGTACGGGTTCATAGCGAACTTCCTCCAAAGCAACACATGGTTCATTGCGTCGAGCGGCGAAGACGACCGGCTGTAACCCGGCACAACGATACATCCTAGGTTCGAGTCCTAGATGAACCACCAAACAGTAGTGAACATGTGATGCTAGTTCGTAATGTCAAAAGTCTGCTTGCAGAGCAAAGGCAACTAATGTAAAGGGAAAAGGCGATCCCTGACTCAAAAGAGTTGAAACCTCCAATTTATTCTCGGGGTATCTCAGAGGCAGAGAGCTGGGTTTGGAACCTAGAGGTCGAGATTTCGAAATTCTCCCCCGTGACCAATTTTACTGAAAAGGGTACATTAAGTCTTTAGGACTGAAGTGTTCGTCCCAGCCACGAATGAGGTATTGAGCCTCGCTAGTGGGAGAATGGCAAGTCCTTAACTGGCAGTAGACGCGATACAATGGGCTGTAAGAATTTCGATAGTTCGCTACGCTTGCACCGTAGAAGGCGGGGTTTGACTCCCCGACGGTCCACCAAATATAGGAGTGTATAATGAGAATCAAAAGTGGCCTACGCCAGAACAAGATTGAATATACTCGCAAAAGAAACAAATGTCCTTGCTGCACAAGATTGAACTGTCGAGAAGAACTTCTCCGGCGATTGGAGTGCAAAGAGGCTGAGCAAGAGTTACAAAGCAATACGCTTGACTGTGAGGCTGTGTAGTCTGGGACTACCTTCCGGCTGTGACCCGGTTGATGCAGATCGAAACTGCACCTCACCCCAATTTATGTCCTTCTTGCCTGAGCGGCTAGGGTGCTGATTGCAAACCAGTAATAGATCGGTTCAACTCCGATAGAAGGCTCCAAATTTGCAGGTACGCACAAGGTGTGTCGCCGGCCTTCCAAGCCGTGTAGCAAGGGTTCGATTCCCTTTATCTGCTCCAATTATGCTTCGTTCGTCTAATGGTAGGGCCGCTGCTTTACACGCAGTAGACGGAAGTTCGATTCTTTCACGAAGCACCAAATTGCATTCTAAGCTAACTTGGTAGAAGCGCTGGCTTGAAACCCCAGATGACTTGGTTCGATTCCAAGAGATTGCACCAATTATAGCCCGATAGCTCAACAGGTAGAGTACCGTGGATATGCTGCGGAGGATGTGGTTCGATTCCACAGAGGCGACCAAACAATGAGCTGTTCGTCTAACTAAGACACCCACACCACTCACGGTGTCAATGGGAAATCGGGTGAAAGTCCTGAATGCTCACCAAATGACTCAGACGACTTATCCACTCGGACATTGCTTCGTGCAATCAATCTAAGTCTGTCTGTCATACATAAGCTCGAATAGAGCTGAAAGCAAGCCCCGGCTCTAACGAGTTGGGGCTTTTCTCGTTCTCATCATTTAATAAGGAAAATAACAATGGCTACTACTGCACAAAAAGTAACACTGGTATCTCAATTGGGATTGCTGGAAGGTATCAAGGCTGGCTTGCTAGATGGAACAGCTTCTGCTGCTTCTGTAGCGGCTATCGCTGCTCTGACAACTGTTACAACTCCAGATGGCAGTGATCCTGCAACGACTCAGACTCTGGCTAACGCCTTGAAAGTTAAAGTCAATGCCATCATTGCTGCACTGAAAGCTTAAAACTTGTTGACTCAACCCTTTAAATATGAAATACTTTATGGTTTTTCTATCTAAGGGGTTGACAACTACTAATTCCAATGTAGAATGATCATATAGAGCAAGGCATAATCCTTGCATTCATTCTTCAGGCTGCAATAGCCTACAACTTCAGGAGGCACGATGGTAATCAAACCAAAAGAATATCCAGTATTCGATTTGAATCCAAACATCATCGGACCTAAATCCCCAAAGCAATATGAGTTCATGCACACTGATGCAAACATCACCGTCTTTGGTGGTGCTGCTGGTGCTGGTAAATCTTATCTTGGTGTAATGGACTTCCTGAAGCACGTAAAACTTCCAAACTTCCGTGGTGTAATGGTTCGCCGTTCTACTCCACAGTTGAAAGGTCCGGGTGGCCTTCTTGAGAAAGCTCAAGCCTTGTTTGAACTTGTTGACCCTAAAGTACGTTGGCGTGACAAGCAGGACCACTTCCTGTTTAGTTCTGGTGCCAAAGTATTCTTGCGTCACTTCCAAGACCTCAAAGCAAAGGACGACTTCCAAGGTTGGGAAGTAAACAAATTCCTTATCGACGAAGGACAACAGTTCGAAGAAGCGATGGTCATTTACTTGATGTCGCGTATGCGTAACCCTAGTTGCCCTGAAGTTGCACCTCACATGAAGATCACATGTAACCCTGACTATGATAGCTTCTTGCGTCATTGGTTGGATTGGTGGCTTGATCCTGACACTGGAATCCCTATTCCAGAGCGTGATGGTGTCACTCGTTGGTTTGTTCGTCTTGATGATAAGATGTGTTGGGCAAGTAGTTGGCGTGAAGCTATCGACTTGTACGGTAATCCAAATCTATCAGACGACCACAAGAAACAAGTTAAGCCACTGAGCTTCAAGTTCATTTCGGCAAACGTATATGATAACCCAATCCTTTGTGAAATCGATCCGAACTATGTAGCTATGCTAGAAGGTTTGGGACGTGTTGAAAAGGCTCGACTGCTTCACGGTAGTTGGCTGGCCCGAGCTGAAGGCTCTGGTTACTTCAAAGAAGAATGGGTAAACATGGTTCCACATCCTGCACTGAAAGCTGTTAAGCGTGTTCGTGCATGGGATATCTCAGGAACTATGCCTTCCGATACAAATCCTAATCCTGACTGGACTGCTGGAGTTCTCATGAGTAAGACTCGTGAAGGACGTTATACAGTAGAAGACGTAGTTAGGGATAGACGCCGCCACGGTGGTGTTCTTGATATGATTCTAGAAACTGCAAGACAAGATGGAGATGATGTAACAATCATTATCCCTTGTGACCCAGGTGCTGCTGGTAAAGCTTATGCTGCTAGTCTGATCCGTGACATTGCAGATGCTGGATATTATGCCAAGATGAAAGCAACTAACAAATCCAAAGTTACACGATTCGCACCGTTTGCTGCTGTTGCAGAAGCTGGTGGTATTGATGTTGTAACTGCTGAATGGAACGCAGACTACTTTATGGAGCTTACAAGGTTTGATGGTAGTCGGAATATTAAAGACGACATGGTTGACGGAACGTCTGACTCATTCCACGCACTCTCCACAGATATTCATATCCCTGACTTCATCGTTCCAGAAATGGTTCAAGTGAATCCTTTCAGGGTCTACAATACATAAGGCGAGGTTATGACTGAACTAATTGAAAAAGCAGAAACTCCTTTGCCTCGTTTGCGTCTTGGTGAAATGGGTACAACTGGCCTTAAGATGGCTGGTGGTCGCATTAACGAAGAAGCTCGCAGAGAACTACGGTTCCCTGAAGCTTGCAAGACTTTCCGAACGATGGCTTCGGATGTAACAATCGCTGCTGCTCTCTCTCTGTTCAAGATGATGATCAGCCGCGTTGAATGGGATGTTGACTTGGGTGCTGAACCAGATGCTGCCATGAAAGCTCGTGGACAGTTTCTGACAGAATGTCTTGATGACATGGAGCACACATGGCGATCCTTCATTCAAGAATCTACATCTGCACTGACATACGGCTTCTCTGTTCATGAGAAAGTCTACCGCCGTCGTGATCCATCGACAGGCTCTAAATACAGTGATGGTAAGATTGGCATCAAGAAGCTCCCTATTCGCTCACAGGACACGATCTACAAGTGGCTGTACAGTGAGGACGGTCGTAACCTTCTAGGCGTCCAGCAAAGCCTCACGATGATTCAAGGGGCAGAACGCTACCTGAATCTGAATGCACTAACAAGCACAGGCATGATTGACATTCCTCGTAAGAAGTTCCTGCTGGTCCGTGTGGACGCTGAACGTGACAACCCGGAAGGCAACTCACCACTTCGTGCTGCATATTACGCTTGGAAGTATCGCTGCCTGATTGAAGAGCAAGAATCGATTGGTGTTAGCCGAGACATGGTTGGTATGCCAACTTTGTACTTGCCTCCACGTTATATGTCTGCGGATGCAAGTCCAGCAGAAGCCAAGATTTATCAATACTACCAGAACGTCATCCGAAACATTCAGATGAACGAACAAGCTGGTTTAATCCTGCCACAACAATTTGACCCTGAAAGCCGACAGCCATTGTTCAAGTTTGAACTGACTTCGACACAGGGTGCCAAGATGTACGATACAGACGCAATCATCAAACGTTGGGATAACAAAATCCTAACTGCATTGTTTGCTGACGTACTGAAACTTGGACAAGATAGTGTTGGTAGTTTCTCCCTTGCTGGTGCAAAAACAAACATTATGGCAATGGCGATTGAAGCACGTCTTCAAGAAATCGCTGATGTTGTTAACAAAGACCTTATCCCGCAACTGTTCGCATTGAATGGTGAAGCCGCTGATGCCAAGCTACCTAAGCTTTGCTATGGTGATCTGGATGAAGTTGACCTTGATGAATTCTCCAAAGCAATCCAACGTATGGGTTCTGTTGGTGCTCTTGAACTTGACCGTCCTATGGCGAACAAGATTCGTAAAGCTCTTAAAGTTCCTGTCAAACCTGATGATGCTCCGATTGATAAAGAAGAGATTATGGGTGGTGAGTCTCAAGCTGGTCTAGCCGGTGTTGGGAATGGTGCTTCGAAGAAAGTCTCAGGTAAAGACAACGCTGCTGCCAACAACGCATAAGGAACTAACATGGCTACATTAATCGAAGACATTCAAAATGTTATCATGAAACACTTCGGAGGAACTAATGTTCCGGCTGTTGTGAATCTTGAAGTTACTAAAGCTCTGGATGAAGAAGACCGCAAGGCTCTATTCGTCGTTCTCGCTCCTGACGTTGTTGACCTTCACGGTGATACATATACAGCAGTTGAAGTTGAGAAAGCTTGTGACAACTACAACGCACATTGTAACGTGGCTTACCTCTTCCACCAAGTAGAGACTGAAGAAGCAACAGCCATTCAGTCCTTTATTTCCCCGGCTGATTTCACACTGGACAACGGTGTACAGATCACTAAAGGGACATGGCTACAGTGGTGGCACTTCCCTGAAACGGAAGTTGGTGAAGCCCTCTGGCAAGGTGTTAAATCTGGCGACATTAACGGTGTCTCTATTGGTGCTATGGCGAATGTCGAGGAACTAGAATGACTATTGCAAAACGTCGCTTGACTGATATCAAGTTTGAACACGATGGGGCACACGTTGCCCTTGTCGGTAAACATCAAGGTGGTCCCGCTAACGGAATCACCACACTGATTACCAAAGCAACAAATAACATTACACAAGAACAAATCGAGAAAGCCTCGACTGTTAATGTGACAATGCAATTCCCTGAGTTCCTTCGTAAGTTCTTCGGAATGTACTGGGACGATGCAGAAGTCCTTTCTGCTGTTATGGGTTATGGCCGTACAGAGTATCCTGATTCTACGGAGAAGGATTACATTGATTCTCGTGTTGAGTCCATCAACATTATGAAGTCTGTGTACCGTGCCCAAGACGTGGAGAAGGCTCTCGCAGCTCTAACTCCAGAACAACATCTGGCCCTTATGGCTGACCAAGAAATGCTGGAGAAAGCATTTGCTGATCTTCCAGAACAACCAATCAAACAAGAGGAAACTCAAATGGAAACAATTTTGAAGGCTGCTCACGAAGAAGCCGTTATCGCTGCTGTAGCAATTGAAAAAGCTGCAAGTGCTGCTGCTGTTGCTGAAATCCAAAAAGCTCTAGTTGCTCAAGAAGAAGTTCTGAAAGCCGCTCAAGCTGAAGTAGTCGCATTCAAAGCTGCTGAAGTAGCTCGCGTGCAAGAAGTTCGTAAATCTGCATTGGCTGCTGTTCTGCCAAGCGAACAAGTTGAAAGTGTCCTGAAGGCTCTTGAAGCTGTTGCAGACGAAGCATTCCAAGCCGTAGTTGCTGGCTACGCTGTACAGAAGGCTGCTGTTGATAACTCTGACCTGATGGTTGAGACTGGTATCAATGGAGCTGGTGAAGCCGATCCTGTGGAACGTGACTTGACCGCTGAAATCCTGAAAGCTAAGTACGCCCCTAAAGCTGCTAAGTAATCTAACCCCAATTCTTATTAGGAGAAACACAAATGGCAACTTACGCCTCTGATGTACAACGTCTAAGCAACTGGCTGAAATATGAAGAAGAAGCTGGTTCGGGCACAACTCGCGAAGTTCTCGCTAAGTCTGCAACTAACGCCACATTGACTGGTTCTGTCCTCGACAGCACAGGCCAATTGGTTGTTGCTGCTACCCTAGCTGACGCAACTTACATTCTGATTGACGACTTGACTCGCCCTGCTGCTGCTGAATACACGAAAGTGTTGGTTCTGGCTCGTGGTAAAGCCAAGGTTGGTAAACGTGCTCTGATCTTCGGTAGCGACGTTACAACAGATTTGCAGAAGGCTACAGCTTTCACCAAGCTGGCTACTCTACAAATCTTCGCTGTCGATCAAATCGACGTTTCCATCTAATCCCACTTAGGAGAACACTAATGTCTCAAGTACAAATCGCCAAGGCTGCTGTTCGTAGCTTTGCTGGCAACAACTACGAGTACACCGATCTTACTCAAAACCTGTTGATCATCCCTAACGTATGGTCGCTGGCTGAACAAATCGGTCTGTTCGGGAAAGAAACCACTAACCAAGAAACAATCACTCTAGAAGAAATCACAACTGGTTTCGGAGTTGTTGCTGACCAACACCGTGGCGCTCGACACACTGTAAGCATGGACCACACACGCCGCATGCACGCATTTGCGTTGCCTCACTTCACCCTTGACGACGCTATCACCCCGCGTGATATCCAAGGTAAGCGTGCATTCGGTGTTGACGCACTGGAAACTGTAGCTGCTGTACGTGCTCGCAAATTGGAAACAATTCGTCAGAGCTGGGCTGCTACAATGGAAAAAGCTCACTGGCACACTATCGTAACTGGTACTGCCTACGCTCCAAACGCAACTGTTGCATACGACTGGTACACTCAGTTCGGTGCAGTACGTAAAGTGGTTGACTTCCAACTGAACACAAGCACTACTGACCTGATCCAAAAGACAGAAGAAGTATTTGCTCACATCCAAGACAACGCTCTGGATGGTTCTGTTCGTGGTGAAATCTTCGCTGTTGCTTCTCCTGAGTTCTTCAACAAACTCATCGGGCACCCAACAATGAAGGCTCTGTGGCTGGCTTACCAACAGTCTCCACAAATCCTGCGTGATCGCCTGTCCGCTCGCGGATACGACGCTCGCTACCGCGAATTCACAATCGGTAACATCACCTACGTGGAATACCGTGGTGTTGGTCCAGATGGTGTTCGTTACATCCCAGCAGGTGACGCTTACTTCATGCCTTCGGACATGGGTGATAACTTCACTACCTACTTCGGTCCAGCGGATCACTTCGACTTTGTTAACACTCAAGGTCAAGAAATGTACGCGTTTGAATACGGCGACAACCGTGGTCAGATGATCGAAATCCAAACCGAATCCAACTTCATCGACGTTCTGCGTCGTCCACAGTTGATCGTTCGCGGTACTGTAGGTGCCTAATTGACTGGGGGCCACGAAAGTGGCTCCCTTTCTTTGTTTTATCTGGAGGTAATTATGCCATACACAGGAAGTCCATCTACTAACGCAATCGATAGAATCCGCCTAGCAGTTGGTGACATCTGGGATGACATTGAAATGCTTACAGATGCTGACTATCAATACTTCATTGATCGTAATGATGGTAATGAGAACAGAGCTACAATGGATGCCATCAAGGCTATCCTTTTCAAACTAGCACGTATGACTCGTGAACGCACAGGCGACATTGAAGTTTACGGTAGTGAGTGGTTTTCCAATTACTACAAGATGCTACTACTTCTTCTGAAAGACCCCAATGCTTCGATCAGCCTCGCTGTTCCTTATGCTGGTGGTATTTCCAAAACGGACATGTTCCTTAACGACGCAAACTGTGACAACGTTGTCCGAGAGATTAATCTTGGATACTCGCAGTCTCGCCGTTTGTATGATTCTACATATCCAAGCAGTGGCCCTCATAACGGTGGCGACTTCTACGTAGGAAATCATATCTATGGGCTTTTCCCTTAAAGTTGAGACAAAGAGATTAGACTCTTTGATCCGACGCACAAAAGAAATCGACAACACTGAAATTGAAGTAGGCTTCTGGGACGATAGATACGGTCCTGAGAATGATAATCTCCCTGTAGCACAGGTAGCTGCTTACAACAACTTCGGAACATCTTTCAACCCCACAAGGCCGTTCATGGACGATACGTTCGAGGACATGATGTACCAAACGTACATGGCCCGTGAGGTTAAACATATCTTCACTTCCGTGCTAACCAATGGACGATCCACACAAAGACTCTTGAGAGGACTTGGTAAGAGGATCAAAGAATTGATGCAGCTCACTATTCTCGAATACGCTGCGGATGGCGGTAACAGCCAGAAAACCATTGAGAAGAAAGGAAGAGATAGTCCACTTATTGATACTGGCAAGATGCTCGAATCTGTCAGATTCATTATCCGTAAAGGAGAAATGTGATGCTTTATCCACCACTCCTAGCGACTGGTCAAGTTACCCTCGACGTTACACGTCGGGAGGCTCCTACTATCGACAGAGGCCGTCCGGTTCCCGGTGCTGAGTCTGTTGTTCCTGTTGTATGCAACGTACAACCAGTGTTGAAATCTTCCGACACTATCATGCTACCTGAAGCTGATCGATCTAAAGCCTGCCTTAAAGTTTATACCAAGGGCAGTGAAATGAAAGCTTTGAAAGAAGCTGGACCGGGATGGGCAGCGGATAGATTTACATGGCAAGGGGATCTATATGAAGTCATGAGGGTCATTAACTATGCAATGGGCGTGTTGAACCACTACAAAGCAATCTGCATGCGAGTGGAGTTGACAAGACCATGAACATTTATAAAGACCTTGAAGACAGCCTCTACAATGTAATCATCGAGCTGTTCCCTACAAGCAGAATCATCTTCGCTTACAACAACATTCCAGAGCCTCAGACTCCGTATATCGTGATTGATGTTAAGCGGCTTGACCAGCTTGGGAGTGAATACAGTTCCACCTTCGTGGACATAGCCTCTGACGATGCACAGACGCCTACAACCTACATGAGCATCGATATGATGGCTAAGGTTAGGTTCGAGGTTGTAGGGCTCATGGACAACGACACAGCGGCTGCTGAGCTTGCTCAGAACATCCAACTTGCACTACGAACTGCCCGTGGGTATGAGAGTCAAGCAAGAAACAATCTGGCCCGTCACGGACAGATCACAAATCGCCGTATGCCTTATCGTAAGGACACGGACATGTACATGCTCTACCAAGTGGATGCAAACTTCGCATACACAGCAACTTCTCAAGATGGACAAGATTACATCCTCACAACAGACTTCAATGGCGTCTACCACGATGCTAACCGTCCTCCTGATTATGTCCTTGAGTCTCATGTTGAAATTAACCCAAATCCATAAGAGGAACTGAAATGACACGTCTAACCGACATCATCGAAATTCAGATCAGCCGTGAAACATCTGCGGTTGCTCAAACGAACTTCAACGTACCAGCCTTTATCTCTGCCCACACAAACTTCACCGAGCGTGCTCGTGTATATAGTTCGCTGTTGGCAGTATCTGATGACTTCGCAAGCACAGACACTGCATACATTGCAGCTTCTAAGTTCTTCGGTCAGGCGATTAAGCCAGCAAACATCGTAATCGGTCGTCGTCAGATTCCCGGTGCAACTGTTAACGTTTTGACGGTAGCAGTAAGTACACCTTACACACTGACAGTAAATGGTGTGACAGTTACTTACGTATCTCAAGCATTGGACACAGCAATCCTAATTGCTGCTGGACTCAAGACAGCCTACGAAGTTACTCCAATTCCCGGCGTTGTTCTCGTGGACAACCTTGATGGTACTTTGACATTTACATCTACTGTAGATTGGTCTTTGAAAGTATCTGCCAACCTGAACAAAGCTAACGCTCCAGCAACTGAAACTTGGTCTACCTCGGTATCCGAAGTTCAGGACGAAAACGACACTTGGTATGCTCTGACTATCGAATCCCACAACGAACTGGATGTATTGGAAGTTGCTGGTGTAATCGAAGCCAAGAAGAAAATCTTCGGTACTTCTTCTGCTACTGCTGCAATCAAGACAACTGGGGATACTGACGTATTCGCTAAGTTGCAAGCACTTGGATACCAACGTACCTTCGGTCTGTTCTCTGCGACTGCTGATACAGAATTCCCAGAATGTGCTTGGATTGGATACCAGCTACAAGAACAACCGGGTTCCAACACATGGGCTTACAAAGCTCTCTCTGGTGTTACAGTTTCTAAACTGTCGGACACTGAAGCTACTAACATCAAAGCCAAGGCAGGAAACACCTACGAATCTGTAGGCGGGCAATCCGTTACTGTCGGTGGTAAGATGTTCGGTGGAGAATGGATCGACGTAATGGTCTTCGTAGACTGGCTGGAAGCACGTATGACAGAACGTCTGTGGTTCCGTATGGCGAACAGCAAGAAAATCCCTTACACCGCTGCGGGTGCAACTATCATCGAATCCGAAATCAGAGCCCAGCTCAATGACGGTATTCGTGTTGGTGGTTTGTCTGATAGCCCAAGCCCAGTAGTTCGAGTTCCAGACGTACTGTCTATTGCTCCTAACCTGCGTGCTCAACGTATCTTCGAAGGAATTGAATTCGAAGCTCGCCTAGCCGGTGCTATTCACTTCGTTAAAATCCGTGGAACTGTTACCGTTTAATTACGGTGCAGTCCCCTACAAGGAGACTTAAATGGCTACTCAACGCGCCTCTACATACGCACCGAACCAAGTAACCGTAGTTATCACACAAGATAGCAGCGGTATTGCTCACGTCGTATCCGGCTACTCTGAAGATAGCATCGTTTCTATCGAACGTTCTGCTGAAACCTTCACAATGTACACTGGTGCCGATAACACCATGACTCGTATCTACAACGCTAACACATCTGCTATGATCACACTGAGTCTGCAACAAACTTCTGCATCGAACGACATCCTGTCCTTGCTGTACCAAAACGATGCAGCTAGTCTGACTTCGGACACAATGTTCTCGCTACAGATCAAAGACAACAGTGGTCGCTCGAATTACTTCAGTGATAACGCTTACGTTGGAGTTGTTCCTAACTCTGCGTTCAGCAACAGCATGAACACTCGTGATTGGGTTATCCATGCAGCAGACCTTCAAACCTACATTGGCGGTAACGCTAAAGTGGTCCCAGCAGATCAAGATACCATCCAGACACTTGGTGGAAATCTAGACGCTCGTTGGCTGTAATCTACATCGACGGGGCTTCCATCTAACGGTGGGAGCCCTTTTTCGTTTCTATAGGAGAACAATATGGCTGTCGCACTCTATTCCCCGCAAGACGTATTCATTTCGCTAGCGGGCTTGCACACAATCTCTGGATACGCAGACGGTACATTCGTTCGCATTACAAAGGACATGAAACCATTTTCCAAGGTGAGAGCAATGGATGGAGAAATGGCCCGTATGTATAACGAAGACGAAGGATTCAGAGTTGAAGTTACAATCGCTCAATCGTCTAGCAGTAACAACATTCTGTCGTCCATCTATAACGTGGACGCTGCAACACAGATGGGTAAATTCCCACTACTAATCAAAGATACCAAGGGACAGACAAGCTTCTTTGCTTCTACTGCTTGGATCGAACAAATTCCTGAAGTCACTTTCTCCAATCAGCTTGAGACGCGTACATGGACATTCGGTTGTTCTGGTGCTGCGATCACGATTGGTGGTAATGGTGATACAAGCTTGCTCGAAGATGCACTCCTACTTGGGTCTGCGGGCTTGAGCGTTCTAAAACAATTCGGTGTCTTTTAAGGAGGATAATATATGGCCGGTGACATCTTGACTTACGCACCTTCGACTGTTACACTGGTACTCTGTGGCTACGTTCTTACAGGCGTTGTTTCTGTGAGTCTGCAATGGAAGTCCAGTCCGTTTACAGTAAGACGTGGAATCCGTGGTCAACACACCCGTACAGGCAGTAAGGACAGACAGTCCACTGTCACCATCGAAGTATTGCAAACCTCTATCACCAACGACATTCTATCTGAGATTCTTGAACAGGACACCCGGAACTATTCTGGCCGTCTGGAATTCTCTGTGAAGGATGCTTCTGGTACAACTCAATGGGCAACAACTCAGTGCTTCCTACGTGGATGGGCCGACGCTTCTTTCAGTGGCGAAATCCAAACACGTAAATGGGACATTGAGATTCTATCGTTCATCAGCGGTAAGATTGGTGGTAACGCTCGACAAGGCTTCGACCTGTTGGACTCTTTCAATGGGGCATCAGACTATATCACTAAGGGAGTTGACGGTATCGCTGACTCCGCATCGAATCTATTTACCTAATTAGGAGAATCAAATGGCTATCAAACAAAAAACAATTGAAGTGAATGGCAGCGAATACCTGATCACACAACTTGGTGCATTGAAAGGAACTCGCGTTCTGAAGGAAATCACTAAACTGGTTGGGCCTGCTTTCGCTCAGATGCAAAAGAAAGACGGTGAAGGACAATCTGGAACTCTTGGTGATGCCCTTGGTATCCTGTTCGAGAACTTGGACAATGCAAACATTGAAGGTATGATCATGGAGCTGGCTAACACTGTTGCCAAGCCTAATGGATCGCCAATCACTTTCGACATGGAGTTTGCTGGAGAATACGACAAACTGTTCCTCGTTCTGAAGGAGGTTGCCGAATTCAACTTCGGTTCGGTTTTTACTCTGTTCGGTTCTCGGGAGTAACAGCAAGCCCTGATATGCAAGTAAGCATGGATGGGACAACCCTTGAACCAGCGGCTGTACATCCTAGATTGCAACGTGTCCAAGATCAATTCAGTCAGGACTGGGAAGTGTATAATGTCCTAACCAGTCCTCTGCAACTTGCTACATACGTTGAACTAGATACAGTCTGCAACACGGAAGACTTGTACAAGATGTTTGAAATAGTGCAAGTGCATAAAGAGATTGAGATTGTGGCTCAAATCCAAGCCAAACTCACAGAAGGAAGTAAATAATGATCACCGAGGAAATCGCGAGGCTTACTGGTAAGCTGGTGTTCCAAGTTGACAACCGCCCTCTTATGGCGTTCGAGAAGAGACTGAATAGCGTTATCAGTCAACTCCGTCAACTGGAAACACTGGCAAACAAGAAGTTCAATATCAAAGTCCAGCTAGACTCTCGTACCTTGCGTGAGCAACTGGCAAAGGCAGCTAGTGCCAAAGTTACACTGAAGGATGTTAACGTCTCTCAGGAAGCTATGGCACTTGCTGCTAAGCGTATTACTGAGAAGTTGGAAAGTACGCCAATCAACCTGAACAAGATTCGTGTTGATATTTCTTCCCTGATTCAGCAGAAGAAACTTGTACGCACTCTGCTAGGGCAAATGGATATTCGACTTCCAGTTAAGTTCCAGCGAGCTGGTGCTGACAAAGATTTGAAGGCATGGAAGAAAGATATTCAGGACAAGTACCCAGTCAAGATTGGGATTGACCGTGCCCACCTTAAGAATGAAATCAGAGATGTATTGGCTCAGATTCGTCGTGAAACTACTATCCGCGTAGACCTGCGTGGTGATAGTGGAATGCGTGACAGACAACGTAGTCCGGTGGCTGATCGTGGGGCAAGAGGCCATGCATTCGGTGGTGGCTTGATGGGAGCTGGTATGGGCTTCGCTCGTGGCGCTCTACCGGGTCTAGGAGCTGCGTTCGCTATCGGTGCAGTCAACAAGATCAACCAAGAGCTGGTAGCGACTAGCACAGCCTTGGAGGCCGTCAGCGGAGGTGCAGAAGGGTACGCAAGTAACCTGAAGTTCCTTGAAGACTTGACCCAAGAGCAAGGACGTAACATGAGAGACATCGGTCCTCAGTTCAACTCCGTTCTTGCATCTGCAAAGGCCAGCATTGGAAACCAAGGTGTTCAAGATTTGTTCCGTGGTATGTCTAAATACGGAACTGTAATGGGTCTTGATCAGGAGGCCATGAAAGGTAGCTTCCGTGCTATCAGTCAGATGTTCTCGAAAGATAAGATTCAAGCTGAAGAAGCACAAGGTCAGTTGGCTGAAAGATTGCCAGCGGCTATGCAACTTCTTGCTGAAGCGAACGGGACTGATGTTCCCGGCCTTCGTGAGATGATGCAGAAGGGTAAGCTCGATCCTAAGAAAGTGCTGCCAGAGATGGCTCGCATTATGGAACGACTTGCTGAAGCTAATGGCGCATATGCCAAGGCTCTAGAGTCTACACGAGTTGCCCAAGGACGAATGAACCGTCAGTTTGAACGCTCTGTTCAAATCTTTGCTGCTGGTGGTTTCGACAAAGGCATCCGAGATTTCTTTACAACTATGGCAGATGCCATGAGAGATGCTGGCCCGCTTGTCAAATCCCTTGGAGCTGCATTCGAATTCCTCGTTCGTCCACTCAACGCTCTGATTAAGATCGGTGCAGGTATTGGTCAGAATTGGGAGAAGATCGCAGGTGTCTTTGGAATGACAGGGGATCAACTAGCTAAGCTTCTAGCTGTAGCTGGTATCGCTGCACTACCATTCGGAACACTAGCGCTTGCTATTTCTGCTGTTGCATTGGCAGTTCAAGATGTAATGACTTACGCTGATGGCGGTGATTCACTATTTGGACGTTTCCTTGAAAGCAGTCCTGAGGCTAAAGCCGCACTGGAAGGTTTCACAACAGAAGCTAAACAGTTTGGTGAGTATCTACAACTAGCCGTTACAAACGCTCTTGAGCTTGCTGGTGGATTGGAAGGTCTATCCCTGCCTGAGATGTTCATTAGCACCATGCGTGAACTCTCCGCTATCCTGAAGCTGTTCAATGATACTGTTGACCGTATGGTTGCTGCTGGGCAATATGCTCAAATGATGAACCCAGACGGAGGTACTATTGGAACTAACATGTCCAACATGCGTGCCATGTACGAAGGACCAGAGTGGGCAAGACAACAAATGTCTGACCATATTGCAAGAGGCTTTGCAACGCAGCCTGTAGGAGCAGCAACGCCGGGAGTTAATTCCCTGACGCCTGAGACTATGGCAGCAGCAATCGCTGAAGCTATTGGAAGACAGCAAGCAGTGAGTCAACTAAACAAACAGTACATGGAAGCCAACATCAACGTCAATGTCGAAGGTGGTGTTGTATCCGCTGGCGACCTAATGACTGCCCTTAACGAGCCGATGAAACAGATCGCTATCAAAGCCTTTGGCGAAGTAGTGAACAGTGAACGCTCTACACAATCGCAGGTGAGACAATGACAATCGCTATCCGCCGTGAGAACGGCGACATTCTATGGTTTGACGCTGTTGAGGGCTTCGATGAAGTCCTCAGTTCCATGGTAACTAAACATCCAATTGCTACAGGCAGTTTTGTTGCAGACCACATCACGAAAGATAATCCAAAGTTCACTCTTCGTGGAGTCCTATCTGATGCTGACTTTAACTTCAACAGACCACAGTTGGATTACAACGCAACGCTGAATGTTATTGGGCTCGGACAAGAGGAAGTAACATTCCCTATGAATGGTGTTAAGAAACAATACACGAACAATACACCAGTCGATAACCCAGTCTCTATTAACAGTAACAAGAATACATTCAAGAGCTTCTTGCCTGAAGCTATCTCTCAGTTCACTAGCACGAGTATCCCTGAAGTTGTTGTAACTGAGCAACCAAAGGTTAAGTCTGCATCTGCTGTACGCCTAGATTTGGTGCGTATCCGTGAGATGAAAGAAGAGTTCACCCTTGTAGACTATGAAGATAATTTGATCCGTCGTAGTTGGTCTGGATGCGTTCTTGTCAATCTCTCTTTCAGTGAAGACGCTGATGGCGGAGACTCCAGTGCTCTATTCCCTGTTATGGAAATCGAACAGGTTGTATACACCAATGTTGAAAACGTTCGTATCAAGTTGAAGCCAGTTAACAAAGGGCGTCAACAAGGTGCAGCATCTAAGCGTGACACTGTTGAAGGGGATGATGCTAAGACTCAACCAACTAACTTGTCGGGTGGATCATCTGAAGCTCTGAAGGCTAGTGGTCTAGCTAAACCTAAACCTAAATTTGGAGATGCCCCTTGACAACTAACTTTATTAGCATGCCGTTGTATACTGAACTCACTTACCGCTACAGCATCTCTCTAGAGAACATCTCGTGGCAGTTCAAGTTCTATTGGGTTGCACGTGCAAAGCAGTGGCATTTCGACATTCGTCGAGATGATCAGACACCTATCATCCTAGGATATGCCTTGGTTCCACAGTACCCTATCCTTGAAGACGTACCACTTGAAACTTTCGGGCTTACTGGAAGATTCGTATTGATGCCTGCCAACGTTTCTGTTGCAACATCGATCACACAAGAATCTTCTGTCATGCCTGAATTCTTTGAACTTTTTTATATGTATGAAACGGAGGACTAACATGATCCAGAAAGAACGGGTTTATGAATTAATCGTTGGTGACTACCGTACAGGAAATGGCCTACGGATCACCGCAGGCATCCCCGACGAAGAGGGGTTTTTGAATGTTGGTCTACAGATCACATTTGATATTTCCAAGATGGCGGACAACAAGAAAACAAAAGGCAACTCTGCCTCGATTGAAGTTTATAACCTGTCGCGTAGTCAGGCTGCTCTACTGGAAGGTGAGTATCTTGAATGCACATTCTCTCTTGGTTATGAAGAACAAGGTCCACGAGTTGTCGTGACAGGTAATGTTACTGACATCTCCACACGAAAGAGTGGCGAGGATCGTATTACAGTCATTCGAATGGGGGAGGGTTATACAGACCTTAACCACAAGAAGCTTAAACAAATGGTAAGTCCGGGTAAAACTGTTCAAGATGTCATCAACGATATCCAGAAACAAATGCCCGGTGTATCCCGTGGAAGTATCACTGGAACCAACCTCAACAATCCAATCGTACATGGATGGCGTCTAACAGGCACACCGCGTGAGATGTTGAAGAAGGTGTGTGATGCCTACGATCTAGAATACAACGTCTCTGGGGGCGTCCTGAACGTCACTGACGAGAATGGATTGTCTACCAAGGACGTACAAAATGCTCCAGTAATTAGTCCAACAACAGGATTGATTGATGAACCATTTTACACATCTGAAGACGGACGTAAACATCCAAAAGATAAACGTCGCCGTCGTGGTGTCCAATTCACTTGTCTGTTGAATACAGAACTGCTACCCGGACGTATCGTTAAACTGGAAGACACCGTTATCAACGGGTTCTATCGAATCAACGCTACAAGATTCAACGGAGATTTCCGTGGGAACAACTGGTATGCAGAGTGTCTGTGTTCAGAGATTGCAGCAGAGGAACTACAATGATTCCCGGTCTACTGAATGAATATCTAAAAACTGAATTCGAATACTCTATGGCGGAATACTGGTTCGCATGTCCGGGGATTGTCACTGGTGTATCTGGTGACTTCTCCGATCTACGTGTAACAGTGAAGCCAGCTATCAATGAATTGTATGCCGATGGCGTCAGCGAAGAACACTTGGACATTCTGAGTGTTCCAGTTGTAATGCCGGGGAGTGCTACATCTCTTGTTAGTTTTCCAGTCAATGCCGGTGACACTGTACTCCTTGTATTCAGTCAGCGCTCGATGGACAACTTCAAGATTGGTAGCGGATTGCCAACACAACCAAACGATGCACGAAAATTCCAAGCCGAGGATGCTATTGCCATTCCCGGCTTGTTTACGTTCTCGAAGAGTGTTAACCGCCCTTCGATTCGTAAATACCCACACAACCCCAAAACTGACCTAGTAGTTGCCCATAACATTGCGAGCGGTACTGAGGTAATGATTCACTTCAAACAGTCTGGGGACATGATTGTGAACACAGAGCAGGCTGTAACCGTCAATTGCAAAACTGGCGAAGTCAATGCTACCGAGTCTTACACGATCAATACACCAACAATGAATGTTAACGCTGATACAACAACTTGGACTGGTGATATTGCTCATCAAGGTAACACAACCCAAACAGGCAATTACACTCAGACAGGCAATTACACAATCACTGGACAAGCCAGATTCAATGGTGTCTTGTTCGATACTCACTTCCATTCCGGTGTTACTCCCGGTGTTAGCAACTCTGGCCCTGTGGCTGGCTAAGGAGATTCTTATGGACTTGCTACTCAATACAGACACGGGAGATATGGTTTTTGTGAACGGTGGCGCTCCAGTCACCCAGCACACTGCCGATGTCGTTGCCCAGCGTCTACGAATTACACTTTACACATTTCTCGGAGAGTGGTTCCTTGACACAACAGTCGGGGTTCCATACTTCCAACAAATCTTCGGTAAGCTACGAACAAAAGCTTCCGTTGACTTGATCTTTCAACAAATCATTACTGATGACCGTGACGTTATTGAAATCCTAACGTTTGAGTCCACACTTGACCGTGGGGCTAGAGGTTACAGTATGACATTCCAAGTGCGTGTAAGTGATAACACTGCATCGCTCCCAATTACAATCGACCTAGGAGACGTTATCTAATGGCTGGTCTTACGCGTGAAGGTCTTGAGATTAAAACCCAAGACGAAGTATTGAATGACAACCGTATCCGAGCGTCTAACTTGTTCGCTGACCTTGTGCCAGCAGGAGACATTGTTGACGTTGGGGCTAACGGAACTATCGGGCGTCTCATTGGCGTTGTCTCTCCAGCAGAGGCGAGCATGTGGGAAGCCATTCAACAAGTTTATAACAGCTTCAACCCAGCAACTGCCATCGGTATTGCTCTCGACAACGTAATCGCTCTCTCTGGTATCTCTCGACTTGTTGCACAACCAACAAGAGCACAGGTGATTCTGGAAGGTACAACGAATATCGCTATCAGCTCTCCGCTTGGTAAAGCATATAGCTCTACAACTCAGAGAGTTTTCTCGATCCTGAATCCAGTTATCCTGAGTCCAATGTCCGCTTCTGGTATTGGCATCGTTCCAATCACAGTGGCTGACAGCACTAACTACACATTCAGCTACTCTCTAGACGGTGTTAACTACATCGACACAGTATACAATTCTGGGATTGGTGCAACATCTTCTTCCATTCTCGCCGGATTGAAGACAAATGTTGATTTAATTTTGGGTGGGGTCTTTACAACTTACTATCAAGATGGTAGACTGTTTATAACTCGTACTGATCCGTTCCAAGTTGCTGACTTCACTGTCAGTGTCAATCTTCGTATCGAAAAGGTTAGAAAACTTGGTATTGCCGTAGATGATATCGTGGGAGCCTTCCCACAACAAGCTATGAGCATCGATACTATTTCTGTCCCTATTCCGGGGTGGGATAGCATTCTCAACCCTATCAGCGCCACCACAGGCCGTCTGGTAGAGACTGACGAAGAGCTTCGTGAACGTTTCCGTAACTCTAAATTCTTCCAATCTCAGAATATCCTTGAAGCTTTGCTCGACGCACTCCGCAACGTAGATGGTGTCTCTGACGTCGTTGTCTATGAGAACGATACAGATGCTCCTGATGTTAACGGTGTACCGGGGCATAGCTTCTTGCCTATCGTTCTGGGTGGATTGCCTTCGGACATCGGAAACACTATTTGGCAAAACAAGCCAACGGGTATTCCTTCTGTGGGAGATACAACTGTGCAAATCGCGGATAGCCAAGGCTTCTTGCACAACATCTCTTACAAGCGTCCGACAGAAATTCCAATCTACATCACTGTAAGCATCTCGAATGCTGGTGGTCTAGCGGGTGACGCACAAGCTCAGATTCGTCAGAACATTGAAAACTATGGAGAGTCTAACTACTTCATTGGGGATGATGTGATCTACTCTCGATTCTACACTCCAATCAACTCTGTACCGGGGCACATGGTTAACTCTTTGTTCATTGGAACTTCTCCAAGCCCAACAGATACAGCTAATATTGAGATTGACTTCGATGCAGTTGCAACATTCAACCCAGCCAACATCATCGTCAACCTAGTATGATGAATACTCACCTAGTGTAAGGAGCCTCCAATGAGCGTCAATCCGTTTGATACTGTACCCTTCGTTGATGAGGCTCGTAGCCGTATCACTGAACAGTTCAAAGAAAAACCAATCATCGATAAATACATTCGACTACTCATCGGTGAATGGGAAGAGATGCAAGTCGTTCTAAAAGATTTGCAACAACTCCGTTCTATTGATACTGCTGTTGGTGCTCAACTCGATGTCATTGGTGAAATCGTAGGTCGTCCACGTGGGCTTGTAACTGCTGACCTGTTCTACTACTTCGGTTTCGAAGGGGCTCCCTTGTCTGGGAGCTTCGCCTCTACAACTGACCCAACTGTTGGTGCTCCTTGGTACTCCATCGATGCTCCAACTGGAATCTCTCGTGAACCTTCTGATGAAGAATACCGTCTGATTCTCAAAGCTAAGATTATCAAGAATAGAACAATGTCACGCCCTGAGGACGTAATTCAGGCTTACAAGTTCCTATTCCAAACTGGGACTGTAACTCTTGACGAATATGAGCCTGCAAAAGTTCGCATCGGGATCGGTAAGATTCTTACGAACGTAGAACGCGGACTACTGTTTGACCTAGGAGGTGCAGGAACACTGCTACCAAAAACTGTAGGTGTTAGTTACGCCTATTCTGAATTTCAAGCTGGACGTGTCTTTGCAACAGAAGGATTTCCCGGCGGTGTTGGTGTTGGTGATCTAACCGACCCACTGTCCGGTGGTATCTTGTCCAACCTAATCACTTAATTAAAAGGATCATTTTACATGGTTGATATTATCAAGCAAAATATGACGGATATTTGGGCATCTGCCGGGGATATTACTGCCCCAGATCCTTCAAAGATTGCGGCTGGATGGGTGGTCGAGGCTGTTCCCCGTCAATGGTGGAACTGGTTTGAAAACCGCCAAGATACAAACATCGCCTACATGCTTCAGAAAGGTTTGCCTGAATGGGATGTTGATACAGAATACCTGACAAATAAATCTTACGTCCAACGTAATGGTGTTGTTTATAAATGTATCCTGACTAACACTAACCTAGACCCGGCTACAACTCCCGCTAACTGGGTTAAGGCATTCCCAGAGTCCTCTGCGAGCCTTGAAGCGATTCGAGCAGTTACCCCTGTAGCTGATACGTTCGTTTACTTTACAAGCCCTACAGCGGCTGCTACAAGCTCTGTGACGGCATTCATGCGTACACTGCTTGATGACGTAGATGCAGCTACAGCTCGTGCCACCTTGCAAGCTCAAGTAGCAAGTGCTGTTCTGACAACTCTGGCAACACTAAGCCCAGCAACAAACAAACTTCCTTACTTCACTGGGACATCGACTGCTACAACAACCGATCTGACAGCCTTTGGTCGCTCTCTACTGGACGATACAGACGCCGCAGCAGCTCGTTCCACTCTTGGAGTTGATAGTTCTTCTGATGCTGCCGCTGCTCTTGCAGCAGGATTGGCAACTAAACAACCACTGAATTCTCTTCTGACTAGCGTTTCTGCTCTTAACCCAGCAGCTAACCAGATGATCTACTACACAGGCACAAACACTGGTGCAACCACAGCGTTGACAGCGTTCGCCCGTAGTATCCTTGATGATGCAGATGCTGCAACAGTTAGAACAACTATTGGTGCTAACGATGCAGCTAACTTGACAACAGGTATTCTGGATTTGGCTCGCCTTCCAGCGTCACTGACAGGTAAGAATGCTGCAACAGCAACAGCCTTGCAAACACCTCGTACAATTCAAGGTGTTGCATTTGACGGTACAGCAAACATCACGCTCTCTGTAGTTGATAAAGATTCTGCTGTCGGTGCTGCTGCAATCCCTGCTGGTAGTACGGCTCAACGTCCTGCAAACGGTGCTGGTAAGTTCCGATTTAACACTGATACAAGTCGTGCTGAAATCAACAACGGTACAGCTTGGGGCAGCTTGGGTGGGGCATCTGGGGGTGGTAACGATTCGGTCTTCTACTTGAACGATCAAACAGTTACCGCAGACTTCACAGTACCTGCTGGACAGAATGCAATGTCTTCTGGTCCTATCACAATCGCAAACGGCGTCACAGTTACTGTTTCCAACGGTTCTGTCTGGACCATCGTTTAAGGAGAATTATATAATGCCAACAAAAATTGATGGACTTCTAGGTGTGGATACTGTTGCACCAGCGAGTATCGATGTCGGTGATCTGAAATGGACACCGCCTTTCACTAAAGAATTTGTAAGTACGCCGCAAACAATCACGCCTCTTGGTGGTTTGACAATCTCCCATGGGCTTGGCGTAAAGCCAAAGCTCGTAAGAGCTTACCTTGTCTGTACAGTAGCCACAGGTAACTGGGCTGTTGGGGATGAAACTTTCCTTGATCTTGACTACGAACAAGCCAACGCCTCGTTGGTCATTTTCGGATATATCTGCAAACGGGATGCAACGAATCTAATCATCCGTTTCGGACAGGGCAACTTCCTGATCGACCCTGTTACTGCTGCTGTTGTACCATCTACAACAGTAACCACCAACTTTAAAATCGTATTCGAGGCATGGGCATGACAGTCGCAACTAATAACATCCAACTTGGAACGTCCGGTACACCAACAAACAACTTTGTAATCACAGCCGAAGCTGCTAACGGTACAATGAAGATTGCCCGTGGGAACGCGGGTGCCACAACACAAGACATTCTCTCTGTCGCTTCCAACGGGGATGTAACCTTCGCAGCGACAGTGCTTGGAGTTGGTCTTGGAGTTGGTCAAACTTGGCAAGGTGTTGGTGGTAGCCGAGTAGCGGGTACAACTTACACAAACACCACAGGAAAGCCTATTGTGGTTTCTGTCTACCAGAGTGGTGGTGGAACAAACGCAAACTTGTCGTTGACTGTCGGTGGTGTTCTTGTAGCTTATGCAGGTAACGGAAGTTCTCAACAGACTTACCAAACTGTAACAGCCATTGTACCCAATGGTGCAACTTATGTAGTTAGCGTATCTGGCGGTCAGAGTATTTCTGGCTGGGTAGAACTGCGTTAATCATCTTGAATAATTATCGGAGGGTATATGAAACATTATATTGATCGTACAACAAATGAAATCTTCGCCTATGAAGCTGACGGCTCTCAAGACGATTACATCCGTGCAGACCTTGAACTTCTGACAGATGGTGGGTTGATTGCAGCGCGTGAGGCTCAGAAGCCGTCAATCGAAGTCCTTAATCAAATTGCAGACGCTCAACGTCTAGCAGCCTACGCAGCAGAAGCTGACCCACTCTTCTTCAAATACCAACGCAAGGAAGTAGCGAAGAAAGTATGGACAGACAAGATTGCTGAAATCAAAACTCGTTTCCCTAAGACGGAGGAATAATATATGTCTAGTTCTCTAAGAGCGGACGCCTCTGGACTTCTGGGGGCACTAACAATCAATGGTACGGACTCTGTAACATTCGATGCTGCTGGTATTTCAGCAGGTGTTGAACACCCACTAAAATCCATTGTAGCTTCTGTTGCTGCTAACGCACTAACTGTTGGACTGGCAGCGACAACCCTTGAGTTCCGCAGCAGCACACTGTCTATCGGTGCTACAACACGTTTGGCTACGCCATCCTTGACAATGACTGTTCCTTCTGGAGCAACACTCGGTACGGTCAACGCTGTTTCGTCTCGTATCCTACTGCTAGCCATTAACAACGCAGGAACTATCGAACTCGCAGTGGCTAATTCCAGCCTGACCCTAGACGAGACTACGCTAATTAGCACAACAGCTCTAAGCTCTTCTGCTAACTCTGCAAGTGTTGTCTACTCTGTAACAGCTCGCACAAACGTCCCATTCCGAGTGATTGGGTATGTTGACTCCACGCAAGCCGTTGCTGGCACGTGGGCAACAACACCTTCGACTGTGCAGGGTTCTGGTGGGAGCTTGTCTTCTGCAAGTGGTTCTAAATTGGTTTCTGCTGGAGCACAAGCTTCTACTTCTGGTACATCCATTGACTTCACTGGAATCCCATCTTGGGCTAAAAGAATCACTGTGTTGTTCAACTCTGTAAGTACGAATGGTGCAAGTGCTATTCAAGTCCAGATTGGTAACGGAACAGCAGAGACTACTGGATACCAATCTGGTAGTCTCGGCGGTGCTCCGGGTAACTCACTGTCTGGTGGTACGAACACCACAGGATTCTTGCCAACGGCCATCTTCACAGCAGCTTCCACCATCACATCTACTATGACTTTGCACAATATCTCTGGAAACAACTGGATCGCATCTGGTATTGGTGGGGCTACGGGTGGTTCTACACTGTTCTTGCTGTGTGGAGTCAAAACCACAAGCAACGTCGTTGACCGTCTCCGCGTTACAACAGTTAACGGTACAGATGTATTCGACGCAGGTACAATCAACATCTTTTGGGAGTAATCCCAGTTAAGATTTTATCCAAAGCCATCAACCGATGGCTTTTCTGATTTAAGGAGTTCGATATGGCTAACATTCCAAAGCCTACAAACCTGAACACTATCTGGGCATCTACAGGAACACGTGTTGATCCGGGTGTTACAAAAACAAACATTGGATGGGTCGTTCAACTCCCTCCATACGAATATCAAAACTGGGCAATGAACCGTTCTGACACAGCTATTGCTCACTTCAACCAGCACGGTATTCCAGAGTGGGACGGTAACACAGAGTATCAGGGGAGCTTGTCTTACACGCAGGGCTCCAACGGGTTGATCTACAAGTGCATCCAAACCAACACAAACCTTGATCCGATCAACACAAACAACAACCTGTACTGGGTTCGTGCGTTTGAAGAGTATGGTAGTGTTCAAGTAGTTCAATCTGCATTGACTGCACACCTAACAAACTATGCAACATTGTCTGGTATCTCTAACGTTGTAGCCGCTCGTTCTAACCTGTCTGTTTACAGCAAGGCTGAAGGAGATACACGTTATGCATTCAAAGGTGGTGATAACGCAACTCCATTCCTTGTTGGTACTGCAACAAACCCACAACATGCTGTACCTTTGAGCCAGATCAACTCTCTATTGCTCCCTGCAACTGAATCTACTTACGGTACGACAGCATATGCTACAACAAGTGAAACAGAGGGTGGTGTTATTGATAACAAGGCTATCACTCCACTCAAAGCTTCTACAATTCTTTTGAAGAAGTCTGGTAACTTGGCTGGCCTTGGCAACATTGCAACAGCACGTACGAACTTGGGACTAACATCTGTAGCGACTGCTGATCCAGCCACTATTATGTTTAAGGCTGACAACCTTGCAGGCTTGACTAACACACAATCTGCCCGTAACAACCTTGGACTGGGGACTATCTCAACGGAGCCTACATCTTCCTTCTTGAGAGCGTCTAATAACCTATCTGAACTGACTAACACACAATCTGCCCGTAACAACCTTGGACTTGGTAGTGCAGCAGTTCGTAATGTCGTAGGAGCCCCCGGGGATCTAGACTTTACATGCCTAGCGGGGAATCCGGGATATACAATCCTTCCAAACGGACTGGTGTTCCAGTGGGGCAATAACAATGTACCATTCGCTGGTCTTTATATCACACCGCCTTTGCCTGTTTCTGCAATCTACTCTTTGACCGCAACAGCACATGCTACTACAAATGGTGCAGACGGTGTTGAAGTTAACATCAACTCTCCTACACAGATCCAACTGGTTTGCTACTCTGGTATTAACCAGAGTAGTGGGCGTGTTAGTTGGTGGTTGGTTGGGAAGCTTTGATATGCTAACTGATAGTGATTATAAAACAGCAGCAGAGTTGTTGGGTGTTGAAGTTGCTTGTGTTAAAGCCGTTACTCAAGTGGAGAGCCGTGGAAGCGGCTTCCTCCCTATTGGAGCCCCTGTGATTCTATTTGAGCGTCATTGGATGTACAAACTGCTCAAGGCTAAGCTTGGTAAAGAGCCAGCCTTGAGTGACGTTGTAGACCCTAAGGCGGGAGGTTACAAAGGTGGTGTTGCGGAACACACAAGACTTGAGAATGCTGTAGCGATTGATCGTGAATGTGCTTTACAGAGTTGCTCTTGGGGATTGTTCCAGATCATGGGATTCCACTGGAAGGCTTTGGGATATGGAAGTGTTCAGCAGTTTGTCAACGCTCAATATAAGAGCGAGGCAAGTCAGCTAGATACATTCGTTAGGTTCATCAAGATCAACCCTAGTATGCTGAAAGCACTAAAGGCAAAGGATTGGGCTGGATTCGCTAAGGCGTATAACGGACCAAAATATAAAGATAATAACTACGACACGAAGTTGGCACAGGCATACGCTAGTTTCGTATAACTAATCGCGGAGGTTCCACATGTCAAAGAAAATGAAGATGGGGTTGGGCATTCTAGCGGCTGTGTTTCTTGCAGCAGAGCCCCTGATGATGTTGTGGCAACCTCTTCTTCCGCAAGGTTCATATGCAGGGATTGCAACATTCGTGGCAATAGTTCGAGCTGGTCTTGTCTATTACACAACGACGGAAAAGACCGAAGGAGAAGAAGATGTTCCTACAAATTAAAACGTATCTAACTGCAATCCTTGTAAGTTTTCTATTGATTACTGGTGGATATGCATATTACGCATACACAGAGATTCAACACTTGAGTCTCGAAGTTACAACATACAAGATTGCATCAGAAGACAATCTGAAAGCCAAAGAACAGTCTGATGCAAGCTGTTTGATCACAGTTGAATCTCTCACTGAGCATTACCGCACTCAGGCAGCCCTCACAAGCTCCCAGAAGGCCACAGGAGACGCGATCAACGCCCTACCCACCCTGACCCTAAGGGAGAGTTCTAATGCAGCTCCTACGAAGCCTCAAGGTTTCTCTGATGACGATCGTCTTAGCCCTAGCACTATGCAGTTGCTCGACAACGCGTATTGTGACGGTGACAAAGACCATTGTGCTAGTCCCACCAAGTGAGTTCTTTCTCCCTTGTACCCCTGAACGTGTAAAGGAAAACACTGTTCGTGCATTGGCTCACGGTTACGTGGTCAACACATTCGAAGTATGGAAGTGTAACTCAAGAATTGCAAACCACAAGAAATGGTTTGAAGAGCAGGAGAAAATCTATGGCAACAACAAATGACATGGTAAAAGGTGTTCTCAGTTATGTAGCTGGAGCTTTACTGATGGTTTGTGTCGGTGTTGTAGGATACCAACAAACACAAATTGGGAAGTTGGATGACAGGATTTATACACTACAAGCCACAACAGTAACAGAAGACAAACTCAACACTGCAATCAGCCGACTTGAATCTTCTATGGACAACAAGATTACATCCATTAAGAACGAGCAGCAAGTCACCAACAAATGGCTGGAACGTTTGATGGATAGATTGGAGTCTAATAACACGGCTAAGAAATAAGGGGAACTACTATGACAAGGGAACACGAATGGCCGCTAATCATTACTGGTAGTGGTCTGGTAATCGCACTCCTTGTCTGCATTCTGCTACTGGCTTTCCCTGCCTATAATAATAAAACAGGCCAACTAGAACTAGAAGTTGCAAAACAAGATTATACGCGACAGATAGTTGCGATGGATCGCAAGTATGAAGCGAAGGTCAACAGTCTACAGGAGCAGGTTAACACTCTGCAATTCGTTGCCAATAAGAGATATGACTTGTTGGATGACGATATGAAAAGGATGAAACGTGAAATTGACGATCTTCGAGAACGAGTAAGAGCCCGCACACGGTAACGTGGCGGGCCTTTTTACGTCTACGATTTAGTAACTCTGATACGAGTGTCCAAGGATGTAGAATGGACCTTGTTCTTCCCACTTACCCATTCCAACATACGCCCTTACAGTTTCTGGTAGGTCTGGGACGTACAGGTCAGCATAAGCACCATCTGCATAGTACCCAGCTTGAGTTACAACCACTGGATGATCGCCGTGGATAGCTACTTGTTCCAACAGTTTCTTTGCGTACTCTGAAGCTAACATATCATTCCTCCTTTTTTCAGATAGTTTTTGGAAGGATGGCGATGCCGTCGTTTCCGCCCATGTGGAGGCTACGCTTCAATGCTTCTGCATCCTCCATATTGGAGAACACATCTACGAACCGCCCTTGCACAGTAACGATGAATACCTGCATGTTGTTTCCTCCTCTGTGTTTCGATGTCGGCCATTCTATACACAATCAGCACAGTGTCAATAGCAAAATCAAAAGAATTTATTTTCTTTCTGCTCTTGACAAATCGGATTTTCTGAGTACCCTAAAAGCTTTTAAAGCTCTTGATCTTAGAAGAAGTAATAAAATACTATTAAAAGATATTGACTTTCATAATATAATACTATAAGGTATACACAAATCAGAAGGAGGTGTTCATGTACAACCTAGCTAAGTTTGAAGAGTACACATTACGTAAGCATCTTGGAAATGAACCAGTGCTTGCATGGAGCTTGAAAAACGGGTATCATTTCCTCTCGTTCATCGAACGACACACATCCGTGCAGGATTTCAAGATCATTGGTGTACTGAAGAATGAAGACTGATCCAAATAGCGCTTGCACGAACGTAAAAGAGGTGCTACGATGGGCCATATTACATGACGCAGTGTGTCACCCACTGATGGCTCTCTCGGGCTACAGCGATTGGTCAAGGCGTTTCCACGATTACACATCAAGGAGAGCATGGCCCCGATGACAAAGCCTCGTATCAAATATTGGAAGCACGGGCTCTGGGAATGCTCAGGGATCGGATTGAATTCGTTTGACAAGAGTCCAGAAGCCGCGTACATTCGCTGGACACAATTTATCACCAGAATGAGGGTTGAATAATGAATCGAGACTTGGCACATGCCTTCTTCAAGCTACGAGTATCCGAACGAACCGCAGTGATGCAACGAGTTGACATCACCTTTACACAAGGTCACTCAGAATCAAATACAGATTTTGCTAAAAGGGTCTTGCAAGCGATCAGTAATGATGGTAAAGTGCGTGAACTAGAGCAAGCAATGCTCTCATTTCAATAATTCAAAAGGAGAACAAAATGAAGAATCAGAAATTCAAAGTAGCTAACGCAACCATCAGCCGTCTTCTGCAAGAAGAGCTATTCAAACAGGGTTACGGCTGGGGCATCAACGGCACCAATATTGTACACGAACTAAAACCTTTCATCTACACATACGACACCGGCCTGATCACACACGGCATTACTCCATCACATTTTGATGAAAGCACTAACGCAGAAGTGCGTATTATCACCGAAAACAAACTGGTGATCGCTGAACTTCAACCTGTACGTGAGAAGGTTATCGTCTTCGGCAAGACCTACTACAAAGACGATGTAGACGCAGCACTGGCAAAACTGGAGGTAGCACGAGTATGAGCATTGTCAAAGCAGGTACTAAGGTTGTAGTTCTGGACAGCCACGTAGGCTTCTTCGTTCCGGGCCAGATTGTAACCTCACTGGGTAGTGTATGTGAATACGACGGTGGGCATGAGTTTACCGGCACTGCTCGTGACTACCCATATGATGAGATTATCCAATGCCTTGAGACAGAGGATTTCAACGTGATTGGGAACCTCACACGTGAGATTCTTGAAGGGGCGAGCTGGCGTATCTTACCATTAGATGCTCTGCCAGAAGATAAGTTTGTTGCGGATATGGTGTTTAAATCGCTTGACACCAATATGTTTCCGGGCCATACTGTCGCTCATGGTTACATCTTCAACGACAGTCGTGGTGTGTTCTGCGATGGCGATCCTGTCCGTACATCGTCTATTGCACGGATGTTTAGTGTAGAAGGCACAGACTACATCGAAACACGCAACACGATCTACAAATTGCTGAAATAGTGGTTGACAGCAGGTGAAAGCCTGCTACAATGACCACATCAACGAATACAAAGGAGGATTCAAAGTGACTCAAATTTCTATTACTCGGGCCTTGGCTCAGGTTAAATCGCTGAACGATCGTATCGCTCGTGGCAGCAACGCAAACTTCATCACTACGCTGACAGGCGGCAAGCACGGTACTGGCGTGAGCGAGCAGGAAGCTGCTGCAATCATGGTATCGAACCTGCAATCCGTACAAGGTCTGATCGCACAGCGAACTGCACTGAAGTCGGCTATCGTCAAGAGCAACGCTCTGGCTACCGTTTCGATCAACGAAGTTGTTATGACTGTCGCTGAAGCCATCGAGCGTAAGGGTTCCATTCAGTTGGAACAAGTGCTTCTGCAAAACTTGCGACAGCAACTGGCTGCTGCAACCCAACAAGTTGAACGGACCAACGTCCAAGTAAACCAACGACTGGATCAACTGATTCAGACTACTGTCGGAAAAGACCGCAAGGTTGATGAAGCTGAAGTAGCTGCCATCCGTGACCCATTCCTGAAGTCCAACGAAGCCAAGCTTCTGGACTCCAACAAGCTTCAAGGTGTGATCGACAAGCTTCAAGCAAGCATCGAAGGCTTCCTTCTGGAAGTTGACTACGCTCTGTCGGAAGTGAACGCCACTACTAAAATTACCCTGTAACAAGGGTATTCTGTAGCGATGAGTTGTCTAAATTCAGTGGGGCACCAGCCATACGCCCTAAGTATGGCTACCATAATTGGATAATTAAACGACATTCTCAGTCTTTTATACGGGGTTCAAATCCCCGATAAGCTTGCATTGACTACGAACAAAGTTTAACTACTAAAGATTATGGCTTAAGGCTCAACAATGAACCTTTTAAATATGCAACAACGAAAGCCGAAAGATCATCGAATCTTGGATTATGGTTTCGTGGAGTTCACTGAGCATCCCTAATGACGCCCCAAGCTGTCGTCTACAGAAGCACTTAGCCCGCCATGAGCGGGCTTTTTGCTGCCTAAAATATGTGAATATGGCACTTGACACGCACTGGAAACGGTGTAGAATTGCCGAATCAACCAAACACGGAGAAACAAAATGAAGATTCCAGCAGCCATTCTAGCTTTCGTCATGACCATGCTTTTGTTCTTCCTAATGGGCGCCTTCGTTGGCAACAGCTTCAACATCAGTGATTGGAGTCACGACGGACGGTTTATGTGCATGATGTTAGGGTTCGTTATTGGTTGTGTAGCAGCCGGGTTCACTTATCAGGAGGTAAAGTGAGACAAACAAACGTAGGTAAGTTGCAAGACTTCTTGAACGCACTCTCTGATAAGGTGCCAGCGGACTTCTCTGTACGTGCCTCGCCAATCTTCGGACAGGAATGGCTGGTGATTATTGAGTCAGCCACACAGAAAGACCAGTATCACCTTGACTTAGAGAACGAAACGTGGGTAAGATATGTCTAAGCCAGTACGCAATCCATTAGCTGGTCCTAATCGACGTGTGAATGTGCCAAAGGTAGAACCTGATCGCACGAAATACCGTCGTCGTCAAAAACATAAAAGGAGAATTGAAGAATGAAAATTGGTGACAATGTAAAAATCCGCACAACTTCGGAATTCTACAACGATGGTTGGGATTACAATCCTATGGATGTTGTTGGTGTGATTACGAGTTTGAACGGAAGCGGTACTCAAGAGGGCTTGCCAATCGATGTCAAGTGGCCGGGACTGTCCGCAGTAAATGATTATGCGGAACATGATCTGGAGCTGGTGAAATGAGAGTAGGTGATAAGGTAAAGATTCTGCATAGCCCTTACGTCAACCCATCGCTGCAAGCTGGTAAGACTGGTCGTATCGTCTTCATGCAAGGTGGCGGTGCTGATATCGTAATGGATGATATGCACCCAGACACTTATGGCGATCTGGATTGGGCATTCGATGAAAGTGAGTTGGAGGTGATCGCATGAAATACAACCTACTGATTGTTGCAAATAAGCCGGGTGAGAATATCACCATGCTGAATCAGGAGTACGACTCTTATGGGGCGGCAGTTGATGCGAAGGAAGCACTCACTCGTGTAAGTAACGCGAGCACTACCTACAGTTTCCAAGCTCTTGTAATCACAGCAAAAGGAGAAGAGAATGCTTGATCAAACGCGGTTCCGTCTGAAAGGTCACACGCTCATGGCTGTAGCTCCTAACATTGGAGCCGCATTTGACTTCGTGACATCTGAAGGTTTTGATCAGTTCGGGATGCACAAAGACATTAACACAGGCGAGATTCGCATTGGCGTGCCTCTCCCTGTAGAAATGCGTGATAAGTACACTTGGTTGTACCATCGCATGAAAGCTCTGGATAAGCCAGAGCCACCAAAGAATGGGCCGAAACCGCCAAAAGGTCCAACGCCGCCGCAAGGTGGATCACCAGCAGCAGGACAAACCCCTGCCAAGGTAACTGAGGTGTTTGCTGTAGCAGCATAAGAGGTAATGAATGAATCCGATTCAACTGGCTGAGAAGTATGATATTGACCTTTTTCATGGCGGGAAAACAGCCTGTCCGAAGTGCCGTGCAAAAGGGGAGGACAATAGCGGTGATAACCTGATGGTCTACGGGACTGACAGCGTTGGTCGCCACAAAGGTGCATTCTGCTGGGCTTGTGAATTTACAATCCCAAGTGAAGAGTGGTTTGAGGAACATGGCGTTGAAGAAGAAAAGGAGTACGATTTCGTGGGAAGCCCGTTTAATCCAGATATTCATGCAAGAATGAAAGAAACATTTACTCACGAAACCTATGGGTTCCGGGGTATCCGCACTGATACAGCCAAGTATTTTGGCATCTTGCACGGTATTGACCAGAACACTGGATTGGTAAACGAACAACTGTATCCTTGTACAATCAATTATCAGCTCACAGGTTACAAAGGCCGTAAGGTTCCTAAAGCATTCCCTGCTCCAGTGGGTGAGACTGGCAAAGAATGCGAACTGTTCGGTCAGTTTCGTTTCAAAGAACGACGTGACAAGTATTGCTTGATCGTTGGTGGTGAACTAGATCAACTCTCTGCGAGCCAGATGCTGTTCGACTATCAGGAAGGCAAGCGTAAGCCCGGTGAAGAAGCGTTCGAACGTATCCCCGTAGTCAGCTCTACCATCGGTGAAAGCGGTGCTCACAAGCAGGTAGCGGCTCAGTACGCATGGTTCAACCGCTTCGAGCGTGTGATCATCTGCATGGATCAGGACAAGGCCGGGATGGAAGCAGCCCTGAAGATCGCCAAGGCATTGCCGAAGGGCAAGGCTTACGTGATGGATATGGGACGTAAAGACCCGAACTGCTACATCTGGGATAGTGAAACACAGAAGCCAGTGAACTTTGCTCGTGAGTTTGTTAGTGCGTTCTTCAAGGCACAACCTTATACGCCAACGGGTATTGTAGGTTCTGGTACACTGATGACGGCAATCCGTCAAGCAGCAGTGGTTCCTAAGATTCCTTTGCCGGATTTCATGCACGAAGTAGAAGTACTGATGGGTGGTGGTATTCCGCTTGGAGTTATCGTAAACTTGGGCTCTGCCTCTGGTACGGGTAAATCGACAATCATTGACGAATGTGTGTACCACTGGATTTTCAACAGTCCTCATAAGATTGGTGTAATCTCTCTGGAAAGCGACTGTGCCCAATACGGTACGAAGATTCTGTCTCGCCATATGGGTCTGAAAATCGATCTGATTCCAACGGTTGAAGACAAGGTTGCATTCCTCAATAGTCCAGAAGCACAGGAAGCAAGTGATGAACTGTTCTTCAATTCGGACGGTTCGCACAGATGGCACTTGGTGGATGATCGTGACGGCTCGATTGAAGAGCTGAAAGAGATGATCATGAGCTTGATCATTCAGTGTGACTGCAAGGTGATTGTTCTCGATCCTCTGCAAGACATCCTTGATGGGATGAGCATTGACGAACAAGCTGTATTCATGCGATTCATGAAAGGGACCGTTAAGAGTCATGGTGTCACCTTCATTAACGTCAACCACGTTCGTAAGAGCAGCGGTGGACAGAAGGCCAACTCGACTGGTGCTGATATCCACGAAGAAGACTTCCAAGGCTCTAGCGCCATCTTCAAGTCTGCTGCATGCAACCTGCTGTTCACACGTAACAAAGAAGCTGAGAACGAGATTGAACGAAACGTTACTAAGCTTAAGATGACAAAATGCCGTTGGACTGGTAACACAGCTCCAGTTGCAGGACGTTACATCTACGCAAACCGTGAACACAAGATGTACGACCTGAATGATTACTTGGATCGCAACCCCGCCGTCAAAGCTGAGTACGAAGCCTTCCAAGCAGGCGAAGAAGAATAAGGTTGACAAGGGCGGATTGCTTGTGTAGAATCCGCCCATCAATTCAAAGGAGGATGTATGATTCCATTTATGAAGAAGCCGTGGGCAAGACCTAACGACTGGACGTGGGACATTGAAGCAACCAACCTGCTCAACGAAGAGACAATCGATTATGAGGCATCGCCTTATCGTCTGTTGCCGACGTACAGCACGCATTGCGTTGTATTTCAAAACCACGTAAGCGGTGAAATCATCGCGTTTCACGATGGCGATAAGTATGAGTTCGATGGTCGTGGATACTCAGAGACGATTGAAGGGGCTGTCTACACACTCGCTGAAGGTTACGAGCCTGTGGAATATACCCATCGTCAAATGAGTGAGTTGAAAGGCTTCATTCAAGAGACGACATTCAATCGTCTGGTAGCACACAACCAAATCAGCTATGACTTGCTTGCAATGAAAGCTGTGTATGGTTTTGACTACTCGATTGGGGATGAAATCCGAGACGGAGGTTTGACTACGTGGTCTAAGGATACATGGGCGGGTAAGCCTCTATCGATCTTCGATACACTTGTGGTTTCCAAGACGCTGAACCCTGATCGATATGGTGGTCACTCGCTTGATAAGCTGGCTGCTGGTGGTACGTCTGAGAAGTTCAAGTTCCGTAAAGAGATTCATGTAAGTCAGCGATTCAAACATTTTGCTGCTGACATGCTGTACTACTGTATCTTCGACGTTAAGGCGAACACAGAAGTTTACAACATGCTGATCGAGACTTATGGTCTGGATTCGATTCACGAGTTTCAGAAATGGGCGTCTGCTCTAAAACTGGAACACGCTGTAGCGGAACTGATCACTCGACAGGAGCACCGTGGGTTCTGGTTCAACATGAAAAAGGCTGAAGAAGCCTTGACGAAGTTGGATGCAATGATGGAAGAACGTCGGGTCAAGGTTGAACCGCTGCTCCCTCCACGCCCTGCAACCAAGAAGTTCATGGGTGACTACACGCCACCAGCTAAGCAGTTCAAGCAGAATGGTGAACTATCCTCGCACATGGAGAAGTTCATTGCGAAGCACGAAGGTGTTCTAGACGGTCGCACGTTGTATGTGTTCGGTCATAAGTATGATCTACCGCTGGAAGCTGGTGTTCCTCTGAAGACCACAATGCCTGCCGAGATTGGGAATACAACCCACATCAAAAACTGGCTGGTGAGCTTGGGTTGGCATCCAAACGAGTACAAAGAAAAAGACTTGACGGTCGATGACAAAAAGATTAAGCTTGACCCTGAGAAGCTTCTAATCAAAATTAACCGTTACATCGATGAAACATTTGATAGCGCGTTTAAGACACACAGATTGGAACATCTGGAAGGGTTGGGTGTAACGCCAAAGAGCGGTAAAGACTTTGTACGTCGGCAGATGCTCAAACGAGCAGAGCGACAAGGGCTCAAAGTATTGTCCAACCCGAGCTTTACAGTCGGAGCGGATAAGGAAATGTGTCCTGACCTTGAGCGTATCACTGAGCAGTTTCCTTTCACAAAGGACATCGTTGAATACCTGACGTTTAAACACCGTCGTAATAGTATTCTCGGTGGTGGTCAAGACTGGGAAGACCCAGACGAAGAACCTGAGAAGGGTTACATGGCTGGTGTACGTCCTGATGGTCGTATCGCTACTCCCGCAGACACCTGTGGAGCCGCTACAAGCCGTTTTAAGCATCGTAAGGTGGCTAACGTACCCCGAGTTACCTCTTTGTTCGGCAAAGAGCTGAGAGAGCTTTTTGGAGTCGCTGTAGGCTACTTCCAGATCGGGTATGACTTTGACAGCTTGGAAGCACGAGTAGAGTCAGCATACTGCTACATGTACGATGCTGAAGGTAAAGCGTACTGCAAGTCTTTGATGTTGGAGAAACCGTTTGACGTTCACACAATGATGGCTCAGGCTATCAGCAAGATCATTGGTACTGACTTCGGTCGTTCACCAGCGAAGAACGTTAAGTATGGTGCCACGTATGGTGCTCAAGCTGCGAAGATCGCCAAGACCATCGGCTGTTCATTAGAGATTGGCCAGATGATCTTCGATGCATTCTGGGATACTGCATTCCCACTCAAGACGTTGAAGGATGCTCTACAGAAACAATGGGAGGCAAACGGTAAGAAATACATCATCGGGATTGACGGGCGTCGTGTTCCAACACGTAGTGCTCACGCAATCTTGAACAGCCTGTTTCAGTCTGGCGGTGTTATCTGTGCCAAGCGGGCAATGGTGTTGCATGATCGGAAGCTGAAAGCTGAAGGTTTGTCTGTTGACTTCTTCTTGGATGACTGGAAGAGCAAGACGTTCTGCCAGCAAATGATTGCGTATCACGACGAAGCACAGTTGGAAGCCTCGGCTTCTCTGTTCAAGTTCAAGACATTCCCGTATTCCTCTGTAGCTTTTGCAGATGGTAACTTCGATGAGAAGGCTGCTGATAAGATTCTCAAGAAGCAAGCACAGGATTATAAGGATGAAGTGTTTGCAAGTACAGGCGAGGTGTGGTCTGACATCTCTCACAATGACCGTGGGTTCTACGTGGCCTACTGCCGTGCTGGTGTACTCGCAACAGACGCTGTGCGCGAAGCTGGACAGTTCTACGCTGCCCCAGAAGGGATTGATGCTGCTGTAGCTCCCGTATTGCTGGACTTGACGGCTGGATACATTGTCGAAAAGAGTTGGGCTGGTTGCCACTAAGGCGCAAATAGGGGCTTGACAAAGCCCCAAATCGATGTACAATGAACACATACCAAACGAAATAGGAGGAATAACCGTGTCCGTAAATCAAAGTGTTAACCCAGAAGTTGTAGAAGGTGCCCGAGTTCTAATCATCGATGGTGGTTACAATTATGATGCGTTCTTCGAGCTAGATCAGAGCCTCTTTGGTAAAGAAGGGACTGTTAAATATGTAGACCGTTCTTACACCATCTACCAACCAGATGCCACTGTACGTTTCGACGATGGTAGATCTGCTCAGGTAGAACTGCAACATTTGCAAGTTATCGAAACAATTCCTGTACAAGTTGAACTGCCTTTCGATTTGATCGAAGAAGCCAAATCAACTCCGCGTGTCACCTATCTCTACGTTGTTGAAGACGAAGATGGTGTATACGGCAAGACATTCGACCGTGACCATGCCCGAGAGTTGAAGGCAAGTTACGGCGGTAAGAAAGCTGGCGTGATCATTACTGCTTACGCTGCTGTAAAAGAGATTCGTTAATTCGAATCAACCCAATGAGGGTCAAGTGACCCTCCATTTTGAAAACTTAGATAGGAGAAATACAATGGCTGATTTTAAACTGAACATCACTACTTCCAACCAAACCGAAGGCAAAGGCCGTAAGGTTGTCGATTGGGATGCAATGAACGCACACGTCGTCGAAGCTGCTGGCACTGCTGGTAAGATTCGTTCCATTCCGGGCGTAATCTCGGGCGTTTATGACCTCGGTGAACAAAAGCTGGAAGATGCTGCGATCCCGGTAACTGATGAAAAGTTCCAAAAAGCTTTCCCTGAGTTCGATGGTTCTGAGGCTCAACAAGATATCGTTGTTGCAGCTTATGCACACAAAACCAATGCTCGATTTGAAAAAGTTGATAACAAACTTTGCCTGCGTTATGTACAGAACCCTGTGCAGCAAGTAGCAATCGCTGTAGACTTCCCACAGATTCTCGTGGACAAAGGTCAGTTCTTCGGTAACTCGAAGCCTCTGCCTCTGCGTCTGCTCTACAACGGTGAGTTCACTACACCGGGCGACAAGACCAAGATTGTTGGTCGTCCATTCAACCTGCGTGATACCAAGCACGACGTTGGCAACAACAAGAGTGTCTGGGCATTCGCCAAGAACAACGGCCTGCACCGCTTCGCTGAAGCTGCTGAGCTGCTTGACGAACACGGCCTGTTCAACAAGGAACGTGTTGGTGAGTTGATCGGTAAAGTTGTACAGTTCCAAGTGCGAGTATGGATGAAGCCAGCAAAAACTGGTGACAAGAAGTTCTTCACTGAAGATATCAGTCTGGTAGGTATTGTTCCAGAAGGCGTTGCGAAGCCGGAAGTTCCAGAAGGCATTTTGCACATGATCAATCTGCACGGTGAGAACGATCCAGACGCAGTGAAACAAATGCGTGTAAGCATCAAGAACACCATGAAACGTGCTCTGAACTACGACACCAGCTCTCTGAAGCCAGTGTTCGAAGCTGAAGCTGCCTCTTACGGCAATAAGCCAGCAGAGACTGCTGTACAAGCTGCTGTCAAGGCTGCTGAAGTAACTCCGGTCGCTGTAGATTTCGATTCGGACATTCCCTTCTGAGAATGATTCTCATCTGTAAAGCTTGTGGGGCTGAAAAGCCCCACGATGCCTACTACGCAAATGATAAAACTTGTAAGGAATGTCGTAAGGCAAGAGTAAGAGCCAATCGTCTAGAAAAGCTTGAACAGTACACAGCCTACGAGAAAAGCCGAGCAATGGACCCAGAGCGTGTGGCAGCACGAAGAGCTTATATCCAGACGGATGCTGGCAAGGCATCGAAACGTAAAACAACGTTAAGATACCGAAAAGATAATCCAAAGAAGTACGCTGCCCATAGTGCAGTAAACAACGCAGTACGTGACGGCCTGTTGACAAACCCCGGAAACTGTGTAGAATGTGCCTCAGAGTTCGCAGTTGAAGCACACCACGATGACTACGACTTACCACTAACTGTACGCTGGCTTTGTTCTGAATGCCATAAACGATGGCACGCTGAGTATGGTGAAGCACTTAATGGAGGGTAACAAATGAAAGATCAAATCCTGAAACAGTTCGACGCACTGATGAGCCACTTGAATTCTGAAGAGAATGGTATGGCTGAAGAGTTCCGCAATGAACTGAAGAAAGTCTTCAAGACCAAAACGATGTACCTTGTCGCCGGTGGTACAGATGGCTATGTAAGCATCAACTACACACTCGACGAACAGGAAGCAATTGCAATGATCGAAGAAGACCCCGAAAGTTACGGCGGCATGGATTCTGGCCCTGAATCAATTGAAGTTCCAGTTTGGCTGTATACCACATGATCTGGCTATTCGGATTGATCACAGGCTTAGCCTTCGACTTGCCAGCATGGTATTGGATCATGGGATTCTTCATGGCATTACTGACAACCCCAATTGAATAAGGAGAGCAACATGACTGAAGAAGTACAACGCGTTACCCTCACAGAACAACAACTGGCTGATCGTTTGGTAGAGCTGATGACTGACGCACTTAAAACTGCTGCTGACATCAAACAAATCAAAGCTGATGCAAAATTCCACAAGGATAAAAACCCAACTGGCATTCCAGCGGCTGATGTGGCCCTGATTGCGAGTGCGGCAAAGATCGAAGCGAATCTCGCCTTTGACGAGTTCAAAGAAAAGAACGCTGCCGTAACAGCCAAATACACTGAGCTGTTCGACTAATAATTAGAAAGACCATCTGGCGCCCTTGTGGCGCCATTCTTGTTTATGGAGGCTGATATGACAGAAGAGGTAATCGGAATCTTGGATGCTGACAGTATTGCTTATAAAGCGGCTGCTGCCAACGAAGTTAAATCCATCAAATCGAAGCACATTGAGAAAGGTGTGATCGAAGAGTGGAAGAACCGCACTGAGTTCAAGAAGTATTTGGCAACAACCGATCATACAATTGATATGTATGAAATCATCGATCATGCTGAACCCAAACATCTTAGCTATGCACAGAGCACAGTGAGTTCAATGATTCAGAAAGCACAGAATGAAATGCGTGCAAACAAGCTGGAGATTTACATCTCTGGTAAGGATAACTTCCGAGATTTCATCCTACTCCCTCAAGCTTATGTGCAACAGAATGCAACGTACAGTACAATCGGTGGACGCTACAAGAGCAACCGTGACGGCACGGCACGTCCAGTGCTGCTAGGAGCCCTCAGACAGTGGATGATAGACGAGTTAGGAGCTGTTGTAGTAGATGGTATGGAAGTGGACGATATGTCGTCTATTCGAGCTTATGATGGCGCTAAGGGCAATCAGAAGATCATCCAATACACATCTGACAAAGATGCTGGGCAATGTCATGGTTGGCTTCACAACCCAGATAAAGATGATAAGCCACGATTCATTACTGGACTTGGAGAGATTTATAAAGATGAGAAAGGAAAAGTGCGTGGTCATGGTCGGATGTTCCTATACTACCAAATTCTGGCTGGAGACAAGGTTGACGGGTATCGCCCAGTTGACATCCTTGACATCAAGACACAGAAAGCTGGCGGTGGAAAAGTACAATATGGTGACATCGCTGCACTCAACTGCCTGAAAGATTGCAAGACAGATAAAGAATGTTGGGAAGCTATTTACAAACAGTATCTTTCTTGGTATCCTGAGCCACTTCGTTACACAGCTTGCAATGATATCGACTACGATGCAGATGCCTTGAGCATTATGCAGATGTACGTTGACTGTGCATTCATGAAGCGTTGGGCTGATGATCGAATCATTGTGAAGAATGTCTTGACTAAGTTGGGCATTCTATGAGAGACTTCGAGTCTTGGTTTGAAGAGCTAGTTGAACTGGCATATGAGTCCTCTGGTCGAGTCGGGAAACTGGTTGACAGAGCGGCGTTTATGTACGAAGATTACTTCGAGTTCGGAATGAGTCCTGCTGAAGCGTTGTTCGCTGAGTGGGGCATCTAATGAATCAGCCGTGGATTGAATATCCTCATATCTGGAAGACTGAAGCGGCGTTCTTAAGCTTTGTTCGAGGGGGCATTCGCCGTGCCCTTTGGAACAAGAGCCCCATTAAGTTGGAGTTCTTGAAAGCTAATCGGAAACGGGTGAAGAATCCAGTTGCCAAGAATGCCGTAAGGTTCCCAGAAGTTTGGGGTGGTACGTGCTACCAATGTAAGAAAGATTTCGCACTAAAAGATATTGAGGTGGATCACCTCACAGGAGAATACTCACTACGCAAGCTGGAAGACCTCCAGTCGTTTGTAGAGGGTATTGCGTGCGTGTCTGCAAAAGACCTCGGACTAATCTGCAAACCTTGCCACAAGGCTAAGACATACGCTGAACGTAGTGGTATGAGCCACGAAGACGCAATCATTGAGAAACAAGCGATTGTTATCTGTAAACTTCCTGTAAAAGAAGTGAGAACGTTTATCAGTGAGAATGGTATCGCCCCCGCCAGCACGGCTAAAGGCCGCAGAGCACAAATCGTAGACATTTTGAAAAGGAGTATTTAATGGACTTGCAACTAGCCATCCAGAGTTACATCTTCAGTTTGATGATGATGAATAAAATCCCAATGACTCAAGAAAGATTGTACTGGCTGAGAGCACGAGCTGAAAGCGCTTTCAATTATGAGCTAGGAGACTACGGAGTGGAAATCACTCCAGACCTAAATGATCGCAGTATTAAAGTGGAGGTTGTAAAATGAGTAATTGGAAACTAGAAGCACGTCAGTATTGGGAAGATGGTATGAGTCAGCGTCAGATTGCAAAACGTCTTGACGTACCCCGCTCCACCGTGGGAGACTACATCCGCAAGCTTGGTAGTGTTCCTTACGATTCTGCCCCGTTGCTGGAAGGGCCAAAGATTCTGTTCATCGACATCGAAACCAAGCCGATTCTTGGGCATGTGTGGCGCTTGTGGGACCAGAACGTAGGACTGAATCAGATTCAAGAAGACTGGAGCATCCTGAGCTTCTGTGCTAAATGGAAAGGAACTGAAGAAGTTATCTACATGGACTTGGAAGGTCAAGCAGACTTCGAAGATGATAGCATTCTGTTGGATAGCCTATGGCGTCTGCTGAATGAAGCTGACTTCGTTGTTGGTCAGAACTCCAAACGTTTCGACGTGAAGAAAATCTTCGCACGGTTTATTCTGAATGGCCTACCAAAGCCTTCTCACTTCCGTCAGATTGACACAATGGAGATTGCCAAGCGTCAGTTTGGATTCACCAGCAACAAGCTTGAGTACATGACAGACAAGCTTTGCACCGTGTACAAGAAGAAGAAGCACCAAAGCTTCCCCGGTCACACGTTGTGGGCTGAATGCTTGAAGGGTAATCCTCTCGCATGGGCTGAAATGAAAGACTATAACATCTACGACGTATTGTCACTGGAGGAACTATATGACATCCTATCGAGCTGGGACGACAAGCTCCCGAACTTCGATGTTTATGTCGATGGTATTTTGGATATGTCTGTGTGGGTTGAGGATGGATTCCACTATAGTAACTTTGGTAAGTACCAAAGATATCGTAATACCGAGACAGGTGTACAACGTCGTTCTCGTGTAAACGAGTTGAGCAAAGAAAAGCGTAAGACGCTGCTTTCCAACATCATGTAAATATCGTTTGACAATCAAGGGGTTAGCCAGTAGACTAGCCCCTCAATCTATAAAAGGAGAATCAAAATGATGCAACTCATCGACCTACCAAAAGAATCTGACCAACTGAAGGCTGAAGTAATGCGCCTACTATTCGCAAGCTACGCCACTGACGACCGTACCTTTGATGGTAACGAAACATTCGAAGCGTTGCCTATCGTTCTGCGTGAAGTCGCAGATATCTTCGACCAAATCACTGCGGAGGGTTAATCATGGAAGCTAGAGATTTTGTATATTGGATGCAGGGCGCTCTGGAATTGGGTCAGCTTAAAGAGCTGAATGAAACTCAAGTCAAGATTGTTCAAGACCATCTGAACTTGGTTCTGAAGAAAGTCACTCCAACCTATAACACCCCACAAATGCCTAGTATTGGTATCCGCCCATTTGCACCGGGTCAACATCAAATTCATGATGCGGTGTGCTAATGGCTGAGAATATCGAGGCACTAGCAAGCGAGGTTGTGGATCAAGCGGCCTACGAGCGTCTACAAGAGTTTGTGCTGAGTGAATTCCCCGACGACAAACTCATGCAAGGATATCTATGCATGCGTGTCCTGTCCGCTCAATTAGAGCGTCTGATGGGCATTCCATTCGTGCAGGTTGAAATTGATTTTGAAGGAGGTGAAGAATGAGACCAACTAAAGAGCAACTGATGAGCATGCCTAACGGTACAGCGGTTCGTGTCCTCTCCGACATGCTGAACAAGTATGAAGAGGGAGACATCATCTTCCGACTGAAAAATCCCGAGGATGATTACGATTCGTGTAAATTTACTAATGAGTTTGGAGTGGAAAACTTCATGCAGGCTCAGGAAGTCGAGCTGATCGAAGAGCATCGTGTCTGTGGCACTATCGCACGGCCTGTACTTGAAGAGCGTAAGGTTGGCAAGATCGCAATCGAACTTTTTGATGAAGGCTTCCCGAATGCTGTAATGGCTATCGGTGAAGTGATGACATGGGCTGCCGAGAACAAAGGCTACAAACCTCATGACTGGAAGAACCTTCCAAACCCTGATACTGCCTTCCTCGCTGCTGGCTCTCGACACCGCATGAAGCGTCACATTCAACGTGCCGATGGTGTCAATCATATTGATTGTGTAGACGAAGAGTCCAACCTGTTGCACTTGGCACACGAAGCCTTCAATGTGTTGGCTCAGCTTGAGCTGGTAATCACAAATCGTATTCAATAAGGCTTGACGTGAATCTGGATGTGGAGTAGAATTACTCCCATCCAATCACATAAGGAGGTAATGTCGTGTCCGCAATAGATTTCACATCTGGGATTACAGCGAAAATCATAGCCTATTCACGGGCTCCAAACGGACAATTGATCGTCACGTTTGAAATCGAATATCAACGGTTCATCCACGGTGAACTAATGACCCATCGTCTTTTCAGTCGCAACGCTGCAAGCTCTCGGGCTATCCCTGTTGCAACAATCATCAAACAAGTGCGGGATAACCCCGCGACACCGATTCATTGGGGTAAAAACCAATCTGGCATGCAAGCCAAAGAACAACTGAAAGGCAATAGCCTATATGATGTTCAAGAGTTGTGGCTTGAAGCTGCATGGCGTGCTGCTCACGTAGCTGAACTTATGAGCGAAGAAGGCTGCCACAAACAAGTGGCTAACCGCATTCTTGAACCATTCCAATGGATGAAGACCGTAGTTACAGCGACGTGCTTTGAGAATTGGTTCTGGCTTCGTGACCATGCTGACGCACAACCTGAAATTCGTGCATTGGCTGTTGCCATGCTTGAGCAACTTGATTCGCACACTCCGTCTGACTTGAAGCCGGGTGAGTGGCATGTTCCGTATGTCGAGACAACTAAAGACTTTGCTGGTAAGATCATGTATGTTGGTGAGTCTACCAAAGACGATCCACTTGCAGTGCCTGATGTTGACACAGACCGTTACATGCGAATCTACACACTTGAAGAAGCTCTGGCTATCTCTTCTAGCTGCTGTGCCCAAGTGAGTTACCGTAAGCTGGATGATACACTTGAAAAGGCTCAGATGGTGTACAAGCGCCTCGTGGACAGTGAACCTGTGCATGCCTCACCATTCGAACACCAAGCAACTCCAATGAAACGTAATGCTGACTTCCGAAACAAGGGAATCACACACAAAGATCGTGCTGGTCACTTCTGGAGCGGTAACTTTATCGGATGGATTCAGCACCGTCAACTCATTCAAAATAACGTAGCTCCACGCCGTAAGGGGAAATAACATGCAACGAAATATCGCAGAAGGTAGTCGCGAAACAGATTACAATTTGAGCTTCCATGATCTATTCCTTGTGGATGGATTCAAAGAGGCTTATGAAAGCCAGAACGTTAAAGTGTTTGAAGCAATCCTCAAGACCAACGGTATGGAAGTTGATCTTGGTTATGAGTTAGTTGCTAGCACACACCGAACAATCAACAACATCCTTTACACAGGTATTCGAGTGCAAGGCTTTGAACGTACTGATCCGGCTTGGATTGCTACAGGTTGTGCAAGTATTGATGCTCAGATTCGTTCTGTCAAAGATGCTGAAGTAAGAACACACCTTCGTCGCATGAGCTACGTTGGAACACAAGACAAGATGATTGAGGACTGAAGTCCTCTGTATTTCAGACTAAGGAGTATTACTTGACACACGAAGCCCAATATCTAGGAATTACCATTGACTACAGCCGTGACCGGAACATCCCCGAACAAGGCTTGGCAATGCTCACAGGTAAGGGCTTCTACAAACGTGAACACGAGAACAGTCCGCAGGAAACCATCGCACGTATGGCGACCTGCTTCTCGTTCGGTGACTATGCCTTTGCTCAGCGTATCTACGATTACGCGAGCAAGCAACACTTTGTAGGAGCTTCCCCTGTACAATCAAACGCTGTAGACATCATCTGGCCTGAATTCCGTGAGGATCAGTTTCAAGAAGCTGGGGACTGGCTCGAAGCTAACGTCAAACCAGACGGTATGCCTATCTCTTGCTTCCTGAGTATGATTGCAGACTCTAAGGAGGGTCTGAGAGAGGCGCTGGCTGAATCTCTTGAGCTGAGCATGGTTGGGGGTGGCGTCGGCCTCTATGCGGCTCAGAGAGCCCCAGATGAGAAGTCTACTGGCATCATGGCACACAGCAAGGTGTATGACGCTGTAACGATTGCCTATCGACAGAGCCGAACCCGACGTGGTAGTATGGCAATGTACGCTGATGACAGCCACCCAGAGATTCGTCCATTTCTCCAGATGCGGAACCCGAGTGGTGGTAGTCCAGATCAGAAAGCATTCAACCTAAACAACGGCTTGAACGTTACAGACGCATTCATGCATGCTGTGATCAAGGGTGAGCAATGGGAGCTGATCGATCCGAAGCATGGTCCAACTGGTCGCTTCGAGAACGCTCGTGAGTTGTGGGATGAGTTGATGGATGTCCGCAAGGATACCGGCGAGCCTTACATGTTGTTCATCAACACTGTAAACCGTAACTTGCCAAAGCAGATTACAAACCCACGTTACCAAGTTCACCAGTCTAACTTGTGTTCTGAAATCACGCTGAGAACATCGTTCAAGCGTACCGCTGTGTGCTGCCTGTCTTCGCCAAACGCTGACAAGTTCCATGAGTGGAAAGACACCAACATGATCGCTGACCTTGTTCGCTTCTTGGACAACGTGCTAGAATACTTCATTCGTCTTGCTCCTAAGAGTCTGAAGCGTGCTATCCACTCTGCTCGTAAAGAGCGGGCACTGGGTATTGGATTGATGGGATGGCACTCGTACCTACAACGTAATAGTATTCCGTTCGAAAGCGGTGGTTTCAACAGCAACATTCAACACACGAATATGGTACACTCTCACATGAAGCGTCAAGCTCATGCAGAAAGCCTACGTCTGGGTGCTCTGAGAGGTGAGGCACCTGATTGCGAAGGCTCCGGCTACCGTAATAGTCACTTGTTCGCAATCGCCCCTAACGCATCTTCTAGCTCGTTGGTGAACGTGTCCCCGAGTCGTGAGCCTTGGGCTGGCCTGTGCTTTAACGCTCAAGGTCGTGCTGGATCATACTTGATTAAGAACCCGCACTTCGAGAAGTTGTTGCAGGCGTATGGTCAAGACACACCAGAAGTTTGGAAGCAAGTGATGTTGGATGAAGGTTGTCAGAATCTAGACTTCCTGAGTGAACACGATAAGCTGGTATTCAAGACTATCCGTGAAATCAATCCGATGTGGATCATTGAAGCTGCTGCTGCTGCACAGCCTCATATCTGCCAAAGCCAGAGCGTGAACATTTATGTTCGTCCTGATATCACACGTCAGGAAATGACGGATATTCACATCTTTGCTTGGGCCAAAGGCTTGAAGAGCTTATACTACTGCCGTTCTTCGGCTGGTACAAAGGTGAAATTAGGTGACGGTGGTGACAAGCCATTGAACGCTGCACCTGTGAAGTTCAAGATTGAGTTCAATCAAGAGACGTGCCTTTCGTGTGAGGGCTAATTGAAGGGGCTTCGGTCCCTGTTTTAAGGAGAATTATGAGTATTTTTGTAGAGAGCAAGGCATATCGTCCTTTCACTTATCCTTGGGCTGCTGAAGCGTCTAAACGCCAGAGCCAAGAGCTGTACTGGCACACAGGACAAATTCAAATGGTTGACGACGTTGCACAGTATCATAGTGCTGACGGCCTGAAGACCAAGACAGTTTCACACGATGTAAACAAGTACATCATCAAAACCCTACTGTGTATGTTCACTGAGCTAGACCGTACAGTAGCAACGGGTTACAGTAACATCATCAATTACGTGAAGAACAACGAGATTCGTAATGTTCTGATTGAACAGATGGCTAAAGAGGTAATGCACCAACGGGGTTATGCTCTTGCTGCTGAGAACTTTGGTTTCTCTGATAGTGAGTGGTCTGGTTTCCTTGAGTATAAGGAAATGCGGGACAAGATCGACGCCATGAGTGAGACTCTACATGAGCCGACAGACCGTGATGAATTCAAGTTTGCTGTGGGACTTGGTCAGATTCTATTGGGGGAAGGGCAAGGCTTGTACGCTGCCTTCATGTGCCTTCTGAACTACAAGCGTTCTGGCATCATCATGGGCTTCAACGACGTCAACCAATGGTCACTGACTGATGAACAGGAACACGTAGAGAATAACATCCGCATTCTGGCCCACGCACGTCAAGATTTGACTGAGGTTGAGAACGAACGTCTGGATCGTATTCTGCGTGCCACTGCCCGCAAGTATAAGGAAGCTGAGCTGCGTCTGATCGACTTAATCTTTATGCATGGCGAGCAGGAAGACTTGACCAAGGAACAGGCTTACGAGTACATGGAGTTCCTTGAAGAGCTGCGTCTGAATGAGCTTGGCCTTCGTAGTCGTGTACGCCCAAACCCTCTGGAATGGATGGATTGGATGCTCTCTGGAGCCCGTCAAGACAACTTCTTTGAGAAGAAAGTGACTGACTACTCTCACACTGGCTTGCCGGGTGAAGTGGATTACACAAGATATTCGCATTTGGTGGTTGACACAAAGCTGTAAACCTGTAGAATGGCCTCCATCGCTTAGCAGCCTTGGAGGCTTTTTCATGTATTACATCCGCACTGATACAGGCATTATGATTGCAAAGGTTGACAACGTTGTAGCAGGGTGTATGATGCGCCAATGTAAGGGTGAATGGGTCGAGAAGAAATTCACCACAGGAGCTAAACCAGTGTACGTCTTCATCGAAGATTTCACATATGGTGACTCAATTATCAAGCTCTGCCTCTGGGTAGGCTTCTATCTAGTAAAGGAGTAAAGAATGTTGAAGCCGATTACCCGAGAAGAAGTGAACGCAGCCAAAGCTGAACGGGGATTCCCCGACTTCGTGATCCAAGCATTCAACGAATGCATTCTCGAAGCTAAGATCAAAAACACAACCACTGTAAAGCAAGACGATGTGATTGCGAAGATTGTAGCTGCAAGTGGTGAAACTCGGAGTTCGATCTACGAAAAGCATTGGCTTGATGTTGAAGACCATTATCGTGCTGCTGGATGGATTGTTACTTACACTAAGCCAGCTTACAATGAGTTTTTCGAAGCTTACTTTACTTTCAAATAGGAGTTGACAATGTTAGTAGTACAATGTATCCTTTGGGTCACAAATATGGCTCTGGCTTGCTCTGACAGTAACCGTATCTGGCCTGCGAACTTGTTCGCAGCTCTGTTCATCACTGCAACAGTTGCAAGTCAGGGGTTGTAATGATTGTATTCATCATCGGATTCATCTTGACCATGCTGAACAGTAATGGTATCCTGCTGTCCCCTGAGAAGTACATCCCACTGCACTGGATCGGTATTATCGTAGGCTGCTTGCTAATGGCACAGTCTGTAAATCAATTAGTTTAAGGAGGATTCAAATGCGTCTGGAAGATATTAAAGTAGGTCAACGGGTTCAAGCGGCAGAATGTTCGCAACTGTTTGGAAGCCGCAACGATAGTAAGTACGGCGAAGTGACCGAAATCGATGAAGAAGCTGAGCAAGTTTGGGTTCGCTTTGATGATGGTGCTCTGGACTACGGCAGATTTGACGATATCCGTCTGGTGCAGGATGTGGTTGTTGAACCAGCCCCGCTTGAAGAGCCTGTGGTTGTAGATGAGTGGCGTCAGATGTACATGAGCACCGTCGGTAGTGCTGTTGCATCGCTGCAAGCTATCTGCTACAATGCCAACGTCAAAGCTGGCTGGTGGCACGACCTGAACACAGGCGAAGCTTTTGATCCTGTGAAGGTTGGTCCTGAGAAGATCGCACTGATGCACTCAGAACTCTCTGAAGCTCTTGAGGGCTTGCGTAAAGGCTTGCAGGATGATAAGCTGCCTCACCGCCCAATGGCTGAAGTAGAAATCGCTGACTGCATCATCCGATGCCTTGACTGGTGTGGTGCGATGGGTTATGATGTCGGTGGTGCAATCGTGGAGAAGCTTGAGTACAATGCGAATAGAGCTGACCACAAAATCGAGAACCGTCTTAAAGACGACGGCAAAAAGTTCTAATCAAAAAGGAGAATCAAATTGATTTACAACGAAGCTGATGCTGTACAACGTGTAGCAGAAAACTGCAATGCAATCCAAGCACTGTACGCTGAGATTCGCGCTCTGAGCGACTACCACGATATCGAAGTGGAACTGCGTATTCCAACTCAAGATGGCCCGTGGGCCAATACAATTGATGCGGACTACAACAACGACTCTTGGTCGTCTAGCAACTGCTAATCAATCACTCACAAAGGAGAACTACTATGTCTTTCGACCGTAACGAAACCCGCACTACTCTGGAAACCGTTGTACTTGGTGGCGTTGAACTGCGCCAAGTTGAAGTGGCTTACAACTACAAGCCCTACAGCCGCACTGGCGACGCTGAAGTGTCCCGTCACACCTATAAGCATCTGGAGTTCGACGGTGAAGGTCTTGATGGCCTGAACAACGCTCGTATCATCCTTGAAGCTCTGGCTCAGATGGACGAACTTACTCTGGCAGACTACAACCTTGAGCAACTGGTGGAGATTGTTGAAGAGCAAGCTTCTGAGATTGCTGAAGACTTGGAAATCCACTTCATCTATGACCGTGACGGCTCGAAGCGTGAGTACACTCCGCGTTCGCTGTGGTCCCCGTCTGGTGGCTGTGAGTGGGAAGAGTCTGCCTCTGAATACGATTACGGTTGGGACTTGTAATGGACGCTCGTGAACTGAAGAAGGACATAGAAAAGCTGCTTGGTCAGGCACAAGCTCTTGTGCATGAGGCTGAAGCTATTGCAGATGAGCATGGTTTGACGTTCTCTCTGGACATTGGTGGTTATGGCATGGGTGGCTACTACGACCCCAATGATCGAGAGGACCAATGGGGTAACGATAATGGTGGATGGCACGCATCTAGCCAAAGCTGTTAAGACAGAGCCCGCTTCGGCGGGCTTTTCTGTGGGAGATAGAATGACAATAGATGAAATCAAGCGTGACGTGGCTAAAAGCCTCAAGGATTACTGCAAGAGGGCTGGCTTCACTCAGAGTGAGTTTGCATTTCTCACAGGCACAACACAACCAAGAGCTTCACGTGTATTTAATCTGAATCTCGACACAATATCGCTTGACAGTTTGTTCAAGATGGTAGAGAATCTGGACCTCAATGTAACCCTCACAATAGGAGAATAAGATGCAAAGCTTCAATAGCAAACTAGAAGTCGGTATGCAAGCCATGGTCATTGGCTGCAAGCAGCCTAAGAATTCATGGGTTATCGGTAAGATGGTAACTATTGAAGCTTTGTGTCAGAAGGGCGAGAATGTTCCTGATGAATTCCTAAGCGAACAGTTCAAGGCTGAGGATAGTGATCGCACTCCGTTCCTGTCTAATGTTGCAATCGTTCGGGGTATCCACGTAAACACTTCGATCCTTTTTAATCACGCAGTTATCAATGAAATGTATCTAATGCCCTTGCCACCTCTGGACGATGATGCTATCATCTTCGCCAATGAAAACGTAAAGGAGACTGAGAAATGCTCGTAGTCGGCAGCCAAGCAATGAAGCACCACTTCCCAGAAGCTGGCATCATCCCACGTGATACCGATATCATCGGTACAATGGATGAGTTCCGTGAGTGGAGCCGTACCTTCGCGAAGGGTGACATCATCATCTGTAAGCCTCTGAGTGCCACCAAGATGCACGTTCGCACCAAAGACGGATGGAACTATGAGTTCGAGATTGCGACGGCTGGTAGCAGCTCTGAGAGGCTTCTAGACTACTTCGATCTAGGCCAAACCTATGCACCAACATGGGTTTTACTATTCCTGAAGATGAGCCATCGGTTCCGCAGGAACTCCCCACACTTCTTGAAGACGATGCGTGATATCCAGTTCCTTCGTGCTGCTGGTGTAACGATGGGTACTGAGTTGGAAGAGCTGCTTCCTCAAAGGGAAGCTGAGACATACACTTACGCACATCCGAAGCTGGATGTGAGCAAGAGTGCGTTCTTCGATGGTGATGGTGTTCCGTACATCTATGACCACGACTCGATCCACCTGACTCAAGCTTTGTGTGTACGACAGCGTTGGGTGAGAACTGGTGGCCCTTCTGTAGCTGGTAAGCTTGTGAGCTATGGCAAAGAGGAAACCATTCACACTCCTGCCTACACCTTCTATATGAAGGAAGGTTCTGAGGTGATGACCAGCAAGGAGAAATTCTTCAGCATGCCTGAGAGTATCCGCTTGGCTGGTGTGTATGAAGAGAGCTGCGTGCTTGCTCTGGAACGTTCTCAGATTCCCTTTCCAGAGGCTAGCCCTCGTAAGAGTTTTGAGTACGCACTGATGAAGGTATGTACCTCTATCACTTCTGGTTGGTTCCGCGAATTTGCTTGGGAGAATTATGATAATGTGCTTGACATCTACGAGAAAGAAGGCGAAGATGGCTACCTCAAACGCTTCAACGCAAACAAACACTTACTGAAACCATATGAAGGGAGTTATTAATGGACATCCGCCCAACGAACATCTGTGCTATGAGTGTATTCAAAGTTGAAACTGAGAACTACATCTACCACTTTCCAAGTTCTGAGCAAATTCTAGCTGCCTTCCAAGGTCTGGGTGGTATTGATACTCAACTGATGCGTATGTCTTCCATTGTCACTGAGAAGAGTGCAGGGCGTTACGTCAAACACCGGGCTGTAAGCCACGAGGTGGCAAACCTCATTAAAGGTTTGAGCCAAGAAGACATCGACCACATCCGTAGCAACTAAAGCTTGACAGTATAACCAAATAGCCTCAGAATAGCCCCAACGAAACGAACAATACAGGAGATACACAGATGGCCGATCCAACCTTTGACCTTTACGTTGCAAAGAAAATGTCGTCTAAGGCAAGCAACGCAAAGGATCGTGGTATCGAGTTCAACTTGACCTTCGCTTCCATGCGAAACCTCCTGTCTGCCAAGAAGTGTTACTATACAGGCTTGCCGATGACCAAGCCAACGGGCGTCAAGCAGGTTGGTTCTGACCTCACTATCGACCGTATCGATGCTTCGAAGGGCTATATCAAGGGTAATGTGGTTGCTTGCTGCTATGCCGCAAACCAACTGAAGAGCCAAGTGGAAGCTGCTGGTCTTGAAGGTATCAAGATGGGTGCGCGTGTATTCAACCGCACAATCAAACGTATGGAGGCTAAGTGATGCTTGACCCAAAAGATGTTATCATCGAGGACTTGAAACGTACGCTCTCGAAGCTTGAACGGTCATTGAGAATGGCAGGCAGTATTGAGTTCCAGTGCTATCACAACGCCCGTGATCGAGAACTAGCTGGAGAGTTTCTTAAGATGGCTAACGAAGCTCAAGAGTCCCTTAACTTTGCAATCCAATTGGAGCATAATCTATAATGAAACCACAGAGCCGAGAATGTCCGGGTTGTAACAAGCCAATGCTTGACGGTCAAACCTTCAACGGTTTGCTGCAATGTCACTGGGATTGTCAAGATATAGTCAAGGAGAAGATGGGTCAGCAGAATGCAGACGATCTGATTCAATTCCGAATCAATGCACGACTGGCTCAGGATGGTATTGACTCTGGGCACCGCCTATTCAAGTTGTTAGGAGGTAGTGTATGATTTGGACATATTGTGTAATAGCTTGGTTTGTGATAGGTTTGTTAGCTGTAGCTTGGTGTCTGTACACTGAATTTAATCCAACAGAAGACTTCACTCTACAAGACTTGGGCATGGTGTTGGCAACCATTTGCCTCGGCCCAATCTTTGCAATCTGGTACATCATAGAGATAACCCCTAATGTCGTGTTGATTAAAGGGAGAGTTCGAGATGAACGTGGCAGAGCTAATTGAGTGGTTGAAAACAATGCCGCAAGATGCTAAGATTCAAGTCTTGAGTCATAGCAGTGGTGGCAGTTATTACGATCAAGGTGGTAACTGTTGCATTGAAGACTTCCATACCCATGTTGAATATCAGCAATGGAAAGATGTGGGTGATACGTCAGAAGTAGACTACATCTATGGCCTGCACTTTGAGCTGTCTAAATTCAAGGGTGAATACGAACTTCAATTGGGAGTAAAAGATAAGTGAGTGAGCTTTATAAGTACCAAGCTGGGCAGTTGAATACATGGGTTGAGGTTTATGTTGCAGATGAGGAAATGGAAAAGACCATTGAAGCTGCGAAGTTGTTGGCCTACCTTGAGAAACATCTTGGTCGTCGCGACTTCAACGATATGATTGCAATGGCTGAAGAGCGGGAGGAAATGGATAGTGACGACTGATCAAAAGCTGGCCCACATTCGCTGGTACATCGTTGAAGTGGGCAGGAGCAGCAACAAGGAAACAAAGAAGCACTGGATCAGTATGGCTCGCGGAGCTGCTGGTGCATGGTTTGCAGATATGACAATCACCCATGAACACTTCAAGGGGTTTGAAACGGAATTGAACGATCTAGTGGAGGAAACATTTTGAAGACGATTTTAAGTATTATTGGTGGTCTGTTGATCACTCTTGCGCTTGGTCTGGGTATCAATCAAGTGTCGGGCCAACCGAAGAATCCCGAGAACATCGTCACCACAACTGGTGGTATGACTATCAAGATGGGCAATGTGACTGCTGAGTTGGCACAGACCAATATCAGCGTGGGTAGTGGAGGTAGTGTCACTGTACCTTTGGCTAATACAGCGAAGGAAGTAGCTAGCCTCATGGATCAAGCTGGTGTGGTAGACACCGACCTCCTGAAAGGAAACTTGACAGTGTGCCTGATCAGTGTGGTAGCATACAAGACAGAGCTGAATGGTTATGTCAGCACCCAGATTGCGAATGAGTGTCGGAACTTTACACCGGGCATGATGGCTGCTACAATCAAAACCTTCGCTGAAGACTACACGGTTGCTACTGTCACTGAGTACAAAACCAACCACACATTTATTAACAAGGGGGAGTAAATAATGACTATTTTCAAGGCTGGCGATAAGGTACGTATCAAGCGAGGCGCTTACAACGTATCTGACCATCGATTCGGCATGACTGCAAAAGTCACTCGCATTGACACTGAGTCCATACTTTTGCCTGTCCGTGTTGAGTACGACAGCTTCCAATTTAACTGGACTAACCACGAAAGCCTTGAGCTGGTCGAAGCTGCTCCATCGGAACATGCTGCAATCGGCAAGGACATCCTTGATAAGATGGTGACTCTCAAAGAGTCCATCGTAGCTCGTGATAACGCTGTCAAGCTGGTTGTAGAACAGACTGAAGCACTGGATGCATTGCTGACTAGTGTCGGCTTGAAGCGCGGTGAAGAGATTCCTGCGGTCCCTGTACGTGTCACTGCTAAAACACGTACAGTGTTGGACGATGTTACAGATGGCAGTATCACACTAGAAGGTCTTTATAAATGTACTTCTAGTGCCGTAGACTTCTTCACCAAGGACAAGACATACCGAGTAGAAGATTTGGACCTTGGCGACCGTAACCAACCCGTGTCTTTCATTGATGATGATGGTGACGAAATGTTCCCTGATCGTCCTGAGCTGGCCTTCTTCGTTCGTGTAATCTAAGGAGCAACGCATGCTGAATTATACCCAACGTGAAAACGATATCCTTGTACGCTTCAAGAAACGCCCACTGGGTACTATCGAGAAGAGTGGCCGCATGCACGTGTACATCCCGAGAGCTTGTGACAGGGCTATCCGTTGGGAATTTGGAAGCTTGGAAGAATTGAAATCCTTTCTTACAGAGCCCTCTCGAATCAGCTTGACGCGGTACTGAAATCAAGGTAGAATGTACTAAGGACCATCGTTCGTAAGAACAACCCCTCATAGGAGACATGGATATGTCAGATGAAAATAAGATCGCAATCTATGAGAAAAAGACTATTCGAGAAGTAGAGTTGGAACTATCCATCTTCGTGAGAGATAGAAAATCCTGCTCCGTACCTCGAAGACTCCACTGGCTTGAGGAACACATTGAGTTCCTTGAAAGAGTTCTTGTAGAGAAACAATCCGCTGTATGATTTAGCCCGCTTCGGCGGGCTTTTCTTTGTCTGCGATTTGTTGAGAAAAGTATTGACGGCACTCTATAAACTCTATAGAATGACTAACACAGCAAGGCAATCCCACCAAGCACTAAGGAGAATCCCATGAAAGAAATTAAGCCGTCTACTTGCACTCAATTCCCAGTCGGTTGTAAAGTAAAGATCACCCGTTCTGGTCACTCGTACACTACTTATGCAGAAATGATCCGATTCATGGGTTTAGATATGCAGGACTATCGGATTAGCGATACAGTTCTTCGTGATGGAGATGTATGTACAGTAGTAGCCAAGGCTTTGCACGGGGACGGGTATGACGGGGAAGTGTTGGCGGTTCGTTTTGGTGATGGTTCTCGTGGCCCTGTTGGGTTGATCCGTGCTCTGGGTGTAGTTGAATATGAAGTATCTAAGAACGTACTTACAGAGTCAACCATTGCACAATTGAAGGCTGAGCTTGCAACAGTCAAAGCCAAACTGTGGGATGTGGAACAGAAGCTGAAGAAGATTGTCGCTGTCGCAACTGAGTAGCACCAAAGCCCCGTCCTTACTTTAGGAGCGGGGCTTTCTTCTGCCTTACTTTTAGGGGCACCCTTATTTGTATGGATTATTTATTCATGCTGGATTATTTCGATGAAAGATTTGGTGGACCCCCTAGAATCCTAAAACTCTTTGAAGAATAGCTAGACACATGCGGTAAAGATTGGTAGAATCTTCCCATCAACCAACAAGGAGAATAAAATGGCTCAGTACAGAATGCGATGCAACCACTGTGGACACACCTACGTGACGTCCTATAAGAGCGCTAGCTGCCCTCGACATGACTACCGTGGACATAGTTCTACGTTCGTTGAAGACGTCTTAGAGACTGCTGTAGACGTTGCAGCAGCCTACTTTGCCGTAGACTTGGCAATGGATGTAGCGAGTGGCGTTGGGGATTTGCTTGGGAGTTTGTTCGACTGAAAAAGCGAGGACTGGACAGCTTTTCAGGGGACTGGGGGACTGGACAGCTTTTTACAGGGATTCCTGTACAGACGAAGGTACAGGAATTCTCTCGGGGAAGTGGCGTGCCACAATCTGGTGGATCAATAGGGAGCTAAGCATTTAAATAGGGAGCTATCTATTGCGTGACGGGAATCTCGTTTTAGTCACGAAGGCGACCGTGCACAGTCCGTGCCAGAAATGCCTTACCTAAAACATACAGGCACAGACAAGTCTCGCTCAGTTGGCGATAGGGCGAATGATCCCCTAGACGACTGATCCAAGGTTTTAAAGTGAAGCCAGATTACCACTCTGATTTTAAGAATGCAAGCGGAAAGATTCATGCCAAGGTTAGACATGCTATTTTCATGCCAACAAGGAATAACGCCCACTCTCCCTGTTTGTCTCCGGATTCTCTACAACCCCGCTATAGCCATAATTCTACGCCTTTCAACAACGAATGCAAGGGGTTGACAGAAATAATTTTACCCTGTATTCGCACGCGCCCCCGGTTCATTTATGTAGTGTGGCTTCCGTAATAGCACAAAGTATTTTCGTCATTAGAATAAAAAGGTGTTGACGCAATACCGGATAGTGATAAGATGGCCCCACTTAAACAGAACGCCACCAACGGCAAGGAAACTAAAGGCAATGACTACTCCAGCAAAGCAACTCGGTTATTCTGAAGGTCAAGTATTCCGCATCATCGAACGGGAGTGTGCTGGTTGGGAAGTTGGCGACATTATCCGTCTCAGAAGTGACGACGCAACAGAATGCCCATCTTTCATACACTTGACCAGTCAAGAACAACGTTATGTTATGCTTCGGAATATTGAGCCAGCTTCGCCAGAAGCCGTAGCTAGTGCAAATAGCCGGACGCAACAACAGGCCGTTACCACTTTCAAAACCATGCTTGCCCGTGCAATGGCACACCGTAATGGGGACAATGTAGAAGACTCGCTGTTCTACACTGGGTACGGTATTTGTGATAACATCGAACGCTGCATGCCAGAAGGTTCTAGTTCGACTATCATAGCGCTTATCAAAGACAATCTGATCCGTCGTGTACCGTCGTACAGTGGTAACTATCATTACCCTGTGTCTTGCCCTGAAACTTCCGGCAGCGAAGGTGCGGATTCTGCATGGTCACGACATAGCAATAAGTGGGCGGGCGCCTACGGCCAGAATCGTATCACTCAATTGAATGAGTTGATTGATATGATTGAAAACAAGTGGGATGATTCGTTTGCACAGAACATGACGCCAGCGGTTCGGGTTGGCATTATCCCCAATATTACGCTTTGCCAGTTCCGTGACGGCACGTTCTGGCATTTGGATACTGACGACGGCTCTAGTGATCCATATTTCCGCCCCGTTGGTGGCGGTGATCGTCGCTCTCAAGAGTTGCGATATGTTACTATCATGCCGACTGTAATTGACGGCAAGAAGCGTAGTGTTCCGGCCTTCTTGAAAGAGATTGCCAAACAACAGGCTAAACGTGATAAGTTGCAAGCTCAAATTGCAGCATTGCAAAGGCTGGCGGCAGAAGCTAACAGCAAGATAGCAATGCTTGATTACGGTCTGGCTCAAACGCATAAAGTTAAGCGGATGGATAAATAACACCGCTTCACTCAAATGACTAGTTGACAGGGTAAGCCGCTAACCATAGAATAGCGGCACACAAACTCAATAGTAAAAGGAAAGTAGTAGAATGTCCCGTCAAGTTAAAGCTTCTGATTTTGCAACTGCTTATGAATATGAGCAAGCCAAGAAACAAGAACGTAAACAAGCTACAGGCAAACGCAATTCGCCTAATGGCCGTCGTAACATGGTAGCTAAAGGGAGTGATGAATAAATGGAAGTTTTCGGATTCCCAAACGCAGGCTTTGCCAGTGCCGTCGCTGTAATGCACGCCGAACGTGGTACACACTGCAAGCTGTACAAGTCTAACGGTGTGTGGTACGTGGCTATCTAATGGTGGGATTGCGTGTAACGGTTGTAAAGCCTGTCAAGCCCTTACGTTATCGATTATCGCCGGTAGAAGAAAAGCTAGACAATCTCGACAAACTAGAGAGGGAGTTAGAGCTAGCTATTAAAGCTGGTAAAGTACCAGAAGAACAGCAAATCGAAAGCCGTATGTATTTAAAAGTGCAACGGGATAAGTTGCAAGTTGTGAAAGATAAGGCACTAGGTATTGTGCCAGTTGTTGAAAGAGAGTTGATCGATAGAACTAATGACCGTATCCCCTCTCAATTAGAGTTGTGGTTAAGTGGTATTGATCCTCAGAAAGCTTTCAAATTCGCGCTCTTTTCGTTTGTATTAGTCTGGTTCTTTATGCATAATAAGGGTTTGTAATTGAATAAAACGATCATGCATGCGCTTAACCGTTGCACTACTACAGGGCTAGAGTCACTGATAAGACATACAACAACCCCAGACGGCAAGCATATCAAGCTGTTCAAGGATCATAAAGGATGGTATAGGATTGTAGCTTTCAAATCAGAAGCGCACAACGTCGGATGCAGTGGTGTTATTGTAGACTCACAAGGTGAAGTCTATTATAAAGAAACTTGCCCTGATATGCGCTCTCACGGGCTTACAAGACAGTTGCAAGCAATGTTAACAGTGTGGGGAGTGAAATGGTTCCCGTCACAATTTCAAACTAAAGGAGGCGCAGCCTGCTATAGATAGGAGGCGTTAGAGTGTTCTGGAAAGTATTTAGAAAGGGTATGATAAACCATGTTGACAAAGTGTGGTTTGTTGCTACAATGACGGCTCAAGATGTACACGCTAGCTTAGAGGGTGATTATGATTTCCCTGTTACAATCTCCCCTGATGAAAGCGATTGACAAGACTTCACCACTAACCTAGAATCCTCACAACAAACCAGAGTAGGGCCACAAAATGAACACCACTCGTAAAGACATCCGCAATGCTTTTAAGGTTATCGGCTACACTGTTAGTTTTAAACGGAACACGTTTAACGACAGTCTTTGCAATTTAGCTTTTAAGAGTCCTGAAATGTTAAAACCTATCGTGGTGGCCCCTGCAAACTGTTACAGTGTGGAGACGATAGAAAAGCATAAGAAAGCTTTTGATCTAGCTAATAGCTACAATGGTGATTACCTCACCGACACAGAACAAAAGATTGTTTGACAGTTTAGTGAATATGACCTAGAATCCCTCTAGGTCAACACAAGAGGCAATATCAAATGGCTACCATCGTTATCAAAGGCGCCACCATTGACAAGAAGCGTGAGATTCTGGACGGCAACAAGGGCCAGATGTTCGCTGTAACGTGGCAGAAAAAGGACGGCACTACCACGCATCGCGTGCTTAAGCAATGGATGAATAAAGCCCTTGCCAGTGGGACCAATACTGTGGTACAGGCCAACCCAGCGGCCCACAACCCAGACAACTACACTGCCGCCGATCCTGAGAAGGTGGCAAAGGGGAATCCATTCCCTTGGGTTAACGTCACGCTGTCGAAAATGACTAGCTGCAAAGTCGGCGGTGATGAATACGTTTTCGAAGACGAGCAAGAGTGATAAAAGGCTGGCTCTAGGGGGTTGATTTGATCCCTAGAGCCTGTACAATGGCGCCACCGGGAAGGATAAGCCAGAAAGGCAGCCCCCGGCTTCATAGGAGTAACATAGCAACATGGGCAATATGAATGCGTTGGGGTTGGGGGTTGTAAAAGCTTTCCGTGGTCATAGCGTGAAGTTGGGGGTTGTACAGGTGTCAGACGGGGAGTTTGTCGAGCATCTTGACGATACTTATGCAGATGCAATAATCTGTAACGTTAGTTATGGGGCAGGCGCGGTGCTGTATTCGGCAGATATTGCAAGGTTTCAAAGTCTCAAGGACGAATATCAAGAAGAATTGCAAAACGAGCTGAAATCGCAAATGCGACAAGGTAACGACGTTGACATAGATTGGCACGAATAGTGCTAACGTTCTGAAGAAAGCCCCGCCTGTCGGGGCTTTTTCATTCCTGTAAAATAATTTGAAAATTCTCTTGACATGTTGATTCACGGTGCTAGTCTCTTAATCAAGCAAGGGGCAAACGCCGCTGCTTAGACAAGATGTTCCACGTGGAACGTCAACCCTAGGAGAAATGCCATGTTCGCTATGAATTCCGAATCTCTCCCTACTCCACTCGCTTCGATTGACACTCTGTTGAAAGAAGCTGATAGCAGTGTACGCCCTGAAAAGGTGTTCATTGGTCACAACCTCGGGCATCGGACCTTTATTGCCCTGATTCCAATGAAAGACTTCTATGCAATGTCGAAGGTAGCCAACGAGCGGCAAGCTGATGGAACGCCAGCAACACAGCGCCCATTGAATGAGGCACACGCGACCGGACTGGCAAAGTATATCCTTCGGGGCATGATTGCCGCTGCTATCGAGTATCGCCGCAACTTCAATAAGCCTGAGTCGCTGGCATTACACGAGCTACAGCGTGTAATGGGACCACAGACCTACATGTCATTGCAACCCATCGTAGCCAACCTTCGCACTGTTGAACCGGGCGGCGCTGGTATCGAAGGCAAGCGAATGGAAGCGGACGGTGAGACGGCATGCTTTAAGGTGTTTTTGGGCCAGCGTGACATGCTGTACGTTATCGACGGCCAGCACAGACGCTATGCCATGGACCTTGTGTTCGAGTTCCTGACTGAAATCAGGTTGAACCGGAAATATCCACGCAAGCCCAAACTGTTCGAAGGTAATTTCAAGGAGCCAATTGCTACCGACGTGCTCGCCGCATGGGACGAATGTGACGAAGTGGCACGGGGCTTTAGCAAAATCGCTGTAGAAATCCACCTCGGGCTTGGCGTCCGTGAAGAGCAACAACTATTCCACGACTTGAACAATCTCGCCAAGAAGGTAGAACGGTCGCTCGCTTTGAAGTTCGATAGCGCCAACCCGGTTAACCAGTTCATCCAGAACGAACTGTTACCACATATCCTAGATTGGGATGATGTAGCAGACGGGGACCAAGCCAACTGGACAAAGGACACTGGCCGTTGGACTTTCCGCGACTTGGCAGCAACTAACGCTATCCTGTTCTTGAACAAAACGAGCATTGCCAGTGCTACGCCCGCTGATGTAGAAGAGAAACATGCTACAGCTTGCAGGATGTGGGGCGCTATCGCAAACGTTCCTCACTTCGGCAAGCCGGGGGCAAAGGCAAACACGGTGCTAGCACAGCCTGTAGTCGTCAAGGCCATTGCAAAGCTCGTGTATGATCTGGGCTATGGTCGTCGTCGTGATGCCAGCGCTCAAGAAGATTTGGAACGCCTGCTGATGTCTCTGAGTCAAGTCAATTTCAGCCACACTAACCCGGTCTGGCGCTTCTATGAAATGACAGAACAGGAACGCATTAAAGCGAAGTTGAACGGCTTACGTGACTATCTGCCCGATGGTGGCGACACTAACAGAAGCATCGGCACCTTCGACAATCAAAATAAATGGATGCGCTTTGCCACTCGACATAACGACATTTACCCGATCATTGGGGACATGATCCGCTGGATGCTCAAGCTACCATCCCGCACCGCTGAAAAGGTAGACGCTGCATAACTGCAAACCCTTCGCCCCGCCTAACAAGCGGGGCTTTTCTCCGTCACACGAAAGGCCAGGGTGATAACCCTAAAGGGTGATGCTATGACACCTACAGAGAAAGTTTTCCTTGCTATATTGACAATCATGTTTATTGCGTGGTTTGTGTCTGTCTCAATTCTTTTTCAGTTGACCTTAAAATAAGTGTTGACGGTCATATCCAACCCTGTAGAATGACCAACATCAGAAGCAAACAAGCTTCTACCACACAAAGGAATCTGCATCATGGCTAAGCAAACCAACCCAATCGAAACCGCTGTTAACGAATACCTGAAAGCTCAAGGTATCACCTTTGCAGCGTTCGGCGGTATGGAAACAAAACGCGACGACTGGACTTGTGACGCTTGGCAGTGCAAGTTTAGCCGCTATCCTAAAGGTGTGGTTAATGGTTCTGACATTACCCTGACAACTGACTATTACACTGGCGTCGGCCATCGTGAAAGCCGTGTGCGTATGCCTGCTGATATCGCACGCCTTCGCCCTAATATCCTGATGCGGGTACAGTGGGAGAAAGCCAACCTTAAGGCCGTAGCACCAACAGCGGCCAGTGTCCTCTATTCGTTGTTGCTTGATTCTTCAGGTGCCGAACAGAACTTTCTCGACTGGTGTGGCGATTACGGCTATGACTCTGATAGCATGAAAGCCCATAAGATTTACACGGATTGCTGTGAACAACTGCAAAAGGTGCGGGTATTCTTCACTAACGAGGAACGCCAAGCCATGCAGGAACTTTTGCAAGACTACTGAAATAGTTGTTGCACTGCCCATTCAACCTGATAGAATGGGCTCACACAAACGTTCTAGGATGATTCAACATGACGCCTTCCGAACTGAAATACAACGTACAAACCAAGAACACCGAAAGCCACTATTTCACACGTGGGGCTATGAAATTCTTCGGTGACACTATGGCAAACTACGGCTGCCGGTCTGCTGTAGTCAATACCAACTATGACGCCAATGGCATGTGGGTTGGCGAACACGTCGGTAGCGTGGTTGGTGATAGTGGTGTTCCTGTCGAAGTGTGGGAGTTATACCGCAAGCGTGCCGTTAAGCATGGTTTGAAGGATAGTGTCTATTTTGCCAAAGACGACTTTCGCCGGGTTTATCCCTCGACAAAATAAAGCTTTACAGGGTTATTCATTCTGGTAGAATGGCCCCACACAAACCGAAACAGGATGTAGCATCATGGCAAAGTATCAGTCTGAAATCATGACAGTCATTAACAATAAGACTGAAAAGCAAACGCACTTCATTCGCATTTGTGATGTGTGGCGCCGTTGTGCTGCTGCCGATAACCGCAAACGCTTTGCAGATGCTACAGGTTATCATTCCCTTATGACAACCAATGACGGCAAGTTTACCCGTCACTATACCACTTTGACTTTCGACTACTGAAAATAGTTGTTGACTGGCCTATTCAAGTCTGTAGAATAGGCCACACAAACCACACAATGGAATCAGCAAAATGACTTACACAATCAAATCCGGTGCCGAAGTGGGCCACAACGGTTTTCTGGTATGCTTTGGCGAAAAGTCAATCGCAAAGTTCAATGAAGAATCTGATGCAGTGGCCTATGTGGCTGGCAAGAATGCTGGCGAGCATGTCCTTGAACAGCGTATCAGCGAAACAGCCTACAATGTGAAGCTGGCCGATACTGGCTTTAAATACGTCGTGACCTACGGTAAGCAGGTGGAAAACTATCGACACACGCCAGAAGGTTTGCAGCGTGCCGCTCAAGAATACATTGAGTGCGTGAATCATTGTATCAAGCTGGAAAAGCTTTCCTAAAATAGTGTTGACAAGGCCATTCAAAAGCGTAGAATGGCCCACACCCAAACGAACAAAGGAATAAAATCATGGCCGTTTCCAAGTCTATCGCAATGACTATCTGCAAAGGCGAAACTGTGTTGTTTATCGGCACTATCAACGATACGTTGATTTTCCCGCCTGAATACGTGGGCAAGGTGATGGAACTCGTTGTCGAAGGCTTTAAGCTTGAAGAAGACGATCATGCCTGTCTGAATGACTTGCATTGTCACGGTCATTGCAATTTCAGTTTTGGGAATGCTGAATGGGACTACCGCGTTGCGGCCCAAGTCAGTTATCCGAAGTAGATTCATATTCAAGGGCTTGCAATGAGTCGAGCCCTTCGATATGATGCCTACACACAAACACAAAGAGTATGCCGCTATGTTGAACATCACTAGCTTGACCCATCCGACAATGATTGCCAAGATCCGTCTAGGCTTGAAACTTGCTGCATTGGGCAAAGGTAGTGAGATGGGCGGGCATGCTAACCGCGTTTACATCCAGAACCGCAAGGGCCACAACATCATGCGGATAGACTGGAAAGGCAACGGCAAGTTTGTTGCCTATGGTGGCGCTGACTGGGGACGTACAGAAGTAACGGATATTGTGAAAGCGGCATTGAAGCGTGCAAACGTCACATACACGACGATTAAAAAAGAAGGCGTAGTGGTGGCCTATAAGAAACGTGACGGCGCTGCTAAGCTGTTTATGTCTGCTGTGCTGGCCGTAGCTTGCATGTTCGGCAATCCGTCTGATATGGCACAATACATGCCCAACCCACAAGCAATGCAACAAGCCTGTGCAAAGACTCCGCAAAGCTTGGTATGTGAAAGAATGTTGGTAAAGCTGTAAAATAGTGGTGAATAAGGGTTGACAAATCAAGCATGCCCTTTTAAGGGCAACCCCTATACCAACGCCTAGCTTCTGAATAACGGGGCTCATAGGGCACCACAGGAGCTTTAAATGCCTATTGACACAACCCAGAAAAATGTGAGACTATAAAAGGTGGAATATGACGCACAAGCAAAGGGAATGGGCTCGCCAATTTGATTGGTTCCTCTGTAGTGATAGCCGTGCAATATGGGTTAAAGTGGGCGGAGACGTGACGAAGTTTACAAGCCACAAAGCGCTAAAAGAGTGGGCGAAAGATCAAAAATAGTTGTTGACGTGTGTTGTGGCTTCTGTAGAATGGGCGCCAAGGGAGAGCAAACAGCCTCCCAACTAACCCAAGGTGATAGCATGAACGTAATGGCCCAAGCACACAAAGAAGCTCGTTTCATCATGAGCACTGGTGTAAACACTACGTATCGTGTTGTCTTCAAAGGTGCATTGATTACAGCCCACAAGGAATACAAAGCCATGAATCAAGTTGAATTGCTCAAAGCCGACACCATCGCCAAGTTTGAAGCTCGTGTGGTAGAGTTGCAAAACATTCTCACTACACCAGATGCCAACAAATTCATGGTCGTGTGCGGTGATGAACACCCTATACCGATCAACTTCGAAGCGACCGACCCTAAATGGCCTTGGACTAATGTCGAAGGTGCTACAAAATGGAATAGTGTCCAGTTCGCAAATGCGAATGCTTCCAAAGTGGTTAACGGTAATGCACAAGTGG